CACGGTGTACATGAGTGGAACAAGGGTAGTATCCACATTGCCAACGGTTCGAAGGTGACGGCTGCTGCTACCTCTGCGTCTGCTGCGCGGGGTGGTTCTATTTCGTTCGTCTACCTTGACGAGTACGCCTTCGTTGCGCCGAATATCGCTGAAGAATTCTTCGCCTCTGTGTTCCCTACGCTGTCATCGGGTAAGTCAACAAAGATTTGTATCACGTCTACGCCGATTGGTTACAACGCGTACTGGAAGATTTGGGACGAAGCCGAGAAAGGTGTCAACGGTTTCAAGACCTTCACAGCGAACTATTGGGACCGCACTGGTTACGATGATGAATGGGCTGCTGAACAGAAGCGTGTTCTGGGTCCGCTGAAGTTCCGTCAGGAAGTTCTCTGTGCGTTCCTTGGATCGAGCAATACGCTGATCGCGGGCGAAGTGATTGCCAAGATGACCCCGATTGATCCTGAGTACACCAAGGACGGTCTGGATGTCTTCGAGAAGCCTCAGAAGGGTCATACCTATGTGGCTATCGTGGATACGTCACGCGGCGTTGAGGGTGACAGTTCGGTCATCTCCATGATCGACATCACGGCGACACCGTACCGACTGGTTGCCAAGTATCGTTCCAATACGATTCACCCGATGTTGCTCCCATCTGTGGTCCACAAGATTGCTACGGACTACAACGAAGCTTTCGTGCTGAACGAAATCAATGACAACGGTCAGTCTGTCTCTGACACGCTGCAACATGAAATCGAGTACGAGAACTTGCTGTGGATCAGTAAGGCCAAGGGTGGACAGACTGTTTCCTCTGGGTTCGGTGGTGGTGCGTCACAGTCGGGCGTGCGGACGGACAAGCTGGTCAAACGTGTGGGTTGTTCTACCCTGAAGACATTGGTCGAAGAAAACCAACTGATTGTTTACGACCGCCAATACATTCAGGAGTTCTCAACGTTTACGGAAATCAAGGGAAGCTTCAAGGCGGATGCTGGTTATCACGATGACTGTGTGATGACGCTGGTCCTCTTTGCATGGCTGACCAAACAACCGTACTTCAAGGAACTCACGAACGTCAACCTGCGAACCACGATCTATCAGGAACGCATTGAAGCCATCCAGAATCAGCTGACACCGTTCGGCTACACCAACGGCATTGACGAGAACAAACCTCAGTACGTGGTGGAAGATCGCGATGCTTGGATGGTTGAGGAAATCGACCGCGAGAAGAACTGGTTGGCAACAAACATCCTTGGTCTTCCCGAATGGGGCGCGTTCCACGGTCGGTAAATATAGGCCGTTTCTGAAGAACCCGTTTTAGCTAAATAGTACTGTCAAACAAAAGCTACAGACCGATGTGCCTGAGTTTGGCACATCCAACAAATTCTTTAGGAGTAACAACTAATGTTTATGCTCTCACCCGGCGTGAATGTACAAGAGTACGACGCCACTGCCTCAGTCCCGTCCGTCGCGACGACTACGGGCGGTTTTGCGGGAACCTTCCAATGGGGTCCGGTGGAACATATCTACACGACCGACAGCGAAGCCACACTGGTTTCTGTCTTCGGTAAGCCGAACAACGACACGGCTACATCGTTTTTCACGGCTGCAAACTTCCTCGCCTATGCGAATAACCTGCAAGTTGTGCGTGTGGTTGGACAAGCGGCCAAGAACGCTGTTGCTTCTGGCACTGCCCTTCTGATCAAGAACGAAGACGAATACAACGCTGAACGCCTGAGCGGTTCGAATGGTGTTGGTATCGTGGCTGCGAAATATCCGGGCGTTCTGGGTAACTCGATCAAGGTTTCTATCGCTGACAGTCGCACCTACTCACAAAACCTGTCGGGTTCCGTGACTTCGGATACTTCGGCTACGGTGACGGGTACGGGTACGAACTTTCTGACTAGCGTGGTGGCCGGTTCGCGTCTCTATACGTCTGCTGGCAAGCTGATTGGTCAAGTCGCACAGATCACATCCGACACGTCGCTGAACCTGACGGCTGCGGCTGCACAAGTCGTGACGGCTGCTACGGTGCGTGCTGATTGGGAATTCAAGTCGCAGTTCTCGGGCGCTCCGAATACTTCGGACTTCGTATCGAATGTGTCGGGTCAAAACGATGAAGTGCATGTCGTGGTCATCGACGCAACGGGTGTCTTCTCTGGCACGCCGAACACGGTTCTCGAAACGTATGCCTTCGTGTCAGTCGCTTCGGATGCAAAGAAGGACGATGGTTCGACCAACTATTACAAGACGCTTCTGAATACGGCATCGGCCTACGTGTGGTGGATGGATCACCCGACTGATGGTACGAATTGGGGTTCGACGGCTGCGGCCACGAACTTTGCCCGTCTCCTGAAGCCGCAAACCGTGACGCTGATTGGTGGTGTCTCGGATGATGTGCTGACCGACCAAAGCGCGACCACTGGCTTCGCGATGTTCGAAAACGCGGAACTGGTTGATGTCTCGCTGATCCCGACTGGTGCAGCTTCGCAAACCGTGGCTGACTATGTGATCGACAACATCGCGAATACCCGTCTGGACTGTGTGGCCTTCGTCTCGCCTACGCTTGATGCAGTGCTGAACAACAAGGGTAGCGAAGCGGATGACATCATCTCGCAACGCGGTGCGCTTCCTTCGACATCCTACGCAGTGATGGATTCGGGCTGGAAATACCAGTACGACCGTTACAACGATGTGTACCGTTGGATTCCGCTGAATGGTGACATCGCTGGCCTGTGCGCACGTACTGACCAGACGAACGATCCGTGGTGGTCCCCGGCTGGTTTCAACCGTGGTCAGATCAAGAACGTGATCAAGCTGGCGTACTCGCCGGGTCAAACTGATCGCGACCGTCTGTATCCGCAAGGTATCAACCCGGTTGTGACGTTCAAGGGCCAAGGCACGGTGCTGTATGGCGACAAGACGATGTTGGCAAAGCCGTCTTCGTTCGACCGCATCAATGTGCGCCGCCTGTTCATCACGTTGGAAAAAGCGATTGCTACGGCATCGAAGTACCAACTGTTTGAATTCAACGATCCGTTCACGCGTGCTCAGTTCAAGTCGTTCGTTGAACCGTACCTGCGCGATGTGCAAGGTCGTCGTGGTATCAGCGACTTCTTGGTTGTTTGTGACGACACGAACAACACGGCAGAAGTGATCGATGGCAACCGCTTCAAGGCCGCGATCTACATCAAGCCCGCACGCAGCATCAACTTTATCGAACTGCAATTCATTAGCACTCCTACTGGTGCGCAGTTCTCCGAAGTGGTCGGTATCGCTGGCTAATGTGTAAACAAGGGGAGACACGTTCTCCCCTTTTGCTTGACATCCTAAATATTACCAAATACCCAATTCGGAGTCTAAAACAATGGCTGATACAGTCTACTTCAATGTCGATCAGTTCAAGTCGCAACTGGCTGGTGGTGGTGCTCGCCCGAACCAGTTCTTCGTGCAACTGACGTTCCCTACTTCAGTGACGCTCGCGCCGCTGGCTATTCAGTCGTCACCGTTCCTTGTGACGGCGGCTTCGATGCCGGGTTCTATCGTCAATGAAACCCAAGTCTATTACCGTGGCCGTGCAGTGAAGCTGGCCGGTGAACGCACGTTCCAAGATTGGTCCGTGGTAGTTCTCAATGACAACAACTTCACGATCCGCAACGCGCTGGAAGATTGGTCGAACAAGATGAACGACCTTCAGAACAACAGCGGCGAACTTAGCCCGTCGAAGTACACGGCTGACATGCTGGTCACGCAGTTGAACCGTAACAACCAACCCCTGAAGACGTACCAGATTCGCAGTGCATGGCCGACCAATGTGTCGGAAGTGAACCTCGACTTCGGTGCAAACGACCAGATTTCGACGTTCAACGTGACGTTCGCATATCAGGACTTCAAGACCACGATGACACCGCTGGCAGGTATCGTTTCGGGCGGCTAATAATTATGGAAATCTTCGGCTTCCAATTTGGGGGCAGGAAGGGTAAAGGACTTCAGCAACAAGCTGAACAAAAGCTGCCGTCCTTTGCTGCGCCTGTTGACGACGATGGTGCTGCGACCGTATCCAATACGGTCGGGCACTATGGCACATTCATTGATCTGGATGGCGCTGCTAAGACTGAATCAGAACTGATTTCACGTTATCGCGAGACGGCGAAGTACCCTGACTGCGACACAGCAATTGAGGAAATCTGCTCAGAGGCAATCGCTACAGAGGATGACGAAGAAGTCGTCAAGCTGAATCTGGAAGACGTGCCGTTGTCCAAGAACGTGAAGAACATTATCGAAGAAGAATTCGATGAACTTCTGAACCTCTTGGACTTCGACAGCCGTGCTCATGACATCTTCCGTCGATACTATGTCGATGGTCGCATGTACTATCACAAGCTGTTCGATCAGAAGAATCCGGGTGCAGGTATCCAAGAACTGCGCTACATCGACCCCCGCAAGATCAAAAAGGTTCGTGAAGTAGAGAAGAAGAAAGACGAAGTGACCGGTGTGGAAATCTACACCAAGGTTCTTGAATACTTCGTGTTCTCTGATTCTGGCTTTGCGAAAACACAGGGCTATACGGCCCCGAACAATACAGCAATCGGCGTGAAGATTGCGCCTGAAGCTATCTCATATGTTACGTCTGGTCTGATTGACTTGGATCGTAACTTGGTCGTTGGACACTTGGACAAGGCCATCAAGCCGACGAACATGCTTCGTATGGCTGAAGACTCGATGCTGATTTACCGTATGGCACGCGCGCCGGAACGCCGTGTGTTCTACGTTGATACCGGCAACCTTCCCACTGCGAAGGCTGAACAGTATCTTAAATCGGTCATGGACAAGTTCAAGACCAAGATCGTCTATGACGCTTCGACGGGTGAAATGCGGGATGACCGCAAGCACATGTCGATGATGGAAGACTTCTGGCTTCCGCGTCGTGAAGGCGGTAATGGTACTCAGGTTGATACGCTGGAAGGCGCACAGAACCTTGGCGTGACGCAGGACGTGGAGTATTACCAGTCCAAGCTGTACAACGCTCTGAACGTGCCTACTTCGCGTCTGAAGGGTGATAACCCGATGAACTTCGGTCGTCAGATGGAAGTGACGCGGGACGAACTGAAGTTCGCTAAGTTCATCTCTCGTATCCGTCGCAAGTTTACCGAACTGTTTGATGATCTTCTGAAGACGCAGCTTGTCTTGAAAGGCGTGATCACCCCGGATGATTGGGAATCGATCCTCAAGCCCAAGATCAAGTACGTCTTTGCTTCGGACATCTATTGGGCTGAAGCAAAAGAGATCGAGAACCTTCGCAATCGCGTCGAAATCCTGACTGAGCTTGATCCGTACATCGGCGTCTACTACAGCAAGAATTGGGTTCGTAAGAACGTGCTGAAGATGACGGATGACGACATCGATCAGAATCAGAAGGAAATCGAATCGGAACGTGACGAGATGGCGGCTGACGCTGAATTCAAGGGTCAACTGGCTGCTGCACAAGAGATGCCACTGGTACAAGGCCAAGCCGAAGTCCAGATGGATAGCGAGATGCAGATGATGAAGGCACAGACGGCACTCATGCCGCCTCAACCGGCTGCTAACTCCAAGAAAAAGTAACCACATCCCGATCAGGGTAAATATCTGATCGGGAATACCAAGGACTACATATGGAACTCATTCAACTCACTGAAGCGGAACTTGCTCAATTCGATGAAGCATTTCTGACTGAAATTCAAGGCTACATCAAGCACGGCGAAGATGTCATTGCAACCAATGGTTCGTACTTCAAGGTTGGTACGAAGAAGAACGATCAGGGTAAATATGACGAAAAATCGGCTGCGGTGTTCGACAATCTTGACCATGCTAAGGCATTCATTGATGGCGGCAAGAAAGGCCCACACAAGACCGTGGCTGGCTATACCTGTCATCCGGGCAAGGTTCAGGAATCATTCATTGACCTGATCCGTTCGGACAAGGCCGCTGCTGGCGAAATGTTCAAGCAGATGATGGCAGAGAAGGTTCAAGCTGCACTCGGCGCACGTCGCATCGAACTTGCACAAACGCTCTACTCTCGCGTGAAGGGTGAGTAATGGACTTCGCTCAATTCCGCGCACAAAATGCGGCGCAAGCGCCCAAACAGCCGGATGAACCGAAGAAGTTCGATGGACTTACTGGTGAAGTCAACAGTAATCCAGAAGCAGAAAAGGAACACCAGAACAAAGACCTTCTGAAAATGAAGGGTGATTCTGTCTGGGTTCCGAAGCTTCCCAAGGTTCCCGGTCTGAGTGAAGGTCGCAAGACCCATCACAAGGTGAAGATTCACTTCGGTAACGGCAAGTCGGAAATCCGTATGGTTGATGATGACGAACTTGGCGCTCTGCGTCGTTCGAACCATATCACCAAGGTCTTCAATATCGCAGAGATGAAAGACGGTGTTGAGTTCCCGTATGAAGTCCCTGAACTGTTCGAAGACGCTTGTGCCGCACAAGATAAGCACACGACGCACTTCAAGCATAAAGACGGTAGCACGGCATACATGATGACCCACAAGTATCGCGATCCGTCGCTTGGCGAAGATCACTACGTCCACTTTTCGAAGGGTCGTGGTGCGGTCTACTCCAACGACGAAGGCAAGGCCAAGGGTCTGAAGCTTCTGAAGCGTCTCGGCTACAAATCAAAGGAATAATCCATGACTGCTCTCGTTCAAACAGTACTCAAAAATACCCGCACCGAGACGGTCGTGAAGATCACCGGTACGGGTACGGCGAGCATTACCCTCGCCTCTCTCGCATTGCCGGATGATGTGTACACAGCTTCGAAGGCATCGGTCGAAATCCGCAAGGTCTGGATTTCTGCACCGCCGACACAGTTGACTACGGTCACTCGCAATTCAGTAGCAGTCCTTCAGGCATATGGTCAAGCCGACACGAACTTCGAAGACGTGAAGCTGAATGACCAAGCATCTAAAGACTTGTCGGTCGTGACGGCTGGTGACGGCACTGTGATCCTCTGGCTGCGTAAGTCGGGTGGATATGACTGGCCGTATCGTTCAACCGCTCTCACGGTAGGTGCATAAATATGAAACTGATTACGGAACTCTACGATGAAGTCGAAATGCTGACGGAAGGTACTGGCGCTGATAAGCAACTGTACATCCAAGGCATCTTCGCACAATCGAACATCGTGAACCGCAATAAGCGGAACTATCCGAAAGCACATATGGAATCGGCGGTTGATAAGTACGTCGAAAACTATGTGTCAAAGAATCGTGCCCTTGGTGAACTGAATCACCCGCAACGCATGACGGTTGACCCGGAACGTGCGTGCATGTTGATCACAGAACTCAAGTGGGACAAGAACAACGTCATGGGTAAGGCAAAAATCCTGTCCGAAGGCGTTGGTAAGGTGGTACGTGGCCTGATTCTCGATGGGGTAAATATTGGTGTGTCAACACGCGGCGGCGCTTCTGTGTCCTTGCGTGAAGGCGTTACTTATGTTGGACCTGATCTGACTTTCTCGGCCATTGATGTCGTTACCGATCCAAGCGGTCCTGACTGCTTCGTGAACGGCATCATGGAAGGCGTTGAGTGGATTTGTGAGTCTGGTGTTTGGAAGATGGAAAAGATCGAACAAGCACGCGAGACGATCATCGAAACTCCCGCTGCGAAGCTGCCACAGATGTCAATTGAACTGTGGGAAAGCTTCCTCGGAAAGCTTCAACACATCAAGTAATCTCAAAATTTTGCTTTTACTAAATATATCTTGTAATCGGTAAAAGCCATACCCAAAGGATACAGAATGTCACTGGAAAAGAAGATTCAGTCGTTGCTCGAACGTGCAACGCTGCCGATCAGCAACATGGATAACGGCGACAAAGCGCCGATCCCCGCTGGTTCGTCACAAACCGCTGAGTATAGCGAACTGTCGAAAGACATCAAGGGCGATGAAGCGGCTGCACCGGTTGCTCCCGCTGAAGCACAAGCTAACCTCGGTCTGAAGGGCGACCCCACGAAGGTCCAGACGCAAGCCCAAAAGGACGCAAACGAATCGGTCGATCTGTCGGCCCTGTTTGCTGGCGTTGAAGGTCTGGAAGAAGGCTTCGTTGAAAAGGCTACTGGCCTGTTTGAAGCTGTCGTCGTTGCTCGCGTCAATGGCGAAGTCGAGAAGGCAGTTGCGGCACTGGCTGAACAAGCTGAAGCTGAACTGAAGGTCACGAAGTCGAAGCTTGAAGAAGATGTCAATGCTTACCTGTCGTATGTCGTTGAATCGTGGATGAAGGATAACCAACTGTCAGTTGACGCTGGCCTTCGTACCGAAATCGCTGAATCGTTCATGGTCGGCCTCAAAGACCTGTTCGTTGAAAATTTCATCGAAGTCCCGGAAGACAAGGTTCAAGTCGTTGAATCGCTGTCACAGGAAGTCGAATCAACCAAATCGCGTCTGAATGAAGAAATCGAGAAGTCGATTGCTCTGTCGGACAAGATCGTCAAGCTTGAAAAAGCGGCTGTTCTGGAACAAGCGGCTAAGGGTCTGGCAGTAACGGACGCTGAACGCCTTTCCCGTCTGGTCGAAGGTGTTGAGTTTGACAACCAAGAAGCCTTTGCAGAGAAGGTTGCAGTCATCAAGGAAGCACACTTCAAGGCACAACCTAAGAAGTCTGCTGAGACGCTTCTGGCAGAGCAAGCCGGTCAAGGCAACGAAACGAAGGAAGTATCAGCCCAAGTTTCGCGCTATGTGTCCGCTCTCAATCGTAATTCCAAGTTCTAAGTATCTCTGAAGAAATCAGAAATACTAAATAACTAGGTAAAGCACAAATCCATCTTAGGAGTACTAATGTTTAATCTCTCTGAATCAGTCAGCGCGAAGTGGAACCCGGTTCTGGACGCTGAAGGCGTCGCACCGATCCGTGATGCACACAAGCGTGCTGTGGTCACGAAGCTTCTGGAAAACCAAGAACAGGACATGCTCAAAGAGCGCCAAGCCCTGTTCGAAGATGCACCTACGAACAACATCGGCGCTGGTTCCGATTCGAACGGTATTGCTAAGTTCGACCCGATCCTGATCAGCTTGGTTCGCCGCGCGATGCCGCAACTGATGGCTTATGACCTCTGTGGCGTGCAACCGATGTCGGGTCCGACTGGCCTGATCTTCGCGATGCGTTCGAACTACGGCACAGACCGTAACATGGCGACCCGCACGGAAGCGTTCGTCAACGAAGCAAACAGCGCATTCTCGGGCGGCGGTACGCAAGCTGGTACTAACCCGGCTGTTCTGAATGACGGCACTCCGGGCACGTACACACGCGGTACGGGTATCACGACTGCGGCTGCTGAAGCACTCGGTACGTCTGGCGGCGGTACGTTCGGTGAAATGAACTTCACGATCGAAAAGACCACGGTGACTGCAAAGTCGCGTGCTCTGAAGGCTGAGTACACCATCGAACTCGCGCAAGACTTGAAGGCTGTCCACGGTCTTGACGCTGAAGGCGAACTGTCGAACATCCTTTCGCAAGAAATCATGTTCGAACTGAATCGTGAAGTTATCCGCACGATTTACCAAGTGGCGAAGAAGGGTTCGCTGACGACCACGACTCCGGGCGTGTTCGACCTTGACGTTGACGCGAATGGCCGCTGGTCGGTCGAACGCTTCAAGGGTCTTCTGTTCCAAATGGAACGTGACGCAAACGTCATTGCACAAGACACCCGTCGCGGCAAGGGCAACTTCATCGTGTGTTCGGCTGACGTGGCTTCCGCTCTGGCGATGGCTGGCGTTCTCGACACCGGTCGTGCTCTGCAAGGCCAAGACGCTCTGCAAGTTGACGACACTGGCAACACGTTTGCTGGCGTGCTCAACGGCAAGCTGAAGGTTTACATCGACCCGTATTCGGCAAACCTCGGTGCGTCGGAACAGTTCTACGTGGTTGGTTACAAGGGCGCGAATGCCTACGATGCTGGTCTGTTCTACGCACCGTACATCCCGCTGCAAATGATGCGTGCTGTTGATCCGCAAAGCTTCCAGCCGAAGATCGCGTTCAAGACGCGCTACGGCATGATCGCTAACCCGTTCGTGACCGGTTCTGACGGTCGTACCCCGGACGCGGACAACTTCACGGCTGGCCGTAACCAGTACTTCCGCCGTTCGCAAGTTCTGAACCTTATGTAATCCTAAGAAGTCCTTCGGGACTTCTAAAGATTCACTGGTTTGAAAAGAATCAAAATAAGAAACACCTGTTGTGCTTTGGACCTCGCTTCGGCGGGGTCTTTTTATTTGTGCTTGACAAACGTGATCGAGTGAGCTAATATTCCCACACTTGTTCAACAGGAGAAGCATATGATGATTGAATGCACATCGGATCAGTGGGCGGATTTCGTTTCGTCCTTCCGCACGATCCAGACGGAACAAAACATAGATGGCTTCTCGTTCATGCACTCGGAATTGAAGTGGGACCGTAGTACACGAATCGCCACGGTGCGCTATGACGCCAGCAACAATCGCACGTACTACATCGATGAACACGCGGCGGCTGAAGCTGAACAGCGCAACCCACACAACCGGATGTTCCCGCGCCTCTAGCCAACCCGGTTCGACAGGGCTAAATAGTTAACCACAACTATACCCTGTCGAATCATGGCTGCTGACATCGCTTCATACAATCGCCCGCAATTGGGCCTGAAGCCGCAACACTTCTACTTCAACGTGCCGATGTTGGCGGATGTGACGTTTTCCGTCCAGTCGGCAGTTGTTCCCTCGGTGACGCTCGGTGTCGCATCGTATGACAACCCGATGCAAGAGATTCAGCTACCGGGCGAAAAGCTGAAGTACGAGCCGTTGCGACTGACCCTGATGATGGACGAGGAATTCCGCACCTACACACAGTTGTATGGATGGATGCGTGACCTCGCCTTCCCTGACAATCGGCCCGATCTGGCATCCAAGGCGTTCTTCAAGAACATGCGCCCGCCAATGGGCGACGATCCGACGATGCCGATGACCAATTGCAACCTGATGGTCAACGATTCGAACAATAACACCATCGTCACCTTCAACTTCCGACACGCTTTCCCGATCTATGTCGGTGAGCTTCAGTTCGATACAACCGATGATGGTACGAACTACATCAAGTATGATGTTGAATTCGCCTACACCTACTTCACCGTAGACACGCCCTGACTTGACACGAATTCCCAATCGTGTTACAATGCGCAAGTAGTCAACTGAAATAATACGATGAAACTCGATGAAGTCAATGAGGAATGGGCCAAGGACGCGATAATCGACCGTACCAATCTAGGGTACGAATCGATCCAGAACCCAATCCTGCACAGCAAATACCTCACCAAACTGTCACACGTCCGGTTGTTGGTCCGCAAGGCCGAATCTGATTACCTGACCATGCGTAAGGACAAGTATCGCTATTTCAAGGGCGAACTTACCCGCGATGAACTGAAAGAACATGGTTGGCATCAGTATCAAGGTCGGGTTCCCCTGAAGTCAGAGATGGACGAATTTTTGTCCACTGACGCAGACATGATCCGACTGACAAACAAGCTGGAATACCTGAAGACGGTTCAGTTCACCCTCGAATCGATCATGAAGGCAATCTCGTCGCGCGGATGGGAAATCAAAGCCGCGATTGAGTGGGAGAAGCTTCAGCAAGGCGTAGTTTGACAGATGTGTGTGATATGTAACACAACAAACCCCCAACAAGTCGTTGATTTCGTTGGGGTTTTTGTTTTAGTGCGTTTTGTCAAGATTGTTTTTGTGTTTAACCGTTGACTTTGTATCCACGAATCGGTAAACTTGGGACCAAGTAGCCAAGGTTGGCTTCCCAGAAAACTGACGGAGAAAGTGTCATGGCAACCACACATAAGAACGAGCCGAAAACAAACGGCAAAAACACAGTACTGCGCCCGCTGAACATCGTGACCCGGACGGCTGGTGGAGCGACAGCAGTCACCGCAACACCCGAACAACGTCCACTGATCATTCGTCGCGGACGCCGACAGATGACTGACGCGGCGGCGAAGAAGATCAACGCACAGGCAGAAGCCGCCCAAAAACGGGCGAACTCTCTGGCTGAACGTGCGCAACGACAAGCGGCGCTCGCGGCAGAGAAACAGGCTGAAGCGGATCGTCTGGTCCAAGAAGCCGCAGATCGTGATCGTGCAGAACGAGAACAAGCACAGCGTGAACAGGAGGAACGTGCGGCCATGCAGCGCGACAGCGTATCGGCCTCGGGTTCCAAGACGGTTCCAGTCGTCGCGATGACGCCGGAAATCGATGCCACGATCAAGAAGCTGACCAAGGACTTCGAACGGTTCTTCTCTGATGTCGAAGACAAGTATGGTATCAAGTTCCACTTTTCTTCGACGGAGAACGTTCCGGGCGAACCGACTCTGGTCAAGCGTGGCTTCATCTCTGCCCGTCTTCGTGGTGATCTGCCGGTCGAGAAGAAGTCGATCAACGTACCGACCACGGACCTCGCGGCACAGCGAAGCGAACTTCGGTTCCTGAAGCACTACCGCGATGCTGGACTTCCGCAAAACTGGCTAAACAAGGAAATCCGCGTCAAGGAAGACCCGAACACGTACATCATCGCTGGTCTGCGTGGCAAGGCGCACCACATCGTGCTGCGGAACAAGGAAACGGGCGACATATTCACGGTGCCGAACGAGAACTTCAAGAAGATGATCGACAAAGCCGTTGCATAACATATGACTATCGGGGTATTCTTCTGATTGTGGGTTGGCCCTGAACCGGCCCACGGTCAGACGTCCCAGATGTAAGCCTTGAGGCGCGATAGTTCCCCTGTCGCGCCTTTTTCTTTGGGCGATAAATATTGACAAATCTATCTGGGAGTGCTAGATGCTCAACTTCAAACAATTCGTGACGGAACAGGAACATCACATCGAGCAAGGTGTGATGGTCAACGGCGTGCCGAATGTCCTGATCGAAAAGGGCATCAAGCAAGGCTACCTCGATAAGAATGGTCTGCCCTGTGTTCTGATCGACAAACCCCGCCGTAGGTCCATCAATGAGCGCACAGAGGCCACGCCGAAGTGGTCCAGTGTCAACGACAATGCGCATCTCGGGGACCGCACTGCGAAGGTCCATGAGGCTCTTGTCACCAACGACAAACACGTCGATTCCGACACCGAACACTTGCAACGGTATAGCGATGATTCGGCCCATCTGAACCGGACCCTGTTCAAAGATCATAGGTACGGTCGCGAGACTGGTCAGCATGTCGGAGAACATGACACCAAGGGCATCGATGCAGCGGTGAATCGCAACAAGCTGAAGCACGATCTTCACGTCTACTCGGGTGTGGGTTTCCATCCCGGACAGATGGCCGCGCGTCACCCGGAAGGTCATGTCCATCTAGCCGCATACACGTCAACGTCTATTGATAAACATACTGCAATGGACTTTGCTGGTGATGACGAAGATGGGACTCAACACATCATTCACTTCCACCTGAAGAAAGGTCAGAAGGGAAAGTACATGGCCCCTCATGCCAGTCCTGACGTTCAACACGAACATGAATTTTTGCTGCCGCGTGGCACAACAGCGAAGATTCACCCCGAACCAACCGTGCATCACTCTGGCGGTCAAGCCTACCATATCTGGCACGCACACATCATCGACAGCAAATGAAGACATTCTCCGAATTCAAACAACATCTGATCACCGAAGCACAGGCCACAGAAGACCTGAAGCAGATGACCTTCTATCACGGAACGACTCGTCGTGAAGCTGCACTCGGCATCGCCAAGAATGGCATTCAACCGGGCGTCACGAAAGAGAAGAAGGTGAAGAATGGACACTTGACGCCGGTCGTAGGCAAGACATACGCAACCCATGACATCGGCTATGCACAGATGTACGCACTTGGTGGAGACATCGCGGGACACGATACCCAAATGACGCACCACAAGACCGATCCTCATGGATACGTGTTCGCGATTCACGGCCATCAGTTGGGGCATATCGACCCGGATGAAGATAGCGTCGGTGAAGCTGTTTACAAGAAGAAGCATGACTGGCTCAACGGTATGGCACGCCAACACCTGACGGACGGCCAACAGAGACGTGTGAAAGACGGTGAGTACTCGGAATGGGCGCGGTCGGGTAAGAAGCTGGTGAAGAAGATGACGGATAGCCAGAAGCTTGATCTGATTCGTGGCGGCGCACATATCGCACATGATGGCCCGCTACAACCTCACACAGTCTACCGAATCCACCACAGCAAGATTCCGCTTCTCAAGGGTGATGGTTCGAACTTCTTCGACCATGCAGAAAAGATTGATCCCAAGGACATCTGATGAAGACGTTCAAGCAAATGTTCGAAGACGTTGGTGCGCTTCCCTCGCATCCTCACGTCTCCGAATGGGTCAACAAACATGATAATTTGCATCTAGGCAAAGACGAAGATGTAGTAGGCAAGAAGCTGATCAAGGCAGACGTAACGCACGGTCATGATCGCGTTCCCCTGCACATGTACACACGCGATTCAACGAACTTGAATAGTGCCCTGTATCGCGCGCATCGAGACTCACAGCCACATCCAGAAAAGGTAGGACTCCATACGACCTCTGCGCTGGATACAGCAGTCAATAGGAACTCACTGTCCCACGATCTGCATCTGTACTCGGGTGTGAAGTTCAATCCCGGTCATGAGGCTGCAAAGCATCCAGAAGGTCATGTCCATCTTCCGGCCTTCACATCAACGACCCTTGATAAATCGGAAGCACGATGGTTCTCTCGCGCCGATGATGCGGGACATGAACACATCCTACATATCCATGCGCACGCCGGAACCAAGGGCAAGTATGTCGATCATATCAGCGAGAACGATGGTGAGAAGGAATTCATCCTACCTCGCAACACAACATTGAAGGTTCACCCTACTCCGACCAAGTACACCAACAACAGCGGTAATACCACTCACGTTTGGCACGCAACGGTCCATAACCAATAATGAAAACGTTCAAGCAATTTATTTCGGAGTCCTGTGATCATGGCATCGTGAATGGCGTGCCATGTGCGGTTGTCCTGAAGCCAGAACATCTCAACGAAGAAGATGCGCAGCGTATGGCGAAGTGGTCATTGGATCATTCTGCCAATGCGCATCTGGGAAGTACGAAGATGAAGCAAGGCGACACGCTGGCGTGGGAGCATCCCATCAGTGCGGAAGATCGTGTCCATCTGCACCGCTACACCAAGTCAAGCAATTCGCTGAACAGTGAACTCTTTCGTCGCCACGTTGAAGATCACCCGGAACCGAATCCGGCTTCAGTTTTGACCAAAGCTGGCGATGAACATCATGATGTTGCGGCACTCGATAAGGCCGTCAGTCAACCGCTGAAGCGAGATGTACACGTCTACTCGGGTGTGCGCTTCAACCCCGGCCAAGTGGCTTCTCGTCATCCTGAAGGGCATATCCACCTTCCTGCCTACACGTCTACTTCGATTGATCGCGGTGTCGCTAACCAGTTCTCTGATTCTGGTCACATCCTGCATATCCATCTGAAGGCCGGTGACAAGGCTCGATACTTGGGCGCTGATTCACACTATAGTCATGAGAAGGAAGTCTTGCTACCGCGCCACACGACGCTGAAGGTGCATCCCGAACCTACCAAGGTGAAGGAAGAAGGCGGAAGCACGGTTCATGTCTGGCACGCCCATGTCGTCAATCAGGCGCACCCTGACGAGATTAAGCCGGTAGGTAAGCCGAAGAACAAGAAACAAGTAAGTCCCGCTGGATGGGGAACGGTATAAATAAAGCCCGCAATTGCGGGCTTTTTCTTTTACACTGCACGCCAGACTGCGTTCGTTGTCGGGCGCAGAATTGGTTCGATCAACCAACGATCTTTCAGCTTCATCAGAAATGGCGTCATCGTGCAACGCTTGATGTCAAGCTGACGAAGCTTGTCCTTGACTTCATCGCTGCGTCGAATCTGACGCGCGGTACGATCCGGGTTCATTCGGATGTAGTCATAGATGGTCTGCATCAATCCTTCTTCCATTATCTTCCTCTACCTTCTTGTTGCGTTTCGTTCGTGATAAGTCATCCGTGGCGGTCGTCGTTCACCCATATGCTGATGTTTGCCGACGAAGTAATCAATGTAAAGCTGGCGGGACGCATCAGACTGCATTAGATCGAGTCTCATGGTCCCGCCGCACATCTTGCACTTCAGTTGTGAATCAAGGTCAAACAGTTCAACGTGTGGCGGATGCTTAAACATGTTCTTCGTTTAGATGAAACAGTTCCTTGACGTACCGGTTTTCGAGTGACGGCTTGATGAATTCCAACCAGTCTGCCGGAAGGTCATTCAGGCCGAATACGAGGGCTGCTATGCCGCCGACGATACTGGCGTTGGTGTCGGTGTCCCCGCCAGTCAGAATCGCCTTGCTGACCGCATCCGCGTAGCTGTACGAGTTGTTCATGCAGTACTTCACCATGTTCAGGGTATCGATCACGTAGCCCGAACCGAAGTCTTGTTGTTCAGGATCAGGGAACCATTCGAGAACACCGGCCACGGTTCCCCACAGGATGTCGAAGTCCGTGTGCGTGATGGTCTTCCCTGCGTTCTGCTGATCCGCAATCAGTCGTGCCAAGATGCAGTAGAACTGGCACGCCTTGATGCACTCGTCGCTGTTGTGTGTGATGGCGCTGCAATGGTAGGCCATCTTCAGCATCATCTCGCTGTCGTCCGTCGCGAAGGCAATCGGCAGAATGCGCATCAGCGAACCATTCCCGGACGCACGCGGTTCGTGAATACGAATCTCGCCTTTGCGTGAGTAATGAGCAAGCTGAGATGCGGTCTGCATCCCTTCATCGAACTTCTGGCCGCTGACCCAATACTTTCCCTTGCGCCACTGAAGAAGGTCCGCATAGAACGCTTCGACGTTCATCTTCCCATCATGGAAGTGCGCATCGACGCAAAGCATCTGGCTGAAGTCGTCGCTGTAGACACCCAACGGCACGCCATAGGTCTTGTACTCGGGGTCGATCTGGGTCGGGCGGTCCACGAAGGTGCGATTGATTGCGTGTTCGCTCTTGAACTCATGCGGCACTCCGAGTGCATCCCCAAGCATGGCCCCGAACATTGCAATACGTTTTTGGTCTAGCGTCGAAAAGTCGATCATGTTTGTTTCTCCATGACTAAGTATGGATAGAGCATAACATAACTATCCTACGAATGTCCACAGTTGATATTGAAATTATTCCCAAAGATGCAAATTACTGTCGGGTGAAGTGTCCGGTGGACATCGCACGGGAACTCTCGGCGCACTTCAGCTTTGAAGTCCCCGGTGCAAAGTTCTCCCCGATGTACAAGTCTGGGGTCTGGGATGGTCGCACCAAGCTGTTCAACCTGATGACCCGCGAAATTTACGTGGGCCTGATCCCCTACCTGTTCCAGTACGCCAAGGAAGCCGGGTACAGCATCGAAGATAAAGCAACCCTTCCTGACACTGAGAATATCACGTTCGAAGTGATCGAGAAGTTCATGAAGGCGCTGAACATTCATAGCCGTGGTGAACCCATCGAAGTGCGGGACTACCAGATCGAAGCCATCGTTTCGGCCCTGAAATACAACCGCCGTTTGCTGCTTTCCCCGACCTCTAGCGGCAAGTCTCTGATCATTTACGGCATCGTGCGCTGGTATTCGCTGCAACGCAAGAAGTTCCTGTTGTTGGTCCCAAACAAGTCGCTGGTCGCACAGTTGTTCAAGGACTTTGACGACTACAGTTCGGCCAACCGGTGGGATGTCGAAGCGAACTGCCACATGATCTACGGTGGTCAGGACAAAATTTCGACCAAGCCAGTGATTATATCAACATGGCAAAGCTTGTACAAGATCGGTAAAGGTGCGCCAAAAGGCGGCAAGCTGGAATCCGACATCCCGGCGACCTACTTCGACCAGTTCGATGTGGTTATTGGGGACGAAGCGCATTTGTTCAAGTCGCAGTCCATCGTCGGTATCATGACGCGTTGCAAAAATGCGACGAAACGGATCGGGACGACTGGTACGCTGGACGGAAGTGAGACGAACAAGCTTGTATTGGAAGGCTTGTTCGGCGCGGTATATCGGGTCACATCTACCAAGCAACTGATGGATGCGGGAGATGTTGCAGAACTTAGTATCAAAGTGTTACAGTTAGATCATACCGATGCGGTTCGCAAGGCCGTGTCGGGCGGCAAGAAGAAGCTGACCTACGATCAGGAGATGGACTTCCTGTGTACGTCGCTAAGACGTAATAATTTCATCGTCAATCTTGCGCTGTCGCAAAAACGTAACACTCTCGTACTCTTTCAATTCGTTGAACACGGTAAAACCTTATATGATATGATGTGTCAACGCTGCACGAATGACCGAAAGGTCTTCTTCGTCAGCGGTGACACCGATCTAACGGATCGTGAAGATATACGCGAGGCGATGGAATCCGGCATCGATGTGATTCTAGTCGCTTCATACGGAACATTCTCCACTGGCGTCAACGTGCGAAACATCCACAGCGTTATCTTCGCGTCACCAAGCAAGAGTCGAGTGCGTAACCTTCAGTCTATCGGGAGAGGATTGCGTCTTGGGAAGGGAAAGGCGTCGTGCGTCTTGTACGACATCGGGGATAACTTGTCGTGGAAGAAAAGAAGCAACTATACCCTGCTACATATGATTGAACGGCTGAAAATCTACGCCGAAGAAAAGTTGACGTACAAGATCATTGCTGTCCCACTCGGAAGCTGAAATAAAATCATGAGTAATCCCGAAGATTTGGTTGTCGAACACATCGAAATCGATGTAGAGGAAGTAAAGGAACAAGAATACAACCGTGGCATCTTCTGTCGCGCCATCCGCTTCAAGGGTGGCGAAGAAATCGTTACGGGTGTTCACGTTGACGACATGGACTGGACGGTGAAGAAGTTCGTCACCATCCATCAACCGATGGTCATCGACGCATCTTCTGGAAAGATGGTTCCTTGGTCGAGCGTCGGTAATCAATACGCGTATGAGATTTCGACGGACATGATCCGCTCGATGTACGAAGTGCGCGTGAGGACTATCGATCAGTGGTCCGATGCATCGGCAGAACAGCACTATGCCTTCTTGCGTGAAGACTTGCTCGATCCTACCCTGCCCGATGAAGAACGTGAAGCCATCGAACAAGAACTGGCCGACGCTGAAGATGGTTCACAAGAACCGGACTTCGAAGTGCCTGAGATGTTTGGCTATCTGGCAGTCACAAAAACCCTGCAATAAATAGAAGGTTAACCCTTCAGTTCTCGCGAAGCGCGCCCGGACTTGTTCCGGGCTTTTCCCTGTTTACAACAGTTAACAACTAGTTAAACATCATTTAACGCCTTCGGCGTCTTCGCTTCGCTCAGAAGAACTTCTTGTCTTCGACTAATCAGTCACTAGTTCAAACACAGAAACCCGAAACAGCATTATATCCATACTTGGGAATTCTGTCAAGAACTATTCACAACGCCAGTCCCCACTTCGTAGCCCAAACGCGACAGTCCTCGCACGGATTGACATGTTTGGGCTTTTGCTTTATAATGTCGTCTGACAATGTGAGAAGTAGCCTACATCATGAGGAACCCGGCACTATGAAATGACCCTCAATTACACCATTTACGACGCTGACGCCTCTAGCAAGGAAGGTCAGTTTGATGACATCGAACTCCCGGAAGCTTTCGATGAACCTACAGAAAAGGTCCACTACGTTGACAACGATGTGATGTTGGCTGCGTGGCTTGCCTATCAGAAAGACCGAAAGGCGGCTGCTGATGCTGGCAAGGAAGACCCTGTGGTTCCGCGATACCTTGCCGACTGCATCCTGAAGATTTGCTATCGCCTCTCGTACAAGTACAACTTCATCAACTACTCGTTCCGCGACGAGATGATCAGTGATGCGATTGAAAACTGTCTGCGCGGTATCAACACCTTCGATCCCGAGAAGTCCAAGTACATCTTCAGCTACTACACGACAGCCGCGTTCAACGCCTTCATCCGGCGCATCCAACGTGAAGAAATTCAGGCCGCTGTGAAGGGCAAGATCATCAGCGAGATGGACATCGACAGCATCGTGCGTCAAGAACACGATAACGGCGAGTTCCAGACGGACTTGATCGAGTACATGAAGACGGCGCAGGACTATCGAGAAGCGCACGAAGAACGCAAGAAAAAAGAAAAGAAAGAAAAGACGGCGAAGGTCCATGACAACGCCATCACTTTTGACGAAGAAGAATGAACGACATCAACAGCCAAGACCAGTTGCAAGTCATGTTGGACTTGGAAACCCTTAGTCTTGCACCGCACGCCGTGATCGTCTCGATTGGGGCCACGAAGTTTACACTGAAAGACGGCATCATCGATACCTTCAGTGTGAACGTTGATCCCATTGATGGCCGCGATCTGGGTCTGGACATCGACCCGGAAACCATCGAGTGGTGGAAGAAGCAACCGAAGGAAATCTCCGACCTCTGGAAAGTCGATCCGAAGCCCGTAAAAGACGCGCTGACGGCCTTCTGTCTTTGGTATGGGGGAAAGTCTCTCCCTGTCTGGGCGAACAGCCCTACAGCCGATTGTGTGTGGATCAAGGAATCCATGAAGGTGACGAATGTCCCCTGTCCGTGGAACTTCCGAGACGAGTGCGACTATCGAACGCTGTGTAAGCTGTTGCCGACTGAGTACACCAAGGGCGACAAGGCGCATAGTTCACTGGACGACGCGATCTACCAAACCGAACACCTTTTGAAGATGTTTTCATGAGCATATATTCACAGCCCATTACCGGTCTGGACGCTTCGTTCATTCCGAGCATCCAATTACGAGCATCAAATGTCGATCCCATCGTCACCATTCCGAATCCGGAACACAACGACGACTACGCAGTCCTGAAGTTCTCCAACGCCATGCGCGAGAAGCTTGCTAAGGCACGCGAAGCCGGTCGTGGTGGTTGGGAAGACCCACAGCAATGCGGCACGATGTATCTGCGTTACCTTCTCGAATCTGAAATGGAAAAGCCGATCATCGATCTGGTTGATGTTGCCAACTACTGCATGATGCTGCATCAACGTGGCGTGCAGTTCCTTGACAATACCTACATCGATCAAGAATGACCAAGACGCTTCCTCATGATGCAGCAAGACGCCTAGAGACGCTTCATTTAGAGGAAGCAGCGATCATGGCGGCAAAGATGTTTGGATTCCGCACCGATGCGGACCTCTATAAACTGAAGCTGGTTGTCGATCAGTTTTACCATCAACAACTAGCCATAGAAGAAGCACAACGAGAACTAGAACGTGAAAACAATGGCTATTACGATCAAGCACGCTGATGAACTCCATCTGTCGGTCTTGAAGCAGATCGATGACATCTGGAAGATGACCCGTGACCAAGTATCAGCACTGATTGATGAACTATATCAGTACGTCCCCGAAGAAGGCCCGGACGATTCGATCCGTGCATACTTTGGTGAAGAACTCGATCAGGCTTTACTTGACCGATACGACGAGATTTATGCCGAAATCGAACGAAAGCGGAACGAAGAAGTTACGGTCGATGGCGTGACGTACAAGGTTATTCAGTTCTTCGATGTATATCACCTTGGTTGGGAATTGGATACCAAGGCGTGGGTTGTTGAGAAAGACGGCGGTGTTGCGCTTGTCCATTCTAACCACGGCACAAACTACTTCGTGGAAGATGGCATCACCTTCCTGAAGTCCAAGGTCAAGGAACTGAATGGCAACGTGAAGACCATGAAGACATCAATCTCTATTCTGGAACTTAATGACTAAAGCTGCATACCTTGGCGATACGCACTTCGGCTACTCGGACGGCAAGCTGGCGACCCACAAGTACTTTGAACGTGTGTATGGCGAATGGATGATCCCTCTGCTGATCGAACGTGGCATCCGCACCGTGTTCCAATTTGGTGACATGTTCGACAAGCGCAAGGGCGTTGATTCGTTCAGTGCTTCCGAAGCCAAACGATACTTCTTCGATCCGCTTCAGGAAGCCGGTATCCAGATCATCGCGCTGATCGGCAACCATGATGCGTTCTTCACGAACAGTATCGATGTGAATAGCCCTGACCTTCTGTTGAAGGACTATTCGAACGTCAAGCTGATTCAGGAACCGCGCGTGATCAACCTCGGCACGGCATCCATCGACATCGTTCCGTGGATTTGTCGAGACAACGCCGATGAAATCACGGCATACATCAACAAGTCGAATTCTGACTACCTGCTGGGTCACTTCGAAATCGAAGGGTTCGCGATGTACAAGGGCGTCGAAGCACAACATGGTCTGTCGCGCGATCTGTTCAAGAAGTATAAGAAGGTCTATTCGGGCCACTATCACACGCGTAGTGACGATGGGAACATCATGTACGTGGGTACGCCATGTGAGATGAACTGGAACGACTACGACGATCCTCGCGGCATCCATATCTTTGATAGCGAGACGGGTGAGACTGAGTTCATTCCATGTCCCTTCACGTTGCACACGAAGCTGATCTACAACGAAGATGTCGTCAGCATCAAGAAGCTTCCTGACATCAAAGACAAGTACGTCAAGCTGATTGTCGAGAAGCGCACGGACTTCAAGAAGTATGACAAGTACGTCGAAGCACTGAACGAACTTGGTGCGCATGATCTGAAGATCATCGAAGACTTCTCGCAGTTCGATGACGTTGAAGTATCGGTTGATTCGGTCAAGGCCAATGATACGCCTACCCTGCTTCAGAACTATGTGGACGAGACGGAAACCGATCTGGACAAAGACCGCCTGAAGCGCGAACTTCTGCAACTGTACGTCGAAGCACAGGAAGTCGAATGAAGCTGATCGTCGCTGGTTCCCGCAAGCTGCGCAACCGTGACGCCGTGTATCGAGAACTGGATCAGCGTCGCCAAGGCATCAGCGAAATCGTCTGTGGCATGGCGCTGGTCTGGAAGTGGAAGGATGACCCTGAGATTGGTGGTCCAGACCGATACGGGCACGATTGGGCCTGTTTAAACGGCATCGACGTTAAGCCCTTCCCGGCAGTCTGGGACTACGGTTCGCGCGCTGGCTTCATGCGCAACGAAGACATGGCCGGGTATGCGGATGCATTGTTGGCCTTCCTCCCAAACGAACCGACATCAGGTACACAAGACATGATCGACCGCATGAAGAAGCGAAAGAAGCCGTTCATCATCGTGTATGAAACTTCATCATTGGATTCACTCTTTATATGACAATTCATCCGTGGGGCTACAAAGAATACGTTGATCCTCAGTTGACCGTTCGCCACGATCACGAAGCCTATATCAAGGGTTGGGTTCAATTACTTGATGGTGTAGATCGTGGCTACTACATCAACAGCAATCCTTATTCGAAGCACTACAACTATTCGCGTCACAAGTCATGGGAAGCTGGTCGTGACGACGCATGGGAATATCTGAACACATGATACTTTTCGAAGAAGTAAGGTACGCTAACATCCTCGCAACAGGTAGCCCCTTCACGGTTATCCGGCTCGATGCTGCACCAACTACCCTGTTCACTGGCAAGAATGGTTCAGGTAAGTCCACGTTCATCGAAGCGATCACGTTTGCGCTGTACAACAAGGCGTACCGCAAGATCGTCAAGCCTGACCTTCTGAACACGATCAACAATAAGGCATTGCTTGTCGAACTGGACTTCAGACTCAATGGTAAGAAGTACACCGTGCGTCGTGGCATTAAGCCATCGGTGTTCGAAATCCTGATTGATGGTGAGGCATACAAGACCAAGCCGGGACTAGACGATCAGACCTATCTTGAAGATGTTGTGCTTGGTATGAACTACAAAACGTTCGTCCAGACAGTCATCATTGGCAAGGCGACATACACCCCTTTCATGCAGTTGACTGGTCCGCAGAGACGCGACATCGTTGAGGAACTTCTTGACATCCGCGTGTACGGCACGATGGTCGATCTGCTGAAAAAGAAAGTAAGTGAATCAAAACTCAGACTTAAAGACATCGAAGACGAAATCCGCATCGCCACGAATAAGGTCGATGTTCAGAAGGCTTACGTCAAGACTCTACATGATGACCGTTCGAAGAAGGTTGATGAAGCACGGTCCCAGATCGCAGATGCACAAGCCATCATCGATAAGGCCGTTCAGGACATCAACAGCCTGATAGAACAACGTGAAGCACTGGAAGCCAAGGCTGACGATAGCGGCGCTGCTGACCGTATGGCGAAGCTGAAGCCGCTGGCCTCGAAGCTGGTTGAGAACGTTCAGAAGTTGCGCGAAGAAATCGAGTTCTTCGAGAACCATGACGACTGCCCTGTCTGTCAGCAAGCGATCAACGACGAGTTCAAGACATCGGCCATCGAAGAACGCAACACGAAGGTCTTCCATATGAAGGACGGAAGCCTGAAGCTGCGCGAACAGATCGAAGCTACACAAGCCCGTCTCGATGAAATTACGGCACTGAATGGCGAGATTCGTAAGCTGGACAAAGAGATTGGCAACCTTCAACAGACCATCTCGCTTGAACAGCGCACTATCGCGCGTCTCGATGCAAGCCTTCGCGAAGAACAAGGCGCAACGGGCAACATCGAAGAAGAACAGGCGAAGCTTGCTGAGTATGCGCAAGCCGTGATGGAACTCAACGACAAGAAGACCGTCGAGACAGAGACGAAGCATTATCTTGACGCACAGGCCATCATGCTGAAGGATACCGGCATCAAGGCCAACGTGATCAAGCAGTACATCCCGGTGATGAACAAGCTGATCAACGAATACCTGCTGGAACTGGACTTCTTTGCGTCGTTCAACATCGATGAAAACTTCGAAGAAGTGATCCGGTCGCGCAACCGGGACGAACTGAAGTATGAGTCCTACAGCGAAGGCGAAAAGCTGAAGATCGATATGTCCCTGCTGTTCACATGGGTCCGTATCGCTCGGATGAAGAACACGGTCGCAACCAACCTACTGATCTTCGATGAAGTGACGGACGCTGGACTGGACACGGATTCTTCCGGTCACATTGTAGGCATCTTGAAAGAACTGGCAAAAACTGCAAACGTGTTCGTCATTTCACATCACCCTGACCTGTATATCGACAAGTTCGACCGGCATCTGAAGTTCGCTAAGGTAAACAACTACTCGATTCTGCTGGACTAAGTGCGAAACCGCACATAGAATGCTACGGAAACCCCAACCGTGTTGAAAATTGTTGTTGACAACACATTTGGGGTTCGGTTATAGTTCATCCCATCGACGGCGCACTAACAAAACGACGCCGGAAAGCGAGGATCATCAAAAAAATTATAGGAAGGGAAGAATTATGCCGAAGGGAGTTGCTAAATCTGGTTTGCGCATGACCAAACAACGTCTTGCAGCGTTCGAAATGACGAACCCGGAAGCTGCACAGGCTTATCGCGAACAACAAGCCAAGAAGAACCCGTTGCATCTGGTCCAACTTCATGCCGACACGCTGGCGGAACAATTGATTCCAGTCGAGCGCACGGATGGAGAAATCGAAGAACGGTTGAATGACCTGTTCGAAGCGATGGACATCATGACGGAAGCAACGGCCCACGGTATGAATCGTTCCCTGATCATCAGCGGTCCAGCAGGTATCGGCAAGACGTTCGGTGTCGAGAAGGTTCTGGGAAACCTCGGTGCGAACTATCATGTGAAGCAAGTGTCTGGCTTCATGCGTTTGACCGGTCTGTACCGTCTGTTCTACGAGAACCGCCACAAGAACTGCACCATCGTCTTCGATGATTCTGACTCGATCTTCGCTGATGAAGACAAGCTGAACCTACTGAAGAACGCGACGGACACCAAGGACGTTCGCAAGCTGTCATGGGGTGCAGAGACGATGATGGAGACGGAGAATGGCCAAGCGATTCCACGCGAGTTCGTCTTCGAAGGCAACGTGATCTTCATCACCAACACGGACATGCAATCGATGGTGGATCGTGGTGGACGCCTGTCGGAACACTTCGAAGCCCTGATCAGCCGGTCGCATTATCTGGCCGTGTCGATGCCCGAGAAGCAGGACTACATCGTGCGCATCAAGCAAGTGCTTCGTGGTGGAATGCTGCGCAATCTGGGCTTCTCTGTGTCGGATGAACAGATCATCGTCGGCTTCATGGAAGACAACGCAGAACGCCTTCGTGAACTGTCACTTCGGATGGTCCTGAAGTTGGCGCAACTGGCGAAGATGTCCCCGAAGTGGGAACGACTCGCCGCTGCAACCTGCATGAAGTAATAGGTTGCATACAGCAAAACAAAGAATCCCCAAGTTTGTTATTGACAGACTTGGGGATTTTGCTTTATAATGACGGTTATGTTGATTTAGGAGATTCGCACATGTATGATATTCTGGTGTTCCACGGCGAAAAGTTGTATCAAGTGACGTTCAATGGCAAAACTGCCATCAGCGTGTACGTCCGTATCGACGGGCGCTGGAAGTCCTGTGAACATTGGCGTCGTGTGTGGGACTTTTGTCAGGACACCACATCGAAGAAGGTCACGGCCATCATCGAACAAGCTGTTGCGAATCGGGAAGCCGGAAAGAAGGCTGCACAGAAGAAAGAGTAGAGAACTAGAGAATGTTTACATCGCAAGAACTGCAACAACTGAAATCCCTGCTGTCCGAGAAGATTGACGACATGGAAGTGGTGCGTCGAGAACTGAAGCACGCCATCTCGTATGCAGTGAAGTATAAGAAGCCGTTTGTGGCAACGGGTCAGAAAGAAGTGGTCGATGTCGTCAACGGCCACATCACGGAAGACTACAAAGAAATCGACAAGCTGGACAAGAAGCTGAAGAAGCTTCGTGAATTGCAGAAGTCGGTGAAGAACGCGATGGTTGAGAACACAGCGGCTGGTCGCTTCAACCGCGAGTATGGCGAAGAAGGTTGGGAAGCATCGTCGTCGTGGGAAGACTACGTTGGTGACTATGAAGCGCCGCCACCAAATCAAGCACTGACCGAAGCGATGGACCGTTTCAAGGCCGTCCCGACAAGCCACGCCGGATACGTCAAGATGGTCCCGAATGAACCCGTTGAATGTTTGCTGATGTCGAGCAACGAAGGCTGGAAAGACAACAAGATGGAAGAATTCATCCAGTGGCACAATCCCAACAAGTTGGAAACGAAGGACTTCTGGCCGACTCCCGGCGCAAGCGCAACCATCATCACAAACACGTCGAATCCGGTCAAGGTCGTCACCCTTCCGTATATCGAACAACCTGCTGTAGAAGCTTCTGATGTGTCATCAAAGCCGTCGAATCCGAAGGACGCGATTGGGTCGGGTAAGTTGCCGATTCACCTGTGGCCGAATACGGCAACCGCAATGGGTTGCATCGGGTTCCTGAACGGCATGTTGAAGTATGGTCGATCCAACTTCCGCGCTATCGGTATCCGTGCCTCGATCTACTACGATGCCGCCAAGCGCCATCTGGATGCATGGTTCGAAGGTGAAGAATGTGATCCCGATGATGATGTCCCTCACCTTGCCGCTGCATTGGCCTGTATCGCTATCATCGTGGACGCTGAAGCCGCTGGCAAGCTGAATGATGACCGTGCCTATCCGGGTGGCTATCGTGCCCTTGTAGAGCGTCTTACGCCGCTTGTCGGGCAACTGAAGAAGCATCACGAAAGCAAGAATCCGCATCATTTCACTATTGCAGACGTGAAGGCTGTCTGATAGAATTCCCAAGGTTGGTCATCCGATCAACCTTACTTTGAGAAACATACGAAATACCAAACATGCAAATTTCCGCCGCAACCCTCGCCGTACTCAAAAACTTCGCACAGATCAACACGAACATTCTCGTTCGTGAAGGTAACGAACTGCGCACGATCAGCACCATGAAAGACATCTTCGCGGTCGCGAAGGTCGAAGAAACGTTCGAGAAGGAATTCGCGATCTACGATCTGACTTCCCTTCTCGCGCTGCTGACCCTGAACGAAAACCAAGAAGTCGAGTTCGGTGAATTGTCGCTGAAGATTTCGAAGGACAACGGTGAGTTCGAGTACTACTATGCCGACCCGTCGATCATCGTGGCCCCGCCGAACAAGAACGTCACGGTGGACGAACACTTCGTCTTCAGTCTCACCAAGGAAGAACTGACGACCATCATCAAGGCGGCTGCGATCATCTCGGCCCCGACGATCAGTTTCACGGCCAAGAACGGCACGGTGACGCTTTCCGTGGGCGATCCGAAGACGGCAGCATCGAATAGCTTCAAGAAGGCCGTAGGCGAATCGGAACACGACTTCAACGTCCAGTTGGCAGTCGGCAACCTGAAGGTCATCCCGGACAACTACGAAGTCGTACTGTCGAAGAAGAAGTTTGTCCACTTCCGCAACGAAGAACGCGGTCTGAAGTACTGGCTTGCCGCTGAACCGGTGTCGGTCATCTAATGAGCGAACAGTTCATCGACGGTGCAGCTTGCCGTCTGTTTGAGGGGACCATGAAGTGGTGGCATGGCGACAAGGCCGACCGCCCTACATGGGATTCCATCACAGAAGAAATGCGTGACGTATATCGCCAATCGGCACGCGACCGTGAATTCTACGCGAGACAAAATGAGCAACACTGAGCAATTCCTTTGGACTGAACGTTATCGTCCGCAAACCATCGAAGACTGCGTGATCCCGCAATACCTGAAGGACATCTTTCAGGAATTCGTTGAGCAAGGTCAGATTCCCCACATGATCCTGTCGGGTGGTCCGGGTGTCGGCAAGACCACTGTCGCCAAGGCGCTGTGTAGCGAACTCGATTGTGACTTCATCGTCATCAATGGTTCGTCTGAGAACGGCATCGACGTTCTGCGCACCAAGATCACTGCATTCGCATCTTCGGTGTCGCTGAACGGTAAGCCCAAGGTCGTCATCATTGACGAAGCCGATGGTCTGAACCCGAACAGCATCCAACCCGCACTTCGCAACTTCCTCGAAGAATACTCGAAGAATTGCCGCTTCATCTTCACCTGTAACTTCGCGAACAAGATCATCAGTCCGCTGCACTCGCGATGCAAGGTCATCGAGTTCAAGCTGACGAAGGAAGATCGTCCGGTGATGGCTTCGAAGTTCATGAAGCGCATCATGTTGATCCTCGAAGAAGAACAAGTAGAAGCAGATAAGAAGGTCATTGCGGCTGTTCTCTCGAAGCACTTCCCCGACTATCGTCGTGTCCTGAACGAACTTCAGGGCTACGCGAAGAAAGGCGCAATCGATGAAGGCATCCTCGCAACTGTTCAGGATTCCGACATTCGTGAACTGGTCGATTCGCTGAAGAAGAAAGACTTCAAGGCGATGCGTCAATGGGTTATGAACAACCAAGACAACGATCCGCAGCGCATCTTCCGTCAAGTGTTTGACGCGCTGATTGACCTTGTGAATGAAGTACCCCAGATGGTCCTGATCGTGGCCGACTACAACTACAAGTCTTACTTTGTGGCCGACCAGACGATCAACAGCACTGCTTGCTTTACCGAATTGATGGCTTCATTAACCTTCAAATAAATCATGACAATCACTTTTGAACATCTGTCTTTCTGGACGATCACTGGCTACATCGTATTGGCCCTGTTCGCGATCTGCTTTGCCCGCGTGATCTTCGCGGCCATCATCAGCGTACTGGCCCTCTTGACCGGCGCTGTTGTCTACGGTGTCTTGTTCTTCATTGATCTGCTGACGCGTCGCAAGATCACCCGTCCTAGTCTTCGGAAGTTCCGCTAATGTTGAAGACTGCTACGGTCGAGAAGACGACTACATATAAACTCACCAAGGACGATTTGGTGAAGCTGATTCTTCAAGAAGCCGGTATCGATCCTACTGTTGGAACGGTCAGCGTGATCTTCAACTGTACTGGTGGCGAAGATCACTACAACCCCGGTGTGTGGACCCCGATGGACGTGACAAGCGCCACGATCACGGTTCGCGAGAAGTCGTAAACAAACGTGGTTCACATTGTACAGAACTCCCAAATGTGGTATAATGTGAACTACACAACTTGATGATGTTTGATCACTGAGAACTACCGTAATGAGCACTACCAAAACGAAGCGCAAGTCCAACCAAGGCGACGAAATTTTCGAACAAATGGAAGCCGAACTTCCAGATGACTATTCCGACCTGATGTTCGAAGGCCGTCAGTTAGAAGGTCACGGCGCACGCCGCAGCTATTTGGACGACGATGGCCGGTAGAAAGAAGAAAGCAGAACCGGTAGACGAAGTAGTATCCCTTGCTGGTCTTCTGGGAATGGACGAGCCGCCCGTTCCCGCACCGGTAGAAGAAGCCAAGCCCACGAAGTACACTCCATTTGACTTCCTTGGCGCAATCACCTACAGCAAGGAACAGTTGATCGTAGACGACGAAACGGAAAAGCAATACAACCCCTTCATCGTCAATCGTGGTCTGTCAAACTCGATGGATACGGTCATCTGGGCCAATGAGATGAACTCTCGGCCACACATCGACAAGAAACAACAATTCGTTTTCCTGAGTAAGTCAATCCCCAAGCGCAAGCGTTATGACAAGTGGGCCAAGGCAGAGGAAATCGACAATCTGGATTTGGTTATGGAGTACTACGGGTTCAGCCGGGACAAGGCAGAAGTCGCACTAAGTATCCTGACACCCGATCAACTGAACTACATAAGCAAGAAGCGCAATAAAGGCGGTAGAACCTAGCATGACCCTGAATATCGAACTGAGTACCAACGGCCATATCGAATACACGCCGTTGGAAGTGACACTCACCAAGGAAGACGACTTCCTGAAGATTCGCGAAACCCTCACCCGCATCGGCGTGGCCGCGAAGAAAGAACAAAAGCTGTACCAGTCATGCCACATCCTGCACAAGCAAGGCCGTTACTACGTGGTCAGCTTTAAAGAGCTTTTCGCTCTTGATGGCAAAGACACCGAAATCACGGACAACGATCTGGAACGCCGCAACACCATTGCGAAGCTTTTGCAAGACTGGAACCTGTTGCGCATCGTGGATCAAAGCATCCTAAATAACCTTGCTCCGATGGCACAGATCAAAGTCATCGCGCACAAAGACAAACACGAATGGACTCTCGAACCGAAGTACTCGATGCAGTCCTCTTACAAGAAGGCCGCATGAACGCACATCCGAATCAGAACACGATCCAGATCGAAGCAGACACGTATAGCGAAGGCAATCAGCCCTCGTATAACGTCGAGAACCGCAACGGCAACATCGTCGTCGTGGATGCCCTTGGTAGCGTGGTAGCAACGCTGTCGAAGGGCAAGAAGATGTCCTACGCATCCGGCATCGAAGCCAAGTTTCAACAGAAACGTCTTGACGCAATCAAGGCAAAGAAAGCAAAGCAATCCAAGTAAACGAAAGGTAGAGAAATGAGCGACGTTCAAGCAGAAGTTCAAGCACAAGAAGCACAGCAACCCCTCGTCAACATCCTGAAGCTGGTGTCGGGTGAAGAAGTCATCACGCAGATCGCAGTCGAAAAGCTGGAAAACGGCCAAGAACTGATCCATCTGGTGAACCCGTATGCGGTAATTCGTCAGTTTGGTGAAGATGGTAAGGTTGGTATCGCCATTGTCCCGATGGCCGATCTGACTGTTGGTGGTAGCGTTCAAGTCAGCACTTCGGCGGTTGTCTACACGGCTGTACCGAACGATGTGTTCTTGCAGCATTACAACGAGAAGGTGAATCCGCCGCTGGTGCAAGCACCGCCTGAGAAGAAGCTGATCGTGCCGAACGCGTAAGCCTTGTTGTAACAAAACCAAAACCGGGAATTTGTCGCTTGACAATTCCCGGTTTTGTGCTTTATAGTGGCGGAAATTCTTACCGAGGGCTAATAACATGAAAATGACGAAAGAGCAATACCAACAATTGAAAGATGATGTGAACGCCGTGGCGCTGCATTGTCGCCTGTCCCGCCGCCCGACGACCTCGATGGCAGTACTTTGGATGATCATCCATGAAATCAACGCACAGCGGTCCTATTCTGACGATCATCCGCGCTGGCAGAAGATTGGGCGGGTTCTCCCGGCCTCACATGTGAAGACCAAAAGCTGGATCAGTGACCTGTACGATGCGGGCCTCAGTGATCTTCATATCAAAACTGCCCTTCAGCGGATCGCCAAAGAATGGGATGGTCAGTAAAAGTCGAAGAAAAGTAGAACAGGTTTGGGAAAAGTAGTTGACGAACCCAAACCTGTTTGATAATATACACACATCGACAACAAACACGGAGCGAACCACATGGCAAAGATCAACTACCAAGCAAACGAAGAACGCGGCGAACGCTTCCTGCTGATCAAGCTGGACAACGACCGTAGCAGCGACTACGCCCACATCACCGCATCGGTGGTTCGCGAAGCGGTCAAGGATCGCATCAACCCGGACACCGGTTCGAAGCAGTACAACGATGGCGAGAACGCAACGGGCTATCGCAACTGCAAGTGGTCGTCGGACAAGAACAACGCGTTGTTTGTGGACGATCTGGCGGTTCATTCGCAGATCACCCTGCGCAACTTCTCGGATGGCGCACCTTGCGCCGATTTGAAGCCGTATGGCATCGAACTGCGCTTCAAGCCCTACATGGTTGACCGCAACGACGCCCGCAACATGGCGAACACCTTCGACAAGATCGAAAAGAAGCTGGAACAGTACAACGAAGAATTCGGCTACTGCAACGACGATCTTCCGGGCTACATCCTGCGTGTCGCCAAGGCACTCGGAATCAAGAAGTTCCTGACCGTGCCGAAGGAAGGTACGTACAGTCTGGATCGCGGCGATTATCGCCAGTGGAATGCAACCGATGTGGCCTACATCGTCGGTAGCATGATCGACAGTCTGAAGCCGAAGACGGTCGAATGAAGCGCACCGCGACCCCTATTCACTACTTTGGTCCGGTCGCACAGACCGGAATCTTCTACATCACCGCGAGGGATTATATGTTCGGACAAACCAACTGCTACGACCGTTCGCTGGATGCGCGAGACGCCAAGATCGCGAAGCTGAAGTCCCGTCTGTCGCTGGCCTATGCTTCTCGCAACAAGGCCGAACAAACCCGCCTGACGAAGCAGTTGACGCGTCTGGGTCATTCGTTGTAAAGAATCAACAGGTTTGTAGAAGAAGTAAAGAAAGAAGAAAACAACAACGAAACAACTTGACGACATACCCAAACTTGTGAGATAATGTCGTTATTGGTTTGAGAGGAAACGAAATGAATCTGCTGGATGACTTGTACTTGCTGGATGACTTGTACTTGCTGGATGACTTGTACTTCCTGTCGTCGCTTGCTATGCGCGGCGACGATACGTTCGTGACCAACTTCGACAAGAGCGAAGTGGTTCACTACCATCAAGCGATCACGAAGGACAAGATCGACAACAGCCCGTCCTACTCGTTGGAAATCCGTGAGGATGCCTACGATATATACGGCGGTCGTGTCTACGGTTGCTATGCGCTGCATTTCGTCGGCGGTCGCCAAGACCTTTCGGACTTCTGGGCCATCTTCTGGAAGATGGGCAAAGACGCGAAAGCGGCGGTGAAGGAATGAAGCCGAACGTTTACTACACCAAGGCCAACAGCCCTATCGTCACTGGCGAACGTGTGGCGGTCGATCTGATCGAGCATTACCGTCTGGGTCAATCGAATGGTCATCGTGCCTTCACGTCACCGGTTGTCACGGTTGGCGAAGATGGTACGACCTTTGAGACGAAGAATTCGATGTACGTGTTGCGTGAAGAACCGGAACAGTACGAACCGTTTTATCACCCGGTATAAATAAAAAGTATTGGCAGTTCGCGGGATTCTGCCAGTGATGTGATAACGACATCCGAATCAACATCCGCACGGTAAGCTGGCGTCGCATAGTGGCGATTGCACCGGATTTGTAATCCGGCGGGGAAACCCCACGTAGGTTCGAGTCCTATCGCCAGCACCAAGAATAACAGGCGTCGTTCAATGGTAGGACGAGCGGTAAGAAAGCCGCTTATGCAGGTTCGACCCCTGCCGCCGCGTTTAACAACTAGACGAAGAAGAAAAGAAGTGAACTGGATTCAGGAGTTTCAAAGTCGTGGTCGAGTACTGCGACTGATGGAGAATCAAATCGGGATTGTGCCGATGTCCATTCAGGACTACGAACGTCTCAAGAAGCATTACGAAGGACAGGAAACTGTCGAAACTGATATGTACGGCGACATCATCAAGCCGTACACCCTTCACTAAAGGAAATACATGTCGCGCCAATCGAAGCAAGCCAAGAACGCAGCACGCGCCAAGCAACTGAAGTCGGGTGGTCCCGCAAAGACCACGCCGAAGCACGGCAAAGACCCCGCAAAGCGCATCTACACGGCCCGTAGCCGTTCACTGGCTGAGTTCCAAGCCAAGGGCAAGGAAGCCCGCAAATCGGCTGGTAAGCCGTCTGGTGGTCGCAAGTGAAGTCGTCAGTATCGCAATCTGTCGAAACCTTCCGTCCGATCACGTTGACGCTGACGTTGGAAACGAAGGAAGAAGCGCGAGCCCTTCAAGACTTGGTTCTGAACTACGAGACGGTTGCCGAAGCTGCAACCCTGAGTGTCGCGATGGAAGAACAGTTGCGACAGCTTCTTCGCGGTATCAACGACCGTATCAAAGCATCGGGCCTGTTTAACAGTCTGTTTTAACGAATCTTCACCCGTCGCACACTGGCTTGTTCGTACTGATGCAGTGTGGCAGTGATTTGTACGCTAGGACGGTATGCGTGCAGTCGAAACCCTGACCGATCTTAGTGGCGGATGGCGCGCCAAGCACAGGGAAATTTAAAGCCGGATTGGTTCTCCTTATCGGACCTTGGTACGCGTGAGACTAGGCGGCTGTCATGTGCTAGTTCGCGTACCGGGAAGGTAGTTTATGAATACGGAAGCTTTAGCCGAGTGTGGCCTAGCGGCAGCAGTCTTGAAAACTGAGGGCCGTCGAGAGACGGTGTGTGGGTTCAAGCCCCACAGCTTCCGCCAAACACTGATCGTTGCATGGTTTGCTTCATGATGAATAGTTCGCTCACAGGCGTCGCGAACATCATCTACCGGTTCGATTCCGGTGCGATCACCAAAACAACTAAACTGAGTAGAGAACTAGAAGATGCGTATTGAACAAAGCCCCATGAACTTCAATCCGGTCACGATTCATCTGGATTCACAAGACGAACTGGACGCGTTCCTTGAAATCGTCAACTATGGCTACAGCAATTCGCCGGGTGGTAGTGATGCTGAACGTCTGGCCCGTGATATTCGTGACCGTATGGCCGAAAGCGGCTGGCAGTCTTCGTCGTACAACTGCTAAGTCTCAAAATCTTCGTTTGTATAAATAGAAGACAGAATTCGCGGGTGAGTGAAATGGCTTACATTCCGGCCTCATAAGCCGTGAGACACGGTGGTTCGAATCCGCCGATCCGCAACCAAGTTTCAATTCCCCGGTAGCTCAGTCGGTAGAGCAAACGGCTGTTAACCGTTAGGTCATACGTTCGAACCGTATCCGGGGAGCCAATCAAACAAGACCAAGAGATTTTCAGATAAATTTATGAAACGTTCGGACTACAATATGACCACGATGACCAAAGATTTCAATCAACAACAGCAACGCGTCTGGGCTGCGACCGCCAACCAAGGCTGGTTCTCCCTCGAAGACATCGCCAAGAAGACCGGCGACAAGTTGCAAAGCATCTCTGCGCGTCTGCGCGATTTCCGCAAGCTGGACTTAGGTAGCCATACCGTCGAGCGTCGTGCTGTTGAGCGTGGTCAGTTCGTGTATCGAGTGATTCCGAACGTCTGAAGTACATTGGGCTGATAGTTTATATCGTAAAACCCCGCACTCCAAACGCGGAGAACAACGTTCAAGTCGTTGTCGGCCTGCCAGTACTCTTTGGTTATGTGCAAGTTTATGAGAAGTCGCTTTGTGACGCATCTCAAACCATAAACGGCATATGCCAAGGAAGGTAGCAATGATCACAATCACGTCTCCGACCCAAGGACAAGTCTTCCCGATTGGGACTACTCAGGTTCTTGTGCAAGGAACGACGACCCAGACAGTTAATGGGTCAGTACTACCGCAGCAAACATTTCAATACACGGCTGACATCAGTTCGGTTTCGGGTTCAATCAGTCTGAACGCGAAGAACAGTTCTGGTGAGTCGGCTACGGTGACGGTAAGCAAACTAACCGCGATTGAGTTCTGGGGCGTCAACGGTCACATCGGTTGGGGCGCACCTTATACCAATCAACAGGCACAGGTGAATGCACTTGTTGACCTGAACATGAAGTCGTATCGCAATGGCTATAGCATCGGAGCGTTCAACACGTTCAAGAGTTTCATCAACACCTATGCTGCACCCGCTGGCGTGGCCGTTTATCCGGTCCTATTGCCTGATGTGGGTTCGGTGACGAACGAGACGGACGCATACACCCTTGGCTATAAGCTTGGTGTTGAAGTAGCAGGACTGAAGGGTCTGGTTCAAGCCTACGAGATTTGCAACGAACTCGATTCGTGGTGCATTCTCGGTGGTCAGTTCAACGGCGACATCGCATCGCATTACGACAACGCGAAGTTCCAAATCGCGCGTGGCGCAATTCGCGGCATCATCGCTGGTATCAAATCGTTGGACACCGTAGCAAAGATCGTCGGTGTGGCCGGTACATGGCTTCACTATGGCTTTGCTGACATGCTGCGCAACGGTACGCAACCGGACGGCACTGCGGGCCATCCTACGGTCGATTGGGACATCACATCATGGCACTGGTATTCAGACATGGGCGATCCCGAGAAAGCTGGCTGGATCAATGCAAACGTGCTTCAACATCTGGCAAGCTACGGCAAGCCGATCTGGATCACGGAGTACGGTGTTCGTGGCAGCTTCAGTGGCGACGAGAATGTTCGCACGGCGTATCTGACTGGTGCAACGTGTATGGCTGACTGGTATGGCTATCGCACGAAGTACAACATTCAGCACTGTGCGATGTATGAATTGTTTGACGATGGTCGCGCTGGCGATGAAGGTATGTTCGGACTGGTTCTGAATGACGCTGTGACGCCGAAGCCGATTCGCTATGCCGCAGTGAAGTCGTTTGTGGCAAACCATCAGTAATAAGTAGCACATACGTTTGACGGTATCGGGAAAACCGTCAAGATTTGTGGATCAGTGGCCTTCCCCGAGCAAGCTGTCATGCCCTCGGTCATTGCGGCCACTACCCACTATGCATCTGTAGCTGAGACGGATTAGCGCGCGCCTGAAAAGCCCGAGAGGATGGATCGTTACCATCTGGATGCACCAAGAACAAAAACACAAGGCCAAACGGGGATTCACAATCCAACCATAAACTAGGTCTTTAGTAGAAAATGCAGAATAGTAAGTTGTACGTAATTGCGGTAGTCTCGAACCCGGTTAGATACGAAAGTCGAATCCGCTTGTTTCATGAGTTCGCGGCGCGCATGGAGAATACTCCGAACGTACAGTTGATTCGTGTTGAACATGCTTTGGGTCGTCGGCCCCATGAAGTAACCGATGCAAAGTGCCCTTGGCATGTTCAGTTGCGTGGCGGTTCAGAATATGAACTGTGGATCAAAGAAGGTTTGATCAACGCTGGCTTGAAGCACCTGTACAAGATGGACCCCAATTGGGAATACGTGGCATGGATTGATGCCGACATCGCTTTCGATGATCCTGATTGGGCGCTGGAAACGATGCACGCCCTTCAGCATTACAGTGTCGTGCAACCGTGGTCGATGTCGTATGACCTTGGTCCCGATGGTAAGACTGTGATTCATGCAGCTTCATCGTTTGGTCATGATTACGCGACCGGTACGAAGCGTCGTCCGTGGGCGATCTATGAGGAATCGTATCATCCGGGCTACGCATGGGCTGCAACCCGAGAAACGATTGACGGATTGGGCGGCAAGGTCATTGACTGGTGTCCCCTTGGTGCGGCTGATCATCACATGGCGCACGCCTTCATTGGCAATATATGGGCGGCTGTACCGGAAAAGTTGGGCGCATCCTATCGTCGCCGTGCAGCACAGTTTCAGATGCTTTGTGATCGGTACGTGAAGCACAATCTAGGGTATGTCGAAGGCGGTATCCGACATAGCTGGCATGGTCCGAAGCGTAAGCGGTACTACATCGAGCGTAACGACATCCTGCTGCGCAATCGATACGATCCCGATTGGGACATTGCAGTTGATAATAATGGCGTACCGTTCTTGACCGATGGTAAGCCGCAGTTCCGAGATGAAATCCGCCTGTATTTCCGGGCGCGAGATGAAGATTCAACGGAACTCTGATGTACAGAGTAGTGACAGGGCGAGACTGACCTTCTAAAACACCAGTCTGTTGTCAGTCGTGGTTTGAACCGAACGTGGACTGCCTCTATACAGATAGGTTCATGTGTTCAGCATTGAAGTACTAAGATACGTGCGCGTGCAACTTCCCTTCGTCAATGCAGCGTAGTGGAACACATTCTGAAGAATAGGTGTTTAGACGTTCATCTTGATAAAACGTCCAATCAGGTGTGATGCCTGTTCAGTTTATCGGGGAATCTATCCGTGTGGGAACGGATACCCGCGTGGAGCGGGAGAAGGTAATAAGTAGTTCTGAGTAGATTGTGGATAGTTACCGCGCGACGAAATGGAACTGAATAACTTCAAGTTGGGTTCGATTCCGCTGTCCCCGACCAAGGTTAGCCCTTTGAGGCACACAGAGAGAAGTGGGAGGACGCTCCCTGAAGTCGTCGGACGTGCATACTCGCGGTTACGTCCATCCCTAACGGGACAGAGTATGTGGACGGCGCACCAACACATACAGTATGCAGCACGCGGGAAACATGTCGATGCGTGTCTGTGGATCGTAGTACATGGTCATCACATAACGAATACATTACGAATGGAAAATCAGCACAGAAAAATCGTTGGCTATCGCGAACTGTCGGCGGAAGAAATTGCGCTAATGAACGAAGTCAAAGAAGAAGGTCAACGTATCGCCGCGCTGATCGAGAAGGTTCAAGTACATTTCAATAAGCAAGTCGAAGACGCTTATGGTGATGACTTCGATGAAGTTGCAAATCAACATGAACTTGATCGGCTTATTGCTGCGAATCCGCAACTCTGGATCGACCGTGCTACAGAAGATGCACAGATCGCAATCATGGCACTGGTCCGTGCAGTTGCACAACCGACGACATTCTGATGAAGACTCTCGAAGAACTCTGTCAATACGCCGCTGTCTCGAAACGATACTGGCCGTTCCTTGATGCGCATGTGAAGCTGTGGTTCATCATAGACAAGCTGGGTAAGGTCTGATGCTGACGAAGATCAAGCTGGACAAAGACAACCGGATGCTGCGTATCGGCTTCGGTAAGAACGAAGGAAGATGGTTCTTCCGTGTTGACCTGTGGTTCGCTGGATTCAGGTTGACTAAATAACATGCAGTTGACAGAATCAGACATCAAACGATTCTGGCGGCAAGTTGATATTCGAAGTGAAGATGAATGTTGGCCGTGGATTGGTTATGTCCATACGAACGGCTATGGAAGGTTCTCGATTGGTACTCGCGAAACGCAAACGCAGAACGTTGCATCGCGAGTATCACATACGATAGCGAATGGTCAGATTCCACACGGACTCTGTGTTTGTCATCGATGTGACAACCCGATATGCGTAAAATCCGAAGCATCTGTTCCTTGGGACCAATGCAGATAACATGGCGGACAAGAAAGCCAAGGGTCGCGCACCAAGCGTAATCGGAAACGCCAAGATCAACTTCGAAATTGCAGAACAGATTCGTGCGGATAAGCGTCCGTACAAAGTCTTGATCGATGCTTATGGATTGAGTAAATCGACCATATCCTATATCAAGAATAACAAAATTTGGGCGTGTAGACCGTAAGTGGAAGCGGGCCAGTCTGTAAAACTGGTGTCTCTGACCTTGAATGTTCGATCCATTCCGCGCCCACCACTTAAATCAATCATGCTGAAATCATTCGCAGAACTTACATTTGAGCAACAAGAACAGTTGCGTGCCCGTCTGAACGAATATCACGTTCAGACCGATCCAGTCACGCTTCGTCCGTATGTGCGCTTTATGGGCGAATCGGTTGACTTCCGTTCGATCACGGCCACAAACATCCTTCTGGGTTGATGATGGCATACACAGCAGACCAACAAAGCGTCGTCAACGAGCGCGACGAACTTTCCCCGAAGCTGCAACGCCTTCGCATCCTCGTCCAGTCGCCTGCCTTCGCGACCATCGATAAGAACGAGAAGGAACGTCTGACCCGTCAAGTCTGGGTCATGGGCCTGTACCTGAATGTGCTGAACGAGCGCATCGCGGCCTTCTCGTAAGAACAGAACCCCAAACATGGAAACGTGTTTGGGGTTTTTCGTTTTTGGGTGTTGACATTCATTCCCAGACCTGTATAATTCTTTTCATCGAGAACAAAGGGGGAGCAAGACATGACCGATGCACAGAAGCTGATCAGCGACATCAAGGAAGCACGCGGCAAGCTGCGTATCTCGAACTTCCGTGGTTCGAAGGACTTCACGCTGGATCGGTTGCATAAGGACGGCTACTGGATCAACGGTGCGCCAGTCAACAAGAACACGGTCAAGGCGATTCTGCGTGCCGACAACCTGCACAAGTGGACCGGCGACCAGATCGACTTCTGGGCCTTCGCTTTCGAAGACGCCGCCGCACAGTACAACATCACTTGCTTCAAGAGGGTTTGACTATGCCAATTAGCAAAGAAGCCGCCGCAAACGTCGCGATGATGGTCGGAACGATGCGATCACAGGTACATGGGCTGTTGTCGGCCTGTGACGATACCGTCGAGCGTACCCGGCTGGAAAACGCTTTTTCCGCGTTGTCCTCTCTGCTGAACTTCTACATCAAACAAGCGGGAGAGTAAACATGACATACCGAGTGAAAGTCACCATCGAAGTCGTCAACGAAGATGACGAAGTTGTCGATCACCGTGGATGGGCCGACATCAGAAAGACGGCCAATTTCTCGCCGCTGCGCACCACTCAGTATTGGGATGGGTACGACTACGGTATCCAACAGGCAACCAAGCACTTGAATTCGCTGTTCAAGACCGTTCAAGCCATTGGAGGAATTCATGTCCGTGAAGACGATTGATGACTACGTGAAGAAGTATGGCTTCTGCAACTGGCAAGCGCAGGATGTTATCAATCAGCTTGAAGTGGCGCACAAGGCGCTGGTCGAGACTGCGAAGTTCTTCGATATGCGTCAGCGTGAATTGGGTTGTCTGTCTGACGAAGCCCAAGCCGTCAACGACAAGGTTTGTGCAGCAATCGCCGTCTGTGAGGCATGGGGAATATGAAACTACTGTATCGTCTGAACGTGTTTGTGGCCGGGATGTTGGACTTTCGCAACCCGGTTGACCCCTACTACGCCGACAAGCGCGACTACCGCGTCTACAACGGCGGTCGCAACCTGTCGAACCGTCTGACGTTTCACTTCTTCGAATGGAGATGACCATGCCCGAACTTACCGATACCCAAAGACTGGACTTCATCTTCGACCATCGACCCATGTTCGATGAAGATAATCGCGGCCCATTCATGGTGTTCCGGTTCGAAGGCCATCACTGCGTCTCGCGCGGCAAGACCTACCGCCAGTGCATCGACAATGTGACGACCGGGGACTACAAGTACGCGGACTAGACGATCCCGTACCGCTTCTTCATCGCGACTAGTTCCTTTCTGGCCCCCTCTACCATGACGACCGACATATCGATGTCGGTTTTCTTTTTGAAGGCACGAAGGTCTTCATACAAATCCTTCGGCACCTTGAAACTCATGGTCTGGGTCGCGGCTTTCTCTGGAAACTTGAACGTCTCTACGGCCTCTACAACAGGCTGATCGTCCTTCGCCGCTACTTCGGTACTCGTCGGTACGTTCGAGCGCCGTGCGGCCTCGTCTGCCAACTGCTGGACCACATCTGGTATCGGTGCGAATCCCTTACCCATTGAACACCCCCTTGTAGATCATATCGATTTCGTCTTGTGCCTGTTCCGAATCGCGGTTTCGGCGCAATTCCGCGACACCCTTCCCCTCTGATGCTGCAACCCCGAAAGCATTGCGCTTCACGACCTTGATCGGTTCACAGCCGAACGTGTCTTTCATCTTGTCAAACTCTGCCTTCAAGTCAACTGTCAGAGCATTCCTATCGTCTGCTGAAAGCTTGTTCATCACCGTGACGATACGGAAGGTCCGACCGCTGGCCCGCATGGTGTTGATCATCTGGGCCATCGCGGTCAATGACCAGACATCGTACTGACCGGCCTCTGCTGGCAATACAAGCACATCACACGCACCAACCGCATAGATCAGTTCAGGTGCGTTCTTCCCGCCGACATCCACGATCACCGTATCAACGGCTTCACGTTCGGCCATCAAGTCGGAATAGATGTTGCCCGTCATCTTCGACAGGAGGATATTGGGTTCCACGTTCTTCTGACGACGCAGCATTCCCCACATGTACGCGTACTCGTCCGTATCCGCATCGATTAGCTTCACGGTATGTCCACGTATTGTCCGCGAGACGGCGAGATTCGTGGCTATCGTGGTTTTCCCCACTCCACCTTTCCTTGTTGCGACAGCTATCAGCATGGGTATCTCCATCTGTATAGGCGCATATACAGCCGTATATGTGGCCCCGTTTAAGACTACTGGTGCAGGGTAGCAACAAAATTACCGGATGGCAAGAGAAAGTACTTGACGTGTATTCCCAAGTCTGTATAATCCTTCATATCGAAACATATCTGGGAGCGAAACAAATGATTGCACTCTGGACGGTAGTGGATGAAGGTAGCGATGTCGAAGTCTACGCAACGGCGTATTCGGTTGCGAAGGTCATCGAAAGTCGTGGATTGGCGCTGGAACCGGAAGCCGATGGACCGGCTGATCTGGGTATGATCCTGTTTGTATTGAACAAGTGTGATCGCGGTCGTTTCTATGAACCGGGTTCCAAGACGTGGAAGTACAAGGCGCAAGCACAGTACAACATCAAGTGAGGAAGACATGAAGAACTATCCCGTCATCTTCGAGAAGGACCACTGGATTTACCGGGAGTACGGCATCTGGCCGCAAGGCTTCGAGTTCGTCGTGTTCTCCCCTGACGGTAAGGTGATCAAGAAGTATCCGACGATGCACCAAGCCAAGGAAGCCATCGACAAACTTGTTGACAAGTAATCCCAAACCTGTATAATCCTTTTCATCGACAACGCACTTGGGAGCAAACATGAACCTGACCAAACAGATGCAACAACTGGTTCTGGATGCTCAAGCCGCTGGCTACACGGTGCGTCACGGCGAACACAATGTAGACATCGTGAAGCTGTCGAAGCACGCAAAGCCCCGCGTCATCAAGGGTCTGCGCATCTGGGCTGACGGTAACGCTATCGACGCCACGATGGACCTCGCCGCTGCGAAGGCGATCAAGACGCAGAAGGAATGGCGCAAGTTTCTTGGCATCTAAGGGAGAAAGACATGAACGATGTTGTCCTCATACCGGAAGGTACTGATCGATTCCCGCTTGGTGTGTCCGTCGAGATTCGGACGGAAGGCGACACGAAGTACGTGACGATCCTCGCACGGCTTCATGTGAACAAGCGGTTCGAACTGCCGCACTGCTATTCCGCCAAGTTCACGACCGCAGAAATTCTGCGTGACCACTCGTTTTACAAGTATCTCAGTCGCTTCAACTGATTCCCACGTTTGGGTATTGACAAACAATCCCAAACGTGTATAATCCTTCTCATACCAACTTCATCAGGAGATTCAATATGAACGCATCCCAACGTCGCATCGCAATCCGCGCACTCCCGAAGCAAGGTTCGAAGGTCGGCTACCACTCCACCAAGGGGCTGATCGATGTCCGTGTGGGCGGTTTCATCATCAAGGACAACGGTCGCCCGTCCCTGACCCGCATCAAGGTCACGAACCCCGCCACGCGTGGCCGTGCGACCCCGAAGCTGTCGCAACTGGTGTACTGACGTGCCACGGTGCGGCGACTGCAAATATAGCAGTGAGTTTTACCCGGCTGAAGATGATTGGCCGGGAAAGAACGACTGCGCGTATCCGATCCCGTTGTTGCCTCTATCGATGCAAGGTGTTGCTAATCGCGAGCGCGAGACGGTGGACCCAGAACGAACCGACTGTCCGTGTTGGACGGCAAATGAATAGCGATGTACAAGACCGAACAGAAGCCGCGCGTCAAGAAAATCTCAGATGTGTTGGTTCCGGCCAAGTTCTCCCAGATGCGTACAACCCACACAAACAACGCGACAAAAACAGTTGACATGTTCGCCCAAGTCTGGGATAATTCTTTCATCGCAACGAACACGGAGTTTCAGACATGAGTGCAATCGTCAAGACCGGTCCCGAAGTCATCGTCCGCATCGGTCAGTTCGTCACTGCGCTGGAAGCGTACTGCAACGAAGTCAGCACGGTGAAGCACATCTACTCGCATGTCATCGAAGCGCAAATCGGCAAGAAGTACGCCCGCATCGTGCGTCGTGACAAGTGGCCGGATCAGGAGCCGACTGGCGGTTCGGCGCACTGCTTCATCGATCTGTCGAACGGCAACATCCTGAAGGCCGATGGTTGGAAGAAGCCCGCGCCGCAAGTTCGCGGCAACATCTTCAAGGAAGACTTCGACATCGGCCAAGGTAAGGCGGTTGGTGAGTTCGGCGCAGCGTACCTTCGATAAGGGGACTTTATGGCAAAGAAATTCACGGAAGAACAGATTGCCGATGCGCGCAAGAGGCTTCAAGAGCGTGTCGGTGAAATGCTGAAGGATGTCGAGTTCGATGCGCTGGAACGCTTGAACAAGCTGCTTGACGATGAATCGTCGGGTCTGCTGGACACCGAACTGAACAGCGAAGGGCAGTACGAAGCGCCGAAGAACTTCTTGGTTGCTCTGGGGCATCACCTGATCTGGGCCTACGGGAAGCCCTACGCGAAGAACGACCGCAAGTGGTTGAACGCGATCAAGAAGCTGAAAGTCCGAATCTAAAGGAAGAAGAAGTGAAGAACTGGTTTATCAATCGTTGGACATCCCTCAAAAACGCCGCGTTGTATGTGCGTGGCGTTTTCTCCCTGAAGTTGACGATCCTCTATGCCGCGATGACTGGCCTGTGCTGGTATGCGGACATCGGACCCATACACTTCATCGGTCTGGTCGGTGTCGTTCTGCTGATCGACTGCATCTCCTATGCGCAAGGCGTCCGTGTCGAGCGCGACATCCAAAATCGAGTCCGCATCAAACAATGACTGTCGAAGAAAACAAAGAAGACCTGTATCGAGTCCGCATTTATCTGAAGTCGGGGAATGTAATCGATCTGTTCAACCTGACATCGTTTAAGTACGAACAGAACGCGTTTGGGAAAAGTCTGAACTGGAAACATCACCCGGACGATGACACGTTCAACCTGCTTGGCGGCGGCACGCTTAACCTCGATCAGATCGAAGCCGTCACGTCACGGAAGCAACAGGGGTTCGTAGGTTCGAAGGACTAAGACGGAAATAGCAGAGAAGTTTAAGGAATATCTGGAAACCGTTCAGGACTCCTACCCGGAAGAATACTACTCAACTGACCGGGCGTTGGCTGCAAGCTTCATTGGTGATTTCCTCACGTTCATCAATGTGAAGTACAACTAAAGAAACTAGAGAAAGAAGAAAACAACATGAGCAACAATCTTCGCAAATTTCCCTCGATTGACCAGTACAAGAACGTGATCACGAACATCCGTCAGTACTGCAAAAAGCATGAACAGCCACTTCCGACCCTGACGTTCGAAGGCACGATCAAGCTGCATGGCACGAACGGCGGAATCGGTCTGAACCTCGCAACGGGTGAACTGTGGGCGCAATCGCGCGAACGCATCATCACGCCGTATGACGACAATGCAGCGTTCGCCAAGTTCGTTGAAGCGAACAAGGAAGCATGGCGCGTTTTCCTCGCATCGGTAATCGAATCGGATGCAACGAAGCTGGATGGTGCAACGTTCGCTGTAGAACGTCTTCAGACGGCCCGCGTAGTCATCTTTGGGGAATGGGCTGGTCCGAGCATCCAGAAGGGCGTGGCGATCAGTCAAATCGCGTCCAAATCGTTCTTCCCGTTCGACATCAAGGTCTACATTCCGGGCGACGATGGCGAAGACGTTCTGGTCCTGTCGTATGACCCGATGGACTTCCCGATGCTGACGCTGATCCCGGATACGTACCGCATCGGTTCGTTCCAGAAACACACGCTGGACATCGACTTCAGCCGTCCGCAAGACTTCCAGAACGAACTGGTCGATCTGACGCTGAAGGTCGAAGAAAACTGCCCTGTGGCCGCTGAGTTTGGTCAATCGGGTGTAGGCGAAGGCATCGTTTGGTACAACCGCGAAACCGGTCTGCGCTTCAAGGTGAAGGGCGAGAAGCACTCGATGTCGAAGGTATCGACGGTCAAGCCGATCAGTGAAGAAGACCTCGCGCGTATCAGCACGATCAAGAACTTCGTGGACACGGTTGTCACGGAGAACCGTCTGAACCAAGGTCTGGACAAGCTGCGCGAGATGGGTAAGCCCCTCACGGTACAATCGACCGGCGACTTCATCAAGTGGGTTGTCGGTGACGTGCTGAAAGAAGAAATGGACCTGATCGTCGCGTCCATGCTGGACAAGAAAGAACTGAATCCGGCGATGTCGAACAAGGCGAAAGATTTCTACTTCGCATTCCTCAATTCGCAAGATTCGCTGGCTGCTTAACAAAGTTGGAAATGATGGCAACAAAACCCAAATTCAAATTCACTGAAGAACAGAACACGGCTATTGCGGCCATCAAGGAATATGCGACGGAGATGTTTTCGCCGTCATGGTATTTCGCCTTCACCGGCCCCGCTGGTTCGGGCAAGACGGCGTGCATGATGGAAGTCCAGAAGGTCATGCAAGACCTCAACCTTCGGATCATCTTCACAGCACCGACCAACAAGGCAGCAAAGGTTCTGCGCAACATCGTCGGCAAGGCACAGACCACGTATTCATTCCTGAATCTGCGCGTGTCGGCGGATGGTGAAATCAAACGTGTCGCACGCGGCAAAGACCCGGACCTGTCGCATCTCGATGTGCTGGTGGTTGATGAAGGTTCGATGGTCAACAAGGAATTGTTCGGGTATCTGAACGAAGCTGCGCAACGTTGGGGATTCAAGGTCATCTTCATGGGCGATTCGTACCAGTTGCCGCCCGTCAATGAGAAGGAATCCAAAGCACTGAAGGGTAAGTCGGCGGCAGCACTGACGACTGTGATGCGCCATGACAACCAAATCCTGACGTTCGCAACCAAGGTGCGCGAACAGATCGGTAAGGAACGTCCGCGTATCGAACTGGTTGATGACAACGACGACGAAGAAGGCGTCTGGGTTCTCGATCATGACGACTTCCAACACCTGATCTATGCCGCTGCACAAGAAGGTCACTTCAGCGATGGCGATACGGCAAAGGTTGTGGCATGGCGCAACGTCACGGTCGCTCGATATAACGACATCATCCGTCACGGCATCTTTGGTGATAAGGCACAACCCGGTTACTTCCTGCTGAACGAACGTATCTCGGTTGGTTCGCCGTGTATGTGGGGTGATGTTCCCCTGATGCATACGGACGAAGGCGGTCTGATCACGGACATCAACGTGCGCCGCCATCCGTTCTATGACGACTTCAAGGTCTTCGAACTGACGATCAAGCAGGACGAGACGGACAAGTTGGTAAAGCTGACTGCGGTTCACCCGGACAGCAAAGATGACCTCGAAGACTACTTCTATGAACTGTCGAAGAAGGCGAAGCTGACGAAGAACTGGCGTGAGTTCTGGGAAGCGAAAGAGTATTTCCATGACGTGCGCTATGGCTATGCAGAGACGGCCCACAAGTCGCAAGGTTCGACGTATCGAGATGTCTACGTGGACTCAGGCGACATCCTGCTGAACAAGAACAAAGAAGAAGCGTACCGCTGCTTCTACGTTGGCTGCACGCGACCGACGACCCGACTGATTTTGGTTTAACAAGGAATCCTAGATGAAGTTCCCCATCATTAACACGATTGAAGACGTTCTCCCGCACATCGAAGGAAAGACTGAGTTCGTCGTTGCAGAACGTGAAGGCTTCACCGTGATCAACTACATGGTTGCGTTTGATACCACGTTCCCGGAATTGTATGGCCCGGACGATCAAGCAAACCTGATGTTGCGTGAATGCCGTGGCCTCATGTTTGATCGTGAAGGAAAGTTGATCAGCCGTCCGCTGCACAAGTTCTTCAACGTGAATGAACGTCCGTCCACGCAAGCCAAGGACATCGATCTGAGCAACGGCGACTTCGTTCTGCTGGAAAAGCTGGACGGTTCGTTCATCCGCCCGGTGCGCATCGACGGCATCATCCGTCTTTGTACGAAGATGGGGATTACTGAGCAATCGCATCAGGCCGAAGAATTCCTCGAAGGTCTGGAAGATGAAGAACTGCACAACGACTACTTCCGCTTCTTCGAAGACTACGTGGACGACTTCACGCCGATCTTCGAGTTCTGTTCGCGCAAGAACCAAATCGTCATCGACTACCCGGAAGACAAGCTGGTCCTTCTGGCGATGCGCCACAACAAGACCGGTACGTACATTCGCTATAGCTCCCTGAAGAAGATTGCGAAGGTCTACAACGTCCCGGTGGTTCAGCCGTTGTTTGAAGCCGACGACTGCAACCAAGATTTCCCGGTTCGAATGGAAGACATCGTGGACCGCATCCGTCATCTGATCGGTGTTGAAGGTGGTGTGCTTCGCTTCAATGATGGTCGCATGTACAAGATCAAGGCCGAAGACTACTGCGTGAAGCATGGCGCGAAAGACGGTCTGCTGCTTGAAAAGAACGTGCTGGCGACGTTCCTGAACGAGAAGCTTGACGATGTGTTGCCGCTGTTGGACGAAGCCTTCAGGAACCGCGTGGACGAATATACGGAGATTGTCTCGCAAGGCATCTACCTGACCGTTCTGGATACCGAAATGGTTCTGCACTACATCAAGAAGAACTACGACACGCGCAAGGAACAGGCGTTGTTCATCAAGGACAACATCCGTCCGTTCTCACAATCGTTGATGTTCGCTGGCCTCGATGGTAAGGACATTCGCCAGACGGTGATCCAGAAGCTTCTCTCGCATACCGACACGCAGACGCGCGTCGATTCGATCCGCGAATACATCGGGAATCCATCATGGGCCTGATCTACCGCATCGAGAACGCAGAAGGAAAAGGCCCGTACCAAGGCATTACTGGTATGCGCGAACCGTTGCTTCCAATGCATTACAGCGACGAACATCCGTCCCCGGAAGACGATTCGAAGCTAGTCGGCAACGTTCGGAATTACATGCGCCGTCAGGATGATGAACGACTTCCAGAAGAACGGTCGGTGTGGACGTTCATCTACGGTGATTTCTTGTTTGGGTTTGATTCGCAAGACCAACTTCGTCGTTGGGTCTACAACGATCAATGGATGAAAGACCTCGATGAAGCGGGGTTTCACCTGACCGTGTTGGACGTTCCAGACGACGAAATCATTGCTGGCTACACACAAGCAATCTTCAAACGTGATTCTGGTCGGCAGAAGTACCGATGCAAACTGTGCGATTTCTTCGCAATCCCAACTGAGTGAAAACATGGCAAAAGCAGAACTGAAAGTAGAACAAAAACAAATCGTCACCTACGAATATGTCGATTCGGTCACGCTGAAGCTGACGGTCGAAGAAGCGAACCTCGTTCATGACATGTTGCATATGGCTGGTGGTTCGCCTACGAATTCTCGCCGTGAGATTGCCGATTCGGTGAAAGACGCCCTTCGCCAAGCTGGTGTCACCGGTGGTCCATCCGATCAATACACCTACCCGCTGGACATCGAATCCGGTAGCGCCATCTACTTCAAGGAACAAGAATGAAAGAACTGATTATGCTGGCCGGGATGCCGGGTTGTGGAAAGTCCACATATCGTGCGCCGTATGGGTTTGATGTCATCTCGTCAGACATTTACATCGAAGCCGCTGCTGAAGCGTGCCAGACCACGTATAACGACATCTTCCCGATGATGGTGAAGCAAGCCCAAGAGAACGCAAACGCACATATGAAGTCGATGGTGGAATCTGGCGTCAAGACGATCATCTGGGACCAAACCAATCTGACATCGAAGTCGCGCAAGTCCAAGCTGCAACAGTTCAACGAAGCCGGTGGTAAGGACTACCGCAAGATTTGCCTGTTCTTCGAACCGGACTGGCAACTGACGATGGAACGCAACGAAGCACGCAAGGCGTTCGGTCGCTCGATCCCGATGCACGTTCTGGAAAACATGTTCAACACGCACCAGACTCCGAAGAAGGCCGATGGATTTGACTACGTGTTCCACGTTCCTGTGGATTCGCAGGTGTAGCAACAAAGTTGGGACTGTGCTATAATGGCATCTCAACAAACATGGGAGTACCGTGAAGTTTTACCTCAACAGTAAGCAGTACGGCAACAACGTACTGGTGAGGGGTATCGAAAATGGGGAACGCTTCATTGAGAAGTTCCCCTTCCAACCGACCCTTTATTCGCGCGTCAACCGGGAAACCGGCTTCAAGTCCCTCGAAGGCGAACATCTTCTTCCGAAGGTCTTTGATGACATCAACGGTGCGCGAGACTTTGTAAAGAAGTACCGGGACGTAGACAACTTCCCGATTTTCGGCAATACCGCCTATCAGTTCCAGTGGATCGCTGACAACTACAAGGGCGAAATCGAGTACGATCTGGACCAGATCAAGGTCATGTCGATAGACATCGAAACGACCGTGAATTATGGCTTCCCAGACTACTTCGATCCCAAAGAAGAAATCACCCTGATCACCTGTCGCGATAAGGTCACGAAGGCCATCACTACCTTTGGATGTTGGGAATACATCCCCAAGAAGAAGGGCGTCACCTACGTTTACTGTCGAGACGAAATCGATCTGCTGTGCAAGTTCATCAACTTCTTCGCCAAGGACCATCCCGACATCATCACCGGATGGAACACGGACGGCTTCGATATTCCGTATCTCATTTGTCGATGCCGTAAGATCGTCGGTGAGGAAATCACGAAGAAACTTTCCCCGTTCGGCATCATCAAGCATCGAGATGTCGAAGTGATGGGGAAGATGATTCAGGAATACGACATATATGGCATCGCGTCACTGGACTATCTGGCGCTGTTCCGTAAGTTCGCCTTCCTGAAGTTCGAGAACGAAAAGCTGGACACCGTGGCCTATGAAGTTCTGGGACGCAACAAGGTCGAAAACCCCTACAGTTCGTTCAAAGAGTTTTATCAGAAAGACCCAGAACTATTCACTGACTACAACATCGTTGACGTTGAACTTGTAGACGAACTAGAAGGTGAACTGAAGTTGATTGAGCTTGCGATTTCCATCGCGTACATGGCAAAGATCAATTTCGATGATGTGTATAGTCCAGTGAAGATGTGGGACACCATCATCTACAATCACTTGCTCGATCAAGGCATTGTCGTTCCGTTCAAGAAAGACACGTTCGAGAAGTCGATTGAAGGCGCATTCGTGAAGGATGTGCAGGTTGGTAAGCATGGTTGGTTGGCATCGTTCGACTTGGCAAGCTTGTATCCACACATCATCATGGCGCTAAACATGTCGCCCGAGACGATTGTTAATCGGATGATTGATGTCAGTGTCGAAGAACTGCTTGGTGGGGACCGCAGTAAAGTTCTACCGGGCCATTCACTGGCCCCGAACGGTTCGATGTACGACATGTCGAAGACGGGCTTCCTTCCGGTCCTGATGTCGAAGTACTACAACGGCAGAAAGGAAGTGAAGAACGAGATGTTGGATTTGAAGAAGCAGCTTGAAGCCAACCGACACGGTATGACGGCAGAAGAAATTCGCAAGATGGAAGCGAAGATCACGGCCAAGAAGAACATGCAGCAAGCCCTGAAGATCGCGATCAACTCGGCCTATGGCGCACTTGCACAGAAGTCCTTCCGATTCTTTGACACGCGCATCGCTGAAGGTATCACGATGTCCGGACAGTTGATCATCCGCACGGCAGAGAAGACGATCAACAGCTTCATGAACAACATGCTGAAGCCCGAGAAGCCGGTTGACTATGTGATTGCATCGGATACGGATTCATTGTATGTGGCGCTGTCGCAGTTCGTGAACGCAGTCGCACCCGGCAAGACACAGGACGAGACGGTTGAGTTCTTGTGTAAGGTCTGTGATGGCAAGCTGTCGAAGATTCTGAACGATGGCTGTGACGATCTGGCAACGACGATGAACTGGAACCTTGGCAAGATCGTCTTCAAGCGTGAAGCCATCGCATCAACGGGTATCTGGGTCGGTAAGAAGATGTATGCGCTGATCGTGCATGATAATGAAGGCGTCCGTTACGAGAAGCCTGACCTGAAGGTGATGGGTCTGGCGCTGGTCCGGTCATCAACACCGAACATCGTGAAGGAACCGCTTCGTAAGTGCATCGAAGTGATTCTGACTGGTGACGAAGCCACGCTTCATAGTTACGTCCAAGAAGTCGAAACGATGTACATGAAACAGCCACATGAAGTGATCGCGTTCCCGCGTGGCGTCAACAACTTGGCTAAGTATCGTTCCAACAGCACGATCTACGTCAAGGCACACTGCCCGATTCAAGTCCGTGCATCGCTGCTGTACAACCATCTTCTGAATGAACATGGCATGTCGGATCGTGAACCGATCCAAGAAGGCGGCAAGATGAAGTTCGTGTATCTGAAGGAACCGAACACCCTACATGAGAACGTCATTGGCTTTACTGACAAAATCCCGACAGAGTTCAACCTGATCCGATACGTGGACTACAACACGATGTTCGATAAGTCGTTCATCGAACCGCTGAAGAAGCTGACGCAACCTATCGGCTGGTCCCACAAAGAAGTAGCAACCCTCGAAGGTCTGTTCGAATGAGTGAAGGAACCCCAATCGAAGAAGTTTTGGAAGGGGTTTCTGACCTTCCAAACGCGAAGTTCAAGTTCCCGAACTACGCCCGGTTGGACGTGAAGAAGGTCGTGGTCTACGGTACGCGAATCATCGACACCGTAGACACGAAGTTTCACTATCGCCCAACCCTGTGTTTGTTCATGAACGATGTAGGCGATCCGCCGCAGACGCTTTGCCTTCACTGCAACGAGACGTTTAACGATGCAGAGACGATGGCACAGATGACTGTGGCATGGGCCTCGATGATGTTCAGTGATGTTTCCGTGAAGGTCGGCATCTTCGACTACGAGACGGACGAACGCATCGCCCACTTGGATGTTCGAGAGATGCAGCGCATGGAAACTGCAATCAACGAACTGAAAGAAATCCACCGCACCAACACAATGAGAATACATTGATCTTCTTTCAAATCTATCTGCTGTCCGTGGTCATCTGTCTTTCCCTGATGATCCTTCTTAACAAGCTGCATGACGGAACGGTGACGGTGCATGACATGGCACTCAATCTGATCTTCAGCGTCATTCCATTCAGCAACATCGGTGCAGTGGTCCTCATGTCCTACATGACTTCAAAGAAGTTCGGCGTCACGTCCAGACTGTCTGACTGGTGGGATGAAGTCGGCCAAAAGAAGGTGTTCTGATGGAACTGTACTTTCTCTGTTGCATTCCGATCTGGATTTGGCTATTGATTGGCACGGCTATCGCAGACAAGTCACTGACCGTTGGTGATGTGTTCCTGTTTGGTATCGCGGCAGTCATCCCGATCTTGAATGTCGTCGCGTCTGTCGCTGTACTTGTACATGTCCTGTTGTCGGCTCCGCTGAAACGGTTCTTCTCTTTTCGGATTATCTGATGCTCAAAAACCTTGGCGACTTCATCATGGTCGTGGATGAAGTCCTCGATCAACCCATCTGCGACGACCTGATCGCAGAGTATGAGAAGGAACAGACCGGCTTCTGGAAGAAGGACTCCAGTTTCGATTGGGGTACTGACTATCGCAGCTTCGTGGAACTCAACGTGATGAACCACTGCGATTTCAGCAAGTTCATCCGTCCGCTGCGTGAAGCCCAAGAACAGCTTTACACCTTCTACAAGGAACATACGGGTTCGGAATTCCTGCTCCCCTATCATCTGTGCGGCATCGAAGGCATCCGCATGAAGAAGTATGAGGCGAATGACAAAGATCAGTTCGGATGGCACGCAGACGTGGGAGATGCCGCGTCAAGCCGTCGCCAGCTTGCGATGTTCACCTACCTCAACGATGTCGAAGAAGGCGGCGAGACGGTCTTCCGTGGCATTGCTGGTGAGGATGCAGTCGTCAAGCCCAAACGTGGGCGAACCGTCATCTTCCCGCCGACCTTCATGTTCCCGCACAAGGGCATGAAGCCGGTATCTGGTCCCAAATATATCGTGTCGCAGTATATTCACTACGTGTGACAAGTTTGGGAATTTGTGCTATAATGCTGTTCCGTTCCTGAGAGAAATCTACACCATGACCAACGATATGATCAACGCCGCGTTCGAATTTACCGGCGCACTCTTTGTCCTGAATAACTGCTGGACGCTTTACCGGGACAAGTTGGTTCGTGGTGTCTCCCTGCTGACGACGCTGTACTTCACGTCATGGGGCGGCTGGAACGTATTTTACTACCCGTCCCTCGGACAACGCTGGTCGTTTGTCGCGGGCATGTGCATCTGCACGGCGAATATATTATGGATTTTCCTGATGCTATATTACAAACGTAAAGAAAAGATTCGAACCACTAATGAGTGCTTTGCTCCAACGCCTCAAGGCAACATCAACAATTAAAGAAGCTGCTGTACTGACGGAATCGAAGCTGTACAACGCGAAGGACATGATTTCGACGCCGGTCCCCGCGTTCAACGTAGCGCTGTCTGGCAAACTCAATGGTGGGTTTGTCCCCGGTGTCACTCTGATTGCTGGTCCGTCGCGCCACTTCAAGACGGGCTTTGTCCTGCTGATGATCAAGGCGTATCTGGATCAATACCCCGAAGCTGTCGTCATCTTCTATGACAGCGAATTCGGCACGCCGCAGTCCTACTTTGATGCTTTCGGTATCGACACGTCGCGCATCCTTCATGTCCCGATCAAGGACATGGAAGAACTGAAGTTCGACGTGATGAACTACTTCGATACGAAGAACAAAGAGGGCATCAAGCGTGGCGACAAGGTAATGATCGCAATCGATTCGCTTGGCAACCTTGCATCGCGGAAAGAAGTCGAAGACGCGACGAACGAAAAGTCCGTGGCCGACATGACCCGCGCGAAACAGATGAAGTCGATCTTCCGCATGATCACGCCGCACCTTCGTATGAAGGACATCCCGTTGGTCGGTATTCAGCACACGTACCAGACCCAAGAGATGTACTCGAAGACGGTCGTTTCTGGCGGCACTGGCGGCATCTACTCGGCTGACACCATCTTCATCATTGGTCGTCAACAAGACGCCGAAGGTGAGGGCGCTAAGAAGGTTCTGAACGGTTACGACTTCATCATCAACGTCGAGAAGTCGCGCTATGTGAAAGAGAAGTCGAAGATTCCGGTCACGATTTCGTTCACTGGCGGCATGTCGAAGTGGTCTGGCCTGTTCGAATGGGCTGTTGAAGGCAACTTCATCAAGCTGAACGGCAAGAAAGAACGTCGAGATGCTTACTCGCTGGTCGATGAAGACGGCGTGCTGGCCGAAGAAAAGTTCACGAAGAAGGAACTGAACTCTGCTGAGTTTTGGATTCCTGTCATGACCAACAAGCGGTTCCAAGAGTTCGTTGAACAGAAGTACAAGTTGTCGGAAGTGAAGATGTTGAGCGATGATGAAATTGCAGACATCTACGACGATCTTGAAGAAGTAGAGGAATAAAGCATGGCGCACCCGCAATATGACCTGATCGAAATCGACGGGGAAGACGGCTGGTGCATCAAGATCAAGTCGGGTCCGTATCGAGACGTGGTTTATAAGTACAACTACGTCAAGATTATAGAACCCGACAATCCTGATGGCTATGCGACCCTGAAGTTCGATTATGAAGTTCTGTACCACGCAGAACTAACCGAAGACATGTTCAAGAAAGCGTTCGAGACGGTTCTAGGTGACATTTTATATGACGTAATAAGTACCTCACCCGAACCAGATAAAGATTGATTGAATGGAACGCATTGAAAAGACGATCCTGCAAGGTCTGATTTACAACGAAGACTACATGCGGAAGGTATTTCCTTTCCTGAAGCAAGAGTACTTCTCGGATCAGATTGATGGTCAGATGTACAAGACTATCTCAGGATTCATTTCGGAGTACAACAAGTGCCCGTCAAAAGAAGCCATCGAGATTTCGCTGCAAAATGATCGTGGTGTCGGAGAAGACACCTACGAGAACTGTATCAATGAACTGAATGAGTATGTCCCTACAGATACCGTCAACGAATTCCTGATCAACGAGACGGAAAAGTTTTGCAAGGAACGCGCCGTCTACAATGCGATCACCCGTTCGATCAATGTGATGGACGGCCGGGACCGCGAACTTGGTCCTGATGGTATCCCTCAGTTGCTTCAAGATGCGCTGGCGGTTGCGTTCAACAGCAATGTCGGTCATGACTACTTCAACGACGCAGAGAAGCGGTTTGAGTTCTATAACCGCGAAGAAGAACGCATCCCGTTCCATCTGGACCTACTGAACAAGGTCACGAAGGGTGGACCGCCCAAGAAGACCCTGACGTGCGTGCTGGCCCCGACTGGCGCTGGTAAGTCGCTGTTCATGACGGATTGGGCGTCGTTCCTAGTGGCATCCGGTTTCAACGTCCTTTACATCACCTGTGAAATGGCGGAAGAACGCATCGCAGAACGTAATGACGCGAATCTGCTGGATGTTCCGCTGGACCAGTTGAAGAAGATGGACAAAGAGACATACATGGGTCGTATGTCGAAGATCACGTCCAAGACGCAAGGCCGGATGTTCATCAAGGAATATCCGACTTCATCGGCGCACGTTGGTCACTTCAAGGCGCTGCTGAACGAACTGAAGATCAAGCAGAAGTTTGTCCCCGACATCATCTTCGTGGACTACATCAACATTTGTTTGTCGCAACGATACAAGGCCGGTGGTAATGCCAACAGCTACACCATCGTCAAGGCCACGGCAGAAGAACTGCGCGGCATGGCGGTTGAATATGATGTGCCGGTCGTCACTGCCACTCAGGTTAATCGAGACGGTATGGACAATTCGGACATCGACATGACGAACACATCTGAATCAATGGGTCTGCCTATGTCGCTGGATATCTTCTTCGCGCTGATCCCAACAGAAGAACTAGAAAAGATGAACCAGATCATGATCAAGCAGTTGAAGAACCGGTTTGGCGACATCAACTACTTCAAGCGGTTCGTGGTTGGTATCGACCGATCAAAGATGCGGCTATACGACATCGAGACAAGTGCGCAAGACAACGTGATGAAAGATGCGGCAGAGAAAGAAGCAAAGTCGGCCTATGAGTCGGATGAATTCAAGGCGGCGATGACGAAGGCCAAACCTCGCACCGGATTCGACTTCGATTCGATTAAGTGGTAAGACCTAAATACTCTCAGAAACACTCTGGGAGTAGTCATGCAACACGCGAAGAAAATAAACCGGCGCTTGAAGCCGTTATATGACACTCTGAGGGGTCGGCGCGACATCAGTCACGCTGATCTTCGAAAGCTGATCCAGACCGCCATACGCCCGTTTAAGGCCCGATGTGTGCTGTATGGTAAGCCTATCGCCAACGATGATGCCGGTATCAGTGGCGTGTTCCAACCCGAAGATCATCACTGGCCCATCAACATCGAAGTCCATGTGTCGAAGTACAGCGATAAACTGGTCCTATCCGACAGACTAGTCAAGCACATGGTCTATGCGATCTTCCAATCCCTCTCGCACGAACTGATTCACAAGCACCAGTACCGGTATAGAGACGACCGCGCACCAATCGAGATGTACCTGTTGGGCGATGGCGCACCGATGACGGAACGCCAAGCGTATCTGGCTGAAGTAGATGAAATAGACGCCTACGCACATGACATTGCCGTCGATCTGTTCTTCAACTATCCCGGTAAGCATATGGACCATCTTCGAGATGGTCGCTACATGACTTCTCTGGCTTGGCAGATGTATGTCGAAGCCTTCCACGGCACTGACTGGAAGGACATTCGCAACCGTCTGTACAAGAAGACCTACCAACATCTCACCCGGATTCGGGACAACCAAGAAGGATTCACATGTACGATCACTTTCTCTCGTTAGCCGACTTGATTCAGCTTGTGCTGATGCTGGCCGCGTGCTACGCTTGCTACAGACGTGGGATTACTGTTGGAACAATCTCAACGTTGGAAAAGCTTGAACAGATGGGTGTTGTAAAGTTGCAACGTGAAGGCGACGACACGGAACAACAAGAAGAAAAGTAAAAAAGAAGTTGACCACGTTTGGGAATTCATGTACAATGTGGTTTCACAGTTGATGATGTTGATCAACACCGGTTGTGGGAAATCCGGGCAAAATTCCTAATTGACTGTGGGCGTGGCGAAATTGGTAAACGCTACGTGATAGTAGGGTTCTACCGTGCGGCGGTAAAGCTACGCGGTTCAAGGAATCCGAGGCCATGTTGCCTTTGTGCTTGCGGGTTCAACTCCCGCCGTCCACACAACCGGGTAGAGCGAGCAATTACGCCAGTTATCGGGAACATGCGACCCTGACTACCCGAACTAAACCTGTAGATAAACTAAAGATGAAGAAGCAAGCAACCCAGAAGTCGAAGATCGAAGCAATCCTGCGCAAAGGCCGTCTCCTGACGCCGACGCAAGCGAAGTCGTATGGCATCACCAAGCCGTCCGCGCGTATCAGCGAACTGCGTGACGATGGTCTGAACGTGCAAAGCACCACGAACAAGTCGGGCAAGTTTGCATGGAAGTTGGGTACGCCCGCTTTCGCCTAAGCATCATCCTGCACTGAACTGCGCCACAAGCGGACCTTTCCCAAACATCTACGCTTGTGGCGTGTGCGAACCCCTACATCAACTGAGAAATATCGAATGCTGCATAATCTGTCGGTCGAAGAAGTTCAAAACAACGTCGCAAGCGAGACGAACATCGAAGTCCTTCGCAATGCGCTGATCCTCGCGAATCAACTGATCACGGCGCTGGATCAGACGGTCGTCTCACTTCTGGACGACCTTGAAGAAGCCCTCGAAGAAAACGAAGCACTGTTCGCTGATGCAGAACGCTATACGCTGGTGAAGTTCACGCTTCCGGCGATGCTGGAAATCGCAACCAAGGCTGGCGCAAACAGCCCGCAGCTTGCAGAAGTGTTTGGTCGCCTGACGCCCGATACGCTTGATGAAGCACTGGACTCGGCAATCGCCCACGGCGCACTTGACGAACTTCGTGCAGCATACGAAGCTGATCAGGCAGAAGCGGCACAAGGTAGCCGCTTGGACTAAGAATCCAGCTTTAAGCGGCTGAAAGATACCGGTAGTGTCGGGTAAGGAAAGCAAACGGAGAATGGGAAGCGAAACGGGTTGAGCCTGAGTAGCGGATACCTCACCGGCCAGACACACAAGAACCCCAAACTTGTTTTCATCGAAAGATGTTGACACGTTTGGGGTTTTTTGTTATAGTTCTTCCATACCAACGAAACGGAGCGCACCACATGAGCCAACTGATCATCGCTGAGTACCGCATCGAAGAACTGCTTGCCCGCGTGAAGAAGTTCAACAACAAGGCCAAGAAGCTGAATCTTCCGGTCATCGTGGCGACGCAAACGGAACTGAAGTCGAAGACCTTCAAGTCCCGCGATTCGGACGGCATCCTGCGTGAGTACACGATCAACTACGCGACCTTCGATCTGGCTGGCGACATCCCGCGTATCGACGGTTGGGCGATTCACTCGAAGGTCGAACCGTCTGGCGTGTTTGGTCAGAACTTCGTCTACTCGCAACCGGGTTTCGAACCGGTCGAAGCGCTGCGCACCACGGAGTTCATCTGCGAACACTGCAACATGAAGCGTGGCCGTTCGCTGGTGTACCTGCTTCAGAACATCGAGACGGGCGAACAGAAGTTGGTTGGTAAGTCGTGCCTGAAGGACTTCTTGCCGAACATCGATGTCGCTTCACTGCTGTCCTACCTCGAAGGGTTCCGTGAACTGAACACGTCGAACCTCGATGAAGACGGCGAACGCGCTCCCCGCGAAGCTTACGTCTACAACACGAAGGAACTGATCGCAGAATGCCTCTACTCGATTCGCAAGGTCGGGTATCGGTCAAAGAAGGCGGCACGCGACATGGGCGAAGAAGGCACGGAAACTTCGGCATGGATCGGTATCTCGGATGTCCAGAAGCGCGAAAAGCTGTACCCGCCCGTCGAAATGCGCCCGATCTTCGAATCCGGCGAAATCGAAAAGGTGGTCGAGTTCGTGAACGCCCTGAACCCGCGCGATGACTTCGGCTACAACCTGCAACTGGCGGTCCAACAGACGTATGCACCGATCAAGATGTTCGGTTTCGTAGCGGCGGGTGTTCAGATGTACCTGAAGTCGCTGGAAAAGGCCGCAGAAGCCGCGACGAAGACGAATGAGTACTTGGGGACTGTTGGTGAACGCATCGTCTTCAACGGCCTTAAAATCGTCCGCGTGACCCCGATTGAAGGTAGCTACGGTACGACCTTCCTGACGGGCTTCGAAGATGATGCAGGCCGTTCGGTGGTCTGGTTTGCATCGAAGTGCCCCGGCAAGGTTGGTGAAGTGTTCAACCTGAAGGCCACGATTAAGGATCACAAGGAATATAACGGCACGAAGCAGACGGTGATTACCCGAGCATCGGAAGTGTAAAGAAAAGGGGACCGAAGTCCCCTTACTTTTTGGTGAATAAGTAGAAGACGGAGAGAAAAGATGTTACGAAAGTGTAAAATCAGGACTGAGAATTGGTACTGGAATCGACAGCTTCAGCTTCGATTATTTCAGCTTGGTGTGATATGGCCGGGAGTGGGTCAGAGACTTTGGAACTGTCGCAACGGACGCGGGGACTACTTGTTCCTTGAACCTAAGTACGATGGTAGCGGCTGGTTTCTCAGTTGGGGTCGAGAATTCGACTTCGAACGCGCTGTTGATCTTCCCGAGACGACTGCGAAATTGTTACTGAAAGACCTCGAAGTGACATCCGTTAAAAACTAAATATTAGGTTCAGATCAAATTCCTTCCTAATAACAGTTTTCCGCCTTCGGCGGCTGCGCTCGCGCAGATAACTAGTTCCTTACTTGTTCTTTTTAGTTACCATGAACCCCAAAACCCATTATATCAATGTTGGGGATTCTTGTCAAGATAAATATTCGCGTTCCAACCTCAACAAAGGATACAACTATGTCTTCATGGACTCTTAAAACACCGCCGACATTCCGGTCAGACGCAGTTGCGTCCGCATCGGGCTGGAAGCATCCGGTAACTGGCGAAGTGCTGGTTGCCATTCGTGGCCTCACCACGAAAAACGTTGATGCACTCGTTGTGCCGACCTTCACGCTGGCTGTTCCGGCTGATGCGACGTACACGGTGGGTCAAGCACTGGTCTTCACGGTGACGGCTTCTGAAGCGGTTACGATCAGCGGCACGCCCTCGATTGATGTGACCATCGGTTCGACGGTTCGCCAAGCGCAGTTCACTGGCATCGATTCGACGCAGAAGATTCTCACGTTCTCGTACACGCTGGTTGCTGGTGACGCGGATGCTGACGGCATCGTGGTTGCCAACACCATCGACCTGAACACGGTTGGTAAGGGCAAGGCGAAGGTCGTGGATCAAGTTGCGGGGTCGGCGGGTCAACCGATTGATGCTGCTGCGCTGACGTTCACGGTTCCGACAACCACTGGTATCAAGACCTCTGCGTAATCTGTAGACGAAGATGATTAAAGTCGATCTGACCGAAGACAACTTCGAGTTCTTCGCAATCAAGTATTACGATGACCCGAATTGTTTAGGAGTGCATGAATTCAAGGAAGACATGCAAAGGTTCAAGTACCTCAATCGACTTCTAAACAAATTCGAAGAAGGCGGCGAGATGAAGGTGAATCTGATTCTGAACCATCTCGTCGTTCTCTACAATCTGTTCAACGATGCTGCAACCAACCTACTGTTCTACCGGGTTGCAGAGAAGCACTGGCCGATTCTGGTCCCGTTCCTGATCTACATCAATCGGATGCCTTCCGAGATATACCTATCTTCGAAGCGCACCATACATGACAGCGATATTCATATCGACATGAGCGTGGTCACGGCTTTGCGCGAATTCAACCGTCAAGGTTGTTAAGGACTAAATATGAAAACTGACAACCCCACTGCGCGACGGCCCCTCAAAACGTTCAAGATGTTCCTAGAGGATGCGGCTGCTGGCGCGGTTGCTGCGAATGCGACTGGCCCCGCCGTAGCTGGTACTGGTGATGACAAAGATACGGTCGTCGTCAAGAAGAAGCCAACCATCCAAACACGGAGCAAACCGAACGTATGAAGACGATCATCCACAAGATGCGGTCGATTCTGATGAAGAAGACCGTCGAACAAATCGATGCTGGATTCGCTTGTCCGATCTGCCATGCAACTCACGTCCACAGCCACACATCAGGCGAAATCGTTGAGTATCGAAACAAGCTGAAGGCAGAACTGGCCCCGAAAGTCAGTCAACCTAACACATCACCGAAGCGCAAACCTGCCCCAAAGAAAGATGTTCCGGGTGAAGTAGTCACCGCACCACAGGCCCGCAAGAGAAAGCCAAGGAACAACAATCATGGCCGATAATGAACTGGAACTTGCGCTGTTGCGCCGTGACACAGAAGCAACGACGCAGATCGTCACCAAGCTAGACAACGCGATTGAAAAGCTGACGGACCTTGGGACCGACATGAAGCAGATGTTGGTTCTTCACGAACAACGCCTTGGGCGACTGGAAAAGATTGACAACGAGATTCATGGATTGGTTGAAACGCGCCGTGCAGAACTCCAAACCGACATCAACGATTTGGAGGGCAAAGTGGCTTCAACAGTCAAGGAAATTTCGAACGACATCAACAAGACCGAAGACCGGCTGATGACGGCAATCAAGGGCGTGAAGGAAGACATCGAGAAGGACGGCAAGAAGAAGGACGAGAAGCACGATGAACTGGTGAAACGAGTGGATGCCCTCGAAAAATGGCGCTACATCATCATCGGTGGGGGTGTCGCTGTCGGCTTCATCATCGAGAAAGTTTTACCGATTTTCGGTATCGGGTCACACGGATGACCAAGTTTGTAGATAAGACCGCCTTCGGGCGGTTTTGTCGTTTCTGGGACTTGCAACAAGTCTGGGAATGTGAGATAATGCTTCTATCGTATCCACTGCATCATGAGTAAGTGACCAAACATGCTTTATATCGACGTGAAGTACGTCTCGTTCATCGCGAGTCGTCTTCCTCTGTTTACCAAGAAAGACGCGACACTCTGGAACTTCCGGTGTCCCATCTGTCTCGATTCCCAGACCAATAAACGCAAGGCACGCGGCTACCTGTTCGCAAAGGAACAGAAGCTTATCTATGCTTGCCACAACTGCGGCGCGAGTATGTCGTTCGGGAAGTTCCTCGATTCCGTCGATCCGGTTCTCTACAGCGAGTATCGGCGCGAAGTCTACAAGGAAACGAACGGCGGTCGAAGGGAAGTAAAGAAGGTAGAGAAAGAAGACGAAGATGAACTGATCAGGAATCTCGTAAAAACGGATACAGCGGCCCACTTCGGCAAGGACGTAGCGGAACATCCCCCGACGCTTCTGGACGGCCTGATGGACCGTTTAGACCGTCTGCCGATCCATCATGAAGCTGTCCGGTATGTGAGGGACCGCCAGATTCCGAAAGATCAGTACCACAAGATGTATTTCATCGGGAACATGCTGGACATCGTTCAACTGAGCGAGCGATATGAAGGACGCATCAGGACCGATGAACCGCGCATCGTTCTGCCGTTCTATGACACGAAAGGGCAGTTGACCGGCGTGACCTGTCGGGCCATCCGTGGCGAATCGTTGCGCTATGTGGTCGTGAAGGTCAAGGACGATGTTCCGCTGATATTCGGCATCAACGACATCGACCGGAACAAGCTGGTCTACATCGTGGAAGGTCCGATTGATTCGATGTTCGTTCCGAACTGCATTGCGGTTGGCGGTACGGGGATGCAGAAGGCGAAGTCTCTGGGCCTGAAAAATACCGTGACGATCTTCGACAATCAGCCGCGCAATAAGGACGTGTGTCGCCTTCAGGAACGGGCCATCGCGAACGGGGATAGGGTTGTCGTATGGAACCCGAGAGTGACCCAGAAGGACATCAACGACATGAAGAAGGACGGCGTTGATTACATGCATGAAATCGAATCCCGGACGTTTTCCGGGCTACAAGCAAAACTAGAATTCGACCGATGGAAGAAATGTTGAACACGGTGAATGCCTGTGCGTGCCTTGGTCCGCGTAATGGTGAACCGATGTGTATGTGCATGATGATTCAAGCTGGACTGCGAACGGATAAGGACTACGAATGGTCCGAAGAAGACAAGCAGAAACTTAATGAAGCACTGAGACAGCTAGGCTGGAAATGACAACATACATCAAGATCAATCACGAATACGATGACTTCGATGGTGAACGAAATTGCATCGCTATGCACATTGAAGTCGATGGTGTTCGTGTGAAGACCTACACCCGCGACGATAGCGGAAGCTACTTCGAAGAACGCGCAGAGGGCTACATCGACGCACTGTGTGACCAATATCCCGATCATCAGTGGACGTACTTCGAATGAAATTCACCATCCGACATCACGTTCCGCGCATCGGTGCGGACTATGAATTCGCGTCCGTGACGATGTACAACAACATTGAAAAAGTCCGCTATGGCGACTACTACCACGAAAAGGGTAGTGATCGTTGTAAGGGCTGGATCGATGGCTTCGCGGCTGCACTCGGCCTCACTGAGTTCGAAGTCGCCTACGAAGAATTCCACGATCCCGAGTGCTACGACTATGAAGAAGAATGCGAAGTCTGTGACGGAACTGGTCAGTACTTCCGCGCGACGCTGACTGGCGGAACTGAAGGTCTGTGCTGGAAGTGCAATGACAGATGATTACCGCACCGAACTGAAGTCCATCCTTCCCGAGAAGTTCCATCTCCATGCGCAACACCGAATCAGTGGTATGGAATGGGATGCCATGTACCCGGACGAAGGACACCGAGAAGCCGTCCGTCGATGGGTCAAGAATGACTGCGCCATGAACCTCGCAGACCTTCTGTTGAGAGACAAGCCTGACGCTTTCACTGAGCATGTTCTTAATGATGGCGGTCGCGAATTTCGTCTGGACTTCGTAGTTTTCTCGAAAGAAGAATGGCGTAAATATCACGCCGATTTACAAACCCTCCTTTTTCACGTAAGACACGCAGCACTGAATGACTATCGAAGCCAAAGTAATCGCTGATTCGTTCTGGACCAACCAGACGACCGGCAAGAAACACCGTATCACCACGTTCCAACTGAAGTATCCCCGTCTGATTCATGGGGAATTCATGACACACAGAGTTTTCTCACGCAACGCATCATCGTCGCGTGCGATCCCGGTCATGAAGCTTCTGAAGGACATCTGGAACGACCCCGCCATGCCCGTTCATTGGGGCGAGAATCAGTCGGGAATGCAAGCCAAGGCCGAACTATCCGGCTGGAAGCGCAAGGCCGCACAAGCCCTCTGGATCGGCGCAAGCAAGGTTGCCTGTGCATTCGCATACGGCATGGTCAAGGTCGGGCTTCATAAGCAAGTTGCGAATCGAATTTGCGAACCGTGGCAGCACATCTCTGTAATTGTCACCGCGACTGATTGGGACAATTTCTACGAACTGCGCGATCACCCGGACGCACAGCCCGAGATTCGTGAACTGGCGCAAGCGATGAAGGCCGCACAAGACGCATCTGTGCCGCGCGAACTCGCACCGTGGGACTGGCACTTGCCGTACTGTTCCGCCGAAGAACTGAGAACGCTTCCTCTCGATGTCCTGAAGAAGATTTCGGCTGCACGATGCGCACGCGTCTCGTATCTCACGCATGACGGCCAGAACCCAGACGCAGTGAAAGATGTGGCATTGCATGACCGTCTGGTTGGTTCGAAACCGATTCACGCAAGTCCGGTTGAGCATCAAGCCCGTCCGTCGATGGACGACAACTATCACAAGAACTTCTGTGGCTTCATTCAGTACCGCGAAGAAGTTGAAGCCATGAACCTACAAGCCCGATGAAGTTCATCCAGAAGAACGTTCCGGTGGTCGAAGCATGTCAGTTCCGTGATGAACACGCCTTCCATGATTGGGCCAACGAGTGGGGATTCGATTTCCAGTATGTCGGACAAGACGACATCCGGTTCCGCATCACACAGACGATGGCCGCTGAAGAATGGAAGACCGTTCGGCCCGGTGATTGGGTCATCCACGGAGCATTCGACTTCTACACGATGGACAACAAAGCGTTCAACGACTACTACAAGCGTCTGGACCTAGAGTAAACAAAATGAAAACCATCATCCATGTCAACCAACACGTCATCAAGGCGAATCGCAAGAACGATGCGCGTGACCCTGTGTTGACTGTGAAGACCTACAAGGACAACAAGTACGGGTCCAACGTCTGCATCGTTGATGCCGATGGGAACTATGTGGCCCGTATCGTCTACTCCCCAGACAAGCCGCTTTCATGTGGCGCACACGTCTGGATCGAAACGAACAACGAAGTAATCGTGAACTGAAAATGACATTTGACGAAATCTACGCAGTAACGAAGTCGGGCGAAGGACGTGAAGGTTCGATCTACAAAGAAGGTCTTGATGCACAGTACGACGAGAACTGCCTCAAAGCCCTTGATGCTAACTTGGAAGTGTTCTCGATCTACTACCTTGTAGACACAACCACGGACATCAACCGTCCTTCGTTCCAAATCCGTAACGCATTTTTCAACACCTATACCGGCGCACCTGTCGCACACGAAGAAGCACGCGCCATCATCAACAAGCAAAGAGAAGACCGTATGACCCAAGCAATCGCAGACGCAGCAAACCTGATCACCAAAGTTTCGCATGAAGCATCCCTCAAAGCTGGCTGGTGGCATGACCTGAAGACCGGCGAACTGGTCGAACCGAATATCGGTGAAAAGCTGATGCTGATCGTGACCGAAGTTGCCGAAGCGTGCGAAGGCGCACGCAAGAACCTGATGGACGACAAGCTTCCGCACCGCAAGATGATCGAAGTCGAACTGGCTGACGCCGTGATCCGCATCGGTGATCTGTGTGGCCGTCTGGGTCTGGACCTTGGCGGCGCAATCGCTGAGAAATTGGCCTATAACGCTTCACGCGAAGATCACAAGATCGAGAATCGCAAGAAGGAAAACGGTAAGCGGTTCTGATGGAATACAAACGGGAAAGGTCACGGCGCTGTGCAAAAGACCTGACCGTTTGTCAAGACTGCGAAGTGAAGCTGACTGATGAAAATTGGACGGCTTCTATGCAGAAGTACAAGCGGTACGTCTGTCGGAATTGTTGGTCTATCAGGCAAAAGCGTTATCAAGCCAATGTTCCGGATAGTGCCGCGCAGAAGAAAGAGAGTACACGAAGGCGTCAAGAGTCATGGGACGAAGAACGGCGCGAACTGGAAAGACGTAAGCGGTATAACGGTTGGCTGAAACGTAAGTATGGAATCGACATCGAAACCTACGACCGTATGCTAGAAGAACAAGACCATAAGTGCTTCATCTGCAAGACCGATGAACAGCGTGGTAAGGGTGGTCTTCACGTCGATCACTGTCATAAGACAGGAAAGGTTCGAAAGCTGCTGTGCGCAAACTGCAACATGATGTTGGGGTTGGTGCGCGATAACCCATCAATTCTTGGCAACGCAATCGCGTACCTCGATAACGACAAATAAATAGTCACCCTAACCAAGTACATCATGTTCACACTTTCAGAAATCAAGTTCGCTGTCGTCTCTATCGCGCTGATCAGTGCTATCGGCGGTTCATATTTCTATGGCCGTCATGAGCAATCACAATCTGACGCGTTGCTGGCAGTCAAGCAACAGCAAGTGATGCAGCAAAAGATCGATACAGAAACGGATCGACGCAACCAGATTTCGCAAGCATTCGAAGACAAGCTGGACAACCTGAAGATCGTCAATACCACGATCAACAAGACCGTCACGCAAGAACTTCAAAAACAAATCTACACGGACTGCAAACTTCCCTCAACGGGAGTTGCCCTTATCAATAGCAACGCCGATCAACTGAATGCTGTGCGTCATGGCACGGTTGCATCGGCCCCTGTTCCTGCCTCTGCACCATGAAAAAACTGATCGCACTTGTGGCGATCTGTGTAAGTCTGACGGCGTGTGTCTCTGCGCCGCCGAAACCGACCCTTGCACCGATTGCAACCCCCGCTGACCTGACCCGCGTTTGTCCCGACATCCCGCACATTGATGCCGATGCTTCGCTTGGCGTGGCGATGACCTACATCACCAACTTCCAAGTCCAGTACAACACATGTGCGATGCGCAATGACTCCCTTCGTGAAGTGACCAGTCCGCAACAATCAACTACGTCACCTTCACAGGGGAAGTAATGGCAACACCAAATATCCAAAAGAAAACCGATAGTCTGATCACGCAGTACCCGGAAGCCGAACAGTTCACGGAGAAGCAATTGTCGATCTTCTGGCTTCCTAATGAAGTCAAGGTCGAGAAGGATGTACAGGACGTTCTGGTCAATATGACCGAAGCAGAGAAGCACGGTGTCACGACGACGCTGAAGCTTTTCACGAAGTACGAATTGAAGGCTGGTGCAGAGTACTGGTCCGGTCGATTCAAGCGGCGCTTCCCGCGTCCCGAATTTCAAGAGATGGCATCGACGTTCGCAACATTCGAACTGGCGATTCACAAACGTTTCTATCAGAAGATCAACGAACTGACGTTCCTGCATACGGACGAGTTCTACAACAGCTACGCCGAAGACCCAATCCTGAAGGCCCGGATGGACTTCATTGATGAAGTCATCTCTGACCCGGCTGATTTGGTATCGCTGGCTGGCTTCTCGATGATCGAAGGCGCGATCCTTTACACATCGTTTGCCTTCCTGAAGCATTTCCAGCAACAGGGCAAGAACAAGCTGCTGAACGTGGTTCGTGGTATCAACTTCAGCGTTCGCGACGAGAACCTTCACTCGCTGGCCGGTGCATGGGTCTTCCAAAAGTTGCTGGAAGAACAGAACCCTGATGCAGCATATCGGGCTGTACTGAAAGATCGCATCTTCGAGATGGCCCGCGCGCTCTATGAGCATGAGTGTCGCATCGTGGACATGATCTTCGAGAAGGGAACGATCCCCGGCATCACGGCGCACCAGTTGAAGAACTTCGCGATGTCGCGTGTCAACGAAGTCCTGAAGAATCTGGGCTACGACAAGTTGGAAAAAGTTGAGTACAACCCGATTGCTGAGTGGTTCTATAAGGCGGTGAATAGCTACACGTTCAACGACTTTTTCAGCGGCATGGGTTCGCAGTATCACAGAGATTGGGACGAGGAAGCCTTCGTCTGGAAAACAAGAGCACAACGAGAAGCAGAAGCAGAGGCAACAGCATGACATCCGTCTACGAACAACTGAGTGAAGAACGTAAGGCACTCCAAACGCAAGGTCTGGTCCCTGAATGGTACACGACCGCTGGATTCCAGATGTTCAAGGACAAGTACGAGTATCAGACCAACGGACAATCGATTCGTGGTCAGTTCAAGCGTATCGCATCAACCGCAGCTTCCCATCTTCCGTTGAGTATCGCGGAACTTGGTGAACAGTGGTTCTTCAAGCTTCTCTGGAATGGCTGGCTGTCCGCATCGACGCCCGTCCTCGCGAACACTGGAACGAATCGTGGTCTGCCGGTGTCATGCTCTGGCGGCAAGATCGGTGATTCGGTCTATGACTTCTATCAGCACAAGCTTGAAGTGGCGATGCTGACGAAGAATGGTTTCGGAACGTCTGGCTACCTTGGCGGCATTCGTCCGCGTGGTTCGGACATCAGCACTGGCGGCAAGGCTTCGGGTGTTCTCGATGTCTTCACTGGCCTGATCGATGACATGCGTAAGATCGCACAAGGTACGGCACGCCGTGGCGCATATGCTGGCTACCTTGAAGCGGATCACGGCGACTTCGATGAAGTATGTGACTTCGTGTACAACAACCCGGATGATGCGAATATCGGTTGGGTCATCACGGATGCATTCATTGAACGTCTGGAAGAAGGCGACAAAGATACGCATCGACGCTTCCGCAAGATGTTGAAGCTGAAGATGGTGCATGGTAAGGGATACTTCTTCTTCGTGGACAAGGCAAATCGCCATCGTCCCGAGATGTACAAGAAGCTGAACCTTCGCATCAACAACAGCAACCTGTGTTCGGAAATCATGCTGTTCAACGACGAAGACCATACGTTCACCTGTGTTCTTAGTTCGATGAATGTGGCGAAGTATGACGAGTGGAAAGACACGGAAGCCGTGTATTGGGCGACCATCTTCCTTGACTGTATCGCGGCAGAATTCATTCAACGCGCAAAGAAGATTCCCGGCCTTGAAGCTGCGGTTCGCTTCACAGAGAAGGGTCGTGCGCTTGGTCTGGGTCAGTGCGGATTCCATACGTACCTGAAGCAGAACATGATCGCTTACGAGTCATTCGAAGCGCACATGAAGAACCTTGAAATCGCGAAGCACATCTGGGATGAATCCCTGAAAGCATCGCAGTTCATGGCCGTCGAGTTCGGTGAACCGGAATGGTGTAAGGGCTTTGGTGTTCGCAACACGCACCGTATCGCCATCGCACCTACGAAGTCCACAGCGAACCTGATGGGCGGCGTATCCGAAGGTATCAACCTCGATCCGGCGAACGTCTACAACGCGTCTGGTGCAGCGGGTGAGATGGATCGCATTGATCCGGTCTTCCTGAAGCTGATGAAGGAAAAGGGACACTTCAACAAGAAGGTCGTTTCCGACATCGCAGACAAGCAAGGTTCGGTTCAACATCTGACTTGGTTGACGGATGAAGAAAAGGCAGTGTTCCGCACTGGCTTCGAAATCAACCAGAAGGCACACGTCCGTATGTGTTCCACGCGTGGTCGATTTATCGATCAGTGGCAGAGTGTGAACCTGATGTTCGCGGCAGACGAAGACGAAGAATGGATTGCAGAAGTCCATCAAGACATCTTCCTTGACGAGAACATGCTTGCTTCATATTACATCTACACCCAAGCGGGCGTTCAAGCCGCAAAAGGTGAGTGCGAGGCTTGCCAATAATGTTTGACTCCCAGAAGGTCTTCTGGGGTAAGGCGTCTTTCGCTGCAAAGCGGGACGCCTTTATTCCTTTCGCAGACCGAATTACTCCAACCTATCTCAGTGGTCAACGAGTTCTACCCTCTGTGCGTTCGGCCATGATCCGCGAACAGATGACCATCCTGAAGCGAGCATACGACCATGCGGCGATTCGTTCGTTGACTGATCCAATCTGGCGTCAGCTTGACGACAGTCGTTCATGGTGGACTCTGACCCCGGCTGAAGTGAATCAAGAACTGATCGAAGAACGCGTCCTCGATCCGGTCAGCGTGGTGTCGGAGATGGTCGATACCTTCAACGCGGGTAAGGTCGAAGCCCCGATCATCGTCGTCAACCGGTTCGAGCATGACAAACAGTACCGCCTTGTGTCCGGGAACCTACAGTTGATGATCTGTCGGTCGTCCCGCATCATTCCCAAGTGCGTTTTTGTTGATCTGGACTGACAGACGTGCTATAATGCGTCATCTCAACTAGAAGATGAAGAAGAAGTGAAGATTCTAAAAGATGAACCAATCGCACCGATCTACATGCGACCCGGCGACAAGCTATCGGTCAATTGGAAAGATGAACATCTGGTCACGCATGACATCGACACGGCCATGATCGTTAATCACGTCACGATTGTCGAATTGCAGGACGAACACGGTTTCAAAACCGGACTTGGTTGTTTTATTGGTGACAAAGAGTGAGAACGATTTACCTTGATATGGACGGCGTGTTTGTTGATTTCGACACGCACTTCGAAGCACTGCATGGCAAGCACCCGAAAGAAGTAGGTGAGGAAAACTTCTGGAAGGTCTTCGACACGAAGCGTGACGGATTCTTCCGCGACTGTCTTCCGTTCGAAGGCCATCTGCAATTCCTCGGTGAAGTTGAAGACGTGGCAGATCACTTCGGCTTCAAGGTCGAGATGTTGACGGCGCTCCCACGTCGATCCACACATCCGACTGCGCGTGAAGAAAAACAAGACTGGATGAACCTGCACGGCATGTCGCACATTCCGATGAATGTCGGTCCCTACGCCATCGACAAGCAAAAGTGGTGCAAGCCGGGTGACATCCTGATCGATGACAAAGACTTGAACATCATTCAATGGCGTTCCAAAGGTGGTCTTGGAATCCATCACATTCCCGGCGACTTCCTGACATCGTATCGACAACTTCGGACATACGTGTCGTCATGTGATTTATCGGCATGAGAATCCGCGTCCAGTACAACGATGCCAAGCGGCTGCTGATAATCCACAACGCGGACCAATTGTTGGCCGTCTACCGGGACATCGATTGGACCACGGCCCATACCATCAGGCGAGGGCTGTTTGACGCGGAAACCCTGACTAAGCTGCATCCAGATAAAACTCTCGTAGATTTTCTACATGAGTTAAATGATCCACCAAGCGATGAAGAATGGAACTCCCAAACATAATCTTCCTTGATTTTGACGGGGTGATTTGTAATCCCCGCGCATGTATTGCATCCCGAGATACGGGCGGCGTATTTTCGTATCTCGATCCGATTGCCTGTCTTCTCGTAAAACGGTTGTGTGAAGATAATAACGCGAAGCTGGTTATCTCGTCGTCATGGCGCATCCTGTATGACCGGTATTCGCTTCAAAGCATTTTGAACGCGGCATGTCCGAAGCTTGGAAGTTTCATGTGGCAGGGGACCGAATGGTGTACGCCGAATCACAACGGCGGTGATGGCAATTATTTTGGTCGTGGTCGCGAGATTCAAGCATGGATTCGCAACCATTCAACACAGTTCAACCGGTTCGTGATCCTCGATGACGATTCTGACATGGACCCGTACATGGATTCGCTGGTTCAGTCCGACACCTATGATGGTATCGGCTATCACCAGTGGCGTGCGGCGGATAATATACTGAGTGGCAAAACAGATTGAAAGAAGAAATGATCTTGGCGCACATGGATTGCGCCGAACGATATGCCCGACTGTCGAAGGCACGACGCCTGAAGGTTGGTGCGCTGGTGGTTGATGGGGATAAAGTCATCTCTATCGGCTACAACGGCACGGAACCCGGTGCAGACAACAACTGCGAAATCGAACCGGAAAATTGGGACGGTGACATCCGCACTCTGAAGACCAAGCCAGAAGTAATACACGCAGAAGTGAACGCGCTGAAGAAGTGCGAACCCGAATACGACGATGGTCAGCTTGTCTATTCTGACGCTGGTGGATGTGACCTGTTCTGTAACTTCGCGTGTTGTAAGCCTTGCGCCGAAGCGATGGTAAGTCACGGTATCAAGCGATTCTTCTACCGCTACGCGTATCGCGACACGGCGGGACTTGACTATCTCAGAGAAGAAGGCGTGGAAGTCCGACAGATCGTGTAAGTCCTAAATACGTGAGAATGAATTAACTATGGAGGATCATTCTCATGCCAACCACGCACTTCGAATGTAACGATTGTGAAGCTGTTTTCGCAGTCAAGCATTCACTTAACAAAGACTACTACCGGGTTCTGAATTGTCCGTTCTGCGGGTCGGAGCTAGACAACGAGGAATATGATGTGGACGAGAACATAGATGAATAACGAAAAGACAGTCAAGAAGGTCGTCATCTATTACACAGATGGCACGTATCAGGAAGTTGAAGCAATCGCAGCACTCCCGAAGCCCTATACCGGTATTCGCGGTCCCTTCGTAGCACAACCGGCAACGGAACCGCTACCGAACCCCGATGATTATTACTATCCCGGAAAGATCGGAACATGGCCGCATCCGCCCGCCGACACTGGTATCAAGATCGTAGACTGACCGCATAAATACCCATACATTCAAAACGTATGGGTATTTTCATTTATGTGGTTGTATCAAGGCAAAGAACAAACTGAAATTCCGGCTGGCATGGTTGGCTTCGTGTATCTAATCACGGACCATGTTAACAGCAAGAAGTATATCGGCAAGAAGCTGTACCACTTTGCCAAGACCAAGCAAGTCAAAGGCGTAAAGAAGAAGTACAAGGCCGAATCGGATTGGAAAGAGTATTATGGTTCCAATGACGAACTGAAAGCCTTGGTCGAACTACACGGTCCCGAGAAGTTCACGCGCGAGATTCTTCACCAATGCCCGAATAAAGGCGCATGTAATTATTGGGAAGCGTATGAGCAATTTGCTCGCCACGTCCTGCTATCCGACGAGTACTACAACGGATGGATCAGCGCAAAAATTACCAAATCTCACGTTGCAAAGTTGCGCAAGTAGTCTGTAGAATGGTCCCGCGTCGATCAGGCGACGCTAATAAAAAGGGGAACAATCATGCAGGTAGTATCAACGATGCCTTTGCAAACGTCTATGGAAGCTGCATTTGCGCCGTGGGCGATAGTAGAAAAGTGGTTAAGAAAGGCCAAGGAACATGATCTGCCCATCTCGATCAATGGTTTGATGGGGATGGAGGAAGTCAGTAAGATCGTGAATGGCCCACAGCAAGTACGAGACATCATCAGCACCTTCCATGCGAAGAAGATGGTCACGAAGCACGAACTGACCGAAGAACAGCGCACTGGCGACAAGCGCGACCGCATCGGATACATGTGGAATCGAGAATTCAAGGGCGAAGCCTACCGACCCGCCGTCAAGCCCAACAAGAAGCCATCCAAGCCCACGACGACCAAACCTAGTGTGAGTGTCGCTCATTCCCCCGAGAAGGCCAAGCAAGCCGCTCCCAAGGCCGTAGAACTCGTCTTTCAAGGCGTGACGCTTGTCGTCAGCCGAAACCCCGAGAACGGAAACACACGGATCGTTATCGAAGGTTAATGTAAGCCCGATCAGAGATGGTCGGGCTTTTTGCTTTGGAGACGGGCATGAACCTGTTCCGTATCTGCCTGTACGGTGGGAGAGAGTCTTTCCATACCGAAGACACGCCATTCGAGTGCTATGCCGACGCTGAAGTCTATGCTAGGGAGGAAGCGAAGATTTCGGGCGCATCTCTGTACGCGGTAGTCGATCTAACAAACTTGGGAAATGATGTTGACAAGGTTCCCAAGTTTGGGTATGATTCACACATCGACAACAAACACAGGAGCGCAAGACATGGCAAATAACTGGAAAGTGGATGATGCGACCGGCGAATGGACTCCGCTGTGCGAAGGTTCCCTGCAAGAGTGCAAGGACTTCTGTGCGATGTACGGCTTCAGCTACATCGTGTGCAACGAGCGCAACATGCTGGTGGTTCTGTGAAGACGCAGGATCAGGCCCGTAGAGAATTCGCGATCTACTACGAGGAAGTCAACGCGGACAGCAAGCGGGACGGTGGCGGCGGTGTTCATAAATCGGAACTGTGGGATATGTTCATCAATCACGGTATCGAAGAAGAACGCTTCCCCGCCGATGCGACGAACTGGAAGATGCCACGGTCAACCAAGAAGTTAATCTAGGAGAGAAGAACATGTTGAGACTTCCCCCGCAAGACAGCGCAATCCGCGAGTGCTTCGATACGGCGCATCTTGCGGAACTCTGCGCACCCGAGAATCGGTTCAAGCTGCCGACCTTCCGGGAAGCACTGGCGAACGCGAAATCGTTCTTCACGGCGAACAAAGGTGTCCGTCAGGTAATTTCGATCACGCTGCGCGCCAATGGTGAACTGTGGCTGATCCAAGTTGGTCCGCGTGGCGGCTGGAAGGTTCTCTGGAATTTCGGACAACTGTAGGAGGGAGAGTGATTACCGTCAAATACTGTAAGCCCGCACCAAAGACGATCCGGGCTTGGATCGAGAAGAATCCCGAGAAGGTTGCTGAGTTCGACTGCGGCGGCGGTTATTCGAACGGATTCGCCTATGACATCCTGTTGGCTCCCGGCTGGCGCATGGGCGATGATTACGTCCACACACTCATATGCGACACCGTGGCTGAAATGATGACCGAACTGCGCGCTGTCGTACCGTGTGACTGTGACGAGTGCAAAGAAATGCTGAAGCGAAAGACTTGACAGATTCCCAAGTCTGGGTTAAGATTCACACATCGACAGCAAGGAGAGATTCAAATGTTCACTACGGATTACGCGGGTCGCGGTGTGGATGCCCTGAACCAGATTTTTGATGGCATGATGTCCAATCTCAAACACCAATGGAAGCGAGAAGCCATGATCCTGAACAGCCATCAAGTAGAAGCCGTGTACAGCGCAATGTGCGCACTGAACAACGTCACCGGCATGATCCATGTCGTGATGCCCGGAAAGGACGCTGGTCAGACGATCACCGTGTTTCAAGAAGTGGTGTCACACGAAGTGGTGATTCATCTTCGCTCGATGGTCGAACCAGAACCGATCAGCACCGAACGATATAAGGACCAGAACGCTTTCATAAAAGCCTACGGTTTGGACTAAAATACAACAATTAAACATCTTCGCGAGGAAACCATGAGTCTGACCCGTAGTGAAAGTGAATTGCTGGAAGCCCGAGAGGGCGAACTGAACGACGCCGAACGTGGTGTAATCGATGCGACCTTCGATGCCCTCGAAGAAGCCGCAAAGGTCCGTGGCGTGAAGCTGGCCCGAGACGACCGTGTAGCAGCACTGGAAGCCGCACTGGTCCGATTCCTTCTGGCATCTCGATAAACAACAGGGAGTGAACGATGAACAAAGAACGACGCAAGGCAATATCGAAGGCCCATGAGGAATTCGACAAGATCAAGTCCGACTATGACGAAATCATTGGTCGATTCGATGACCTCAAATCGCAGATTGAAGCCATCCGCGATGACGAACAGGAAGCGCGTGACAATCTTCCCGAGAATCAACAGGACGGCGACAAGGGTCAAGCGATGTCGGACGCTATCGAGAACCTTGAAAGCGCCATCGAGACGATTGAATCTCTGATGGAAGTCGATCTGGATTCGATCATTGACAACCTGAACAGCGCATCGGAATAAACCACAACCAAAGAACCTGAGAGAGCAATACATCATGAGCAACCAAAACCAAAAGACCATCGTCGTGAAGCTGGACCCGCACACTTCCTTCGAACAACATCTGAACTACGAGTTGGACAAGGCGGTGTTCCTGTGGGGACTTTTCAAGTCGCTGGTCCTCGGCGCTCTATTGATCGTTGCTCTACTCGGCGCAATCGGCTGGTACACCGGCATCCTGAACCCGGATTCCAAGACGTGGACCAAGATCAATGCAGCGACCGCCGATCACGATGCACAGAAGGCAGTCGAACTGCACGATGTACCTTCGCAAGAAGTCATGAACGCGAAGCAGAACGCCGAACACCTGCGCGCCATCGGTTCGCCGTGGGCGGCAGATGCAGAAGCGGACTATGAGAAGGCAAAGGCCAAGGACGATGCTGCACGCGCGGCGCTGCGTCTTCGTGCGCAACAAGCAGCAGCGATCCACAAGGCCGTGAAGGACGAGTAAACCGTTATGTGAGGATCGTTATGTCGATACAACTGCGACGCAAAGCAATCAAGCTATACAGCAACCCCGAGAATCCGAAGTGGCTGAATCGAAAGATGCAGCGACAATGGATCGCAAGTATGGAGTTCCTTGGGGACCGTCACGCCTTGCGTAAGACTTCGCCACGCTTGACGACACAAGACCCTCGAATCCTCCGCTAATCGATCCGGGCGATGATGGGACCACAAACATCATCGCCCAAACTTGTAGATTTGTGGTATAATACGCATGTTCGCTAGGGAATTCACCGTCCCTACGTTGAGAAGTTCCTACCTGAAGTACCCAATCCCTCTGCTGTGACCAACGCAAGAGAACTACAAGAAGTAAAGAAGTTAGAACAACGAAATGATCCTTATAGACTATAGCGGCACGGCCATCACACAGATCATGGGCGCGCTGCAAGGTGACAACACGGCTGTCATTGAACCCGATACGTTCCGTCACCTGTACCTGTATAACCTGCTGGAATACAAGAAGAAGTACGGCAAGCGGTTCGGCAATATCGTGTTTGGCGTCGATAACAAGCAGTACTGGCGCAAGGCGATGTATCCGCACTACAAGTGCTATCGGAAGAAGACCAAGGAAGATCAGGGCTACGATTGGGACATGATCCATCATTGCATGGATACCGTCAAAGCCGAACTGACTGAAATCTTCCCTTACCCGGTAGTCGATGCATCGTTCGCGGAAGCGGATGACGTGATCTACACGCTGGCCGAATTCTCGCATCTGAATTCGGGCAAGGAAGACATGTTTGGCGAACGTGAACCGGAACAGACGCTTATCATCGCGTCCGACACGGACTTGGTTCATTGTCAGAAATTCCCGGAAGTGAAGCAACTTTCGCCGTACACCAAGGAACAGGTTTTGCCGACCTTGGAACGCACGGTGAAGGGCGTCAAAGAGAAGTACAAGGTATCGCTCGATCACTTCCTTCTGGATCACATCCTGACGGGCGATTCGGGCGATTCGATCCCGAATATCCTCACTGACGACGACTTCTTTGCGAAGAAGCTGGCCGACCCGGATACGAAGGTTCGACAAGCATCCGTAACTGCGAAGATCAAAGAGTTCTATGTGAACCAGTTGACTGAGCACGGTGAGATTCGTGAGTTCCGATCAGAAGCAGAAGAAAAGAACTTCAAGCGCAACAAGCGTCTGGTCGATCTGGGCGAGATTCCGCAACGCGTGAAAGACAAGGTTCTTGCCGTGTATCATGATCAACTTGGCAAAGACCGTTCGATGCTGCTGGACTACTTCACGAAGCATCGCCTGAAAAACCTGTTGGACGACATTCAAGAATTCTGACCATGAAACCTCGCGCCTCAAAATACGGACTTGACCTGACGGGAAACCCGATTGAACCCAAGGACGGCGAACGAATCCTCGAAGAAGGGGAATCGTTGCCCGAACGTTACAGACCTTGGATCAACGGTTCCGGTTGGATAGGCGTGGCGAAGCTGCACACGCATCCGGGCGCGAATACTGTGGCCCGAGTGTTTGGGAATTATTGGGCCTATGCGGTCCCCATCAAAGCGAGAGTAGCGAAGGTCCAACATGTCGAAGAAAACCCGCCTGAAGCGGTTCTGGACGTTCCTGAAGTGGTATCTGAGTCCGCACCTGAAATCAACAACGTGGACGCAGTACAGGACGTACCTGCACCACAGACACCAATAAAGAAGACTCGGAAGCGGAAGTCGTTGCCGTTCTACACCAACGAGATTGTATTTGATGACGATTGATCACCTAGTGATCCGGTTGGCCGAAGCGTATGCCGATCTGATCGATGCAGTAGAAGATTGGATTGACGACCTTCCGCCGCCGTTTAGTTGGTTCTTACCATAAAGAAAATGAAAAGAAAATTTGTCGTGGCCGATCTTCACTTCGGTCACAAAGGCGTATGCAAGTTCACGGCCCCGAATGGCGTGGACAAGCTGCGTCCGTGGGACGACACCGAAACGATGGATGATGCCTTGGTCGAAGCATGGAACAAGACCGTCAACCCGGAAGATGAAGTGTATGTGCTTGGTGACGTGACGATGAACCGATCTGCATTGCCGACTGTCGCGCGATGCAATGGCCGCAAGCATCTGATCAAGGGCAACCACGATACCGCACCGATCAGCGAATACCTCGAATACTTCTATGAAGTGTCGGCGTGCCGTGTGCTGAAGGATATGATCCTGACGCACATCCCGATCCACGAAAGCGGGTTGGGGCGCTTTGGTGTCAATGTACACGGCCACTTACATGCGTACAATGTTCAAACTCTTTACGAACAAGTGCTGTCGGAAGATGAATCGGAATGGCATCAGATTAACGATCCGCGATACATCTGCGTGTCCATCGAACAAACGAACTGGAAGCCAGTGTTGCTCGATCATGTACGAGACGAGATTCGAGCACGCAAGGAACGATGGGGCGACGAGTTCTTCTCGAACTAAATAGAGAATCTATAAGGACTCCTGAATACCATGTCAAACCCAATGCGCTTCACCATCCCCGAAATCCTCAAAGCTGTGTCTGAAGCCAAGACACATGAGCACAAGGTCAGCATCCTTCAGAACTGCGGTACTGAAACGCTGGAACAGATTCTTCAGTACAACTTCCACCCGGACATCAAGTTCAACTTGCCGGAAGGCGATGCACCGTACAAGAAGGAAGCCGACATTCCGGTTGGCAAGTCAGCGACGAACCTGTATCGCGAGGCTCGTCGTCTGTACATCTTCCTGCATGGCTATGCGCCGAACCTGAAGCCGTATCGCAAGGAACAACTGTTCATCGAACTGCTGGAAGGCATCCACTGGACTGAAGCGGACCTTTTGATCGCGGTCAAGGACAAACGTCTTCAAGACCTCTATCCGGGCGTGACGTATGAATGCGCGCGTGATGCGTTTGATCGTCTGCTTCCGCAAGAACCGCCGAAGAAGATCGCGAAGGCAGTCAAGCTGGCAATCCCCGACCTCGACGCAGAACTGGCGAAGGAAAAGGTGGAACAAGAATCCCTCCCTTTAGCACAACCGGTGTCATCTACTCCGACGATAGTGGCTTCAGTTTCGGATACGGTGACGCCGAAGAAGAAGGGAGCACCCCCGCCGCGTTACGCAACGGAAGAAGAACGAATCGCAGCACGCAAGGAAACGATTCGGAAATCGAAGGCCAAGCAGCGGGAAAAGAAGAAGGCAGAAAAGCAAGCATCAAAAGCCGAATAATCGCAAGATTATCTGGACTCCTGACTACATTATTTGGACGGGACGACTGGACTACGGTCGATCCCAATACTGAACTAAAGGAATGGCTTGATACACGAAAAACAAACAACCAAGGCTTTGTTGAATGAGCAAGCAATGTCCGCATTGCGAATCTGCGAAGGTGCAGAGTCGCGGGACCAAAACCAATCAAGCGGGTAGCACACGAAACCGTTATCAGTGTATGGACTGTCTGAAGTGGTTCAGCACCGTGGTAAGTGAAGTGGTAGATCCGGAAGTCGTCGTTCCTCGATTCAGTTCCAGTACACCCAAAGATTTCGAAGGCTATGAACGCTTCGTCATCTCGGCTGTACAGAACGACACACTGGTCAACAAGCAATTCCTCGAATCGCTGAAGCTGTACTGCGAAGTCAACAAGGCCAAACTGATCCTTGTGCCGATCACCTACAAGGCGACCGAAGACTCACAGTACTGCGTCGATCCTGAACTGCTGGTGACGCAAGATGTCCTGTTGTCGAAGAAGCTTCGCCTGTTGGCCCATGTGCAGATCAGTCCGACCATCGCAACGCCGCTGGCTGGCTTGGATGAACAGAGCAAGGGCAACAGCCTGATCATCGCGCATCCACAGCTACAGATGCGGACCCTTGCAACACTCGAAGATTCTCCCATCCAACTTTGGACCACTGGTGCAATCACGTATGACAACTATGCACAGACGAAGACAGGCGAAAAGGCGAAATTCAACCATTCGCTTTCTGCCCTTGTCATTGAAAAAGACCATAATCAGTTCTACTGTCGTGTCCTTAATTGCGACGACGATAATGGATTCTACGACCTCGATCTGTATTACGGCCCGACCGCCGTTCGTTCGACGGGCCAAGTAGAAGCACTGATTACGGGCGATGAACACGCGATGTTCACGTCCCCGGAAGTGAAGGCAGCAACCTACACTGGCGATAGTTCGCTAGTGAACCTGTTGAGGCCCAAGAAGATTGTGCGGCATGATGTGTTGGACTTCTTCACTGGTTCGCACCATCACCAACACAGCTTCCTACTTCAGTATGCGAAGCACAAGACGCGAACGAACATCGTTGAAGATGAACTGACGCTTACGCTTCGCTACATCGCAGAGACGACGCCATCGTATGCCGAAAACGTCATGGTCGCATCGAATCACGTTGAGCACATGAACAAGTGGCTTGACACGATTGATCCGAAGACTGAAGTTTGGAACGCCAAGCTTTACTACCGGATGATGTACCTGATGCTGGACCACATTGACGAGAACGGTATCGACATTCCGAACGCGTTCCAGTTGTGGACGGAAACGACGCAGCATGAGTTCGCAACCCCGAAGCTTCGTTGGTTGGGTCGCAATGAACCGTTCAAGATTCATGGCATCGAACTGTCAAACCACGGCGACATGGGTATCAATGGGTCGCGCGGCAGTCCTGCACAGTTCAGCCGTCTGCCTGACAAGATGGTCGTTGGACACAGCCACAGCCCGAGCATCATGAAGGGTTGCTACACGGTCGGAACATCGACTGGTCGGTTGGAATACACGAAGGGTCCGTCCTCATGGGCGAACAGTCATGTCGTGATCTACCCGAACGGCAAGCGTCAGTTGATCACGATCATCAACGGCAAGTACCGTCTTTAAGCCGCTGGTGTAGCACGCTTCAGAACGTCATCCTTGTGTCCTTCATATTTGACGGGCACATGATGATTGTTTAGGACCACGGTCATACCGTTGGCTGTATAGCCGTGGTATCCGTGGTCCAGTACTGCACGTTCGAAGTCATTGTGTTCTTCTTCGCCGTTGTATTTGTGAGTTTCCGCAGTCTTGCGAATCGCTGCACGTTCGTCTGGATGTGCCTTCGCATGATCATAAATCCCATGCAATGTTGCGCTATGCACATGCATCCCCAGACCGCCTTCATGCACAGGCGGTAACGCACCGTGTTCTTGTCGGTCATGGTTATAGAAGTAGACCCGAGACTTGATCCGGTCGTCCTTCGTCCATTGCAGACGCTTCCCTTCCGCACCTTTAATCCCCGTCCCCGAATATCGACCGTCCAGATGGTCAAGTCCCGGCTTGTTCGAGTAATGAATGCCGTGGACAGTCACGCCCTTCGTCGGCGCAGCTTCCTCGCGTTCGGCAAGGAACGATCTAAAAGTTTTCATTGACATATCCCCAATGTTGTTGGTATTATTTAGGTTCAATACAACACCGGGAGAGACGCCCATGAAGCAATTTCTGATTTCATCATCCGGCAATGACCGGATCGGCAAGACTGACACCTTCGCGACTGTCACCGAAAACGAGGCACCGAAGGGTTCCGTCACGCTGGCTATCTCGACGGTCTACAGCAAGGCCCGCGATCCGAACCATCATCTGGTGCGCAACACGATCCACTTCGCAAGCAAGGTCGAACTGGCGAACTACGCACGGTTCCTGCTAGACGCCGCTGATGCATGGCATCCGATCAAGCCGCTGGACGAACTTTTGGCCGACGAAATCCAGTTCAAGTTGAAGTAGTTCGTTAAGTGTGTTAGAAAACAGACTCCCCATTAGAAAGGAAGAAGTCATGGCAATCATCACGGTGGACGACCTGATCGACGCACTTTCCAAGTTCGACGGTTCAAAGATCATCAAGGTGCAGGATCGGGAAATTCCCGTCATTGGGTTGAACATCACACGCGTGACCGAAGATGTCTTCGTCGGCAAAGAAGGCCCGGATGTGGACATCGTTCTGATCAACGTTCAACTCGATCTGGACGAAAGCCAAGGTCGATAAAACAACAGCCGCGATCAGAGATGGTCGCGGCATACAAAACTAGAAGGACAAGAAAATGAAAAAGGGCGAGATGCTTTCGAAGATGTTGCTTCTGGTCACGCAACGCTTCGACGGGAAGTTCGACAAGGCCGGGAACCCCTACGTGCTTCATCTGCTGAAGGTGATGCACTATTGCAAGACTGACGACGAAGAACTTCAGTGCATCGCATTGGGTCACGATCTGGTCGAAGACACGCCGACGACCTATGCGGAACTGAACGAATTTGGCTTCACGGCGCGCATCATCCAAGGCATCAAGAACATGACCAAGGTTCCGGGTGAGACGGAACGGGACTATCTGGACCGCCTGATGTCGGCCAAGGACTCGATCATCGTCAAGCTGGCTGACCTTCGCCACAATAGCGACATCCGCCGCCTGAAGGGTTTGGCAGAGAAGGACTTCGCGAGGATGCAGAAGTACCATCGCATGTATCTGATCCTGACGGAAGCCCTTGCGAACTTCACAGAACCGGTCGCCGGTCCCATCGTTTTCATGCCGGTTGATGGCGGCACCGATGTGTTTGACCTCGATGATTGGGAAGGGTCGTGTCGTGTTGGTGCGATCACCGCGTCCGATGGTTGCGGCTACTGGATGAAGGGAGCCAAGCTGGAATCGGACATCGACTGTTTCACCGCAAGGCCCGAGTGGGCCACTCACGTTGCGTGGTACAACAAATAAACGTTGACAAGAATTCCCAGACCTGTATAATCCTTTTCATCGACAACACGAACGGGAGTAAACAACATGGGACTGATCGTAGAAGTTTATCGCGGCGCACGCGGACATGACTGCACCAACCACGGTATCTCGTCGCGGTATGATGAACTCTGTCTGGTGAACGTGGACGGACCTTCGGAACCAAGTCGAGAAGGTCCGGTCGCACCGGCATGGTTGGATTCACACTATCCGGGTTGCGTGCGTATCATCCCGGCCATCAAGAAGGATGGCGTCTGGGTTCCGTACCCCGAAAGCCCGATGTACGGCGGTAATGTGGCATGTACGTCCGACAGCCGGTTCTCGGAAGCCGTCGAAAAGCTTCTGGGTCACAACTGGTACGGCGCGGTCAAGATTCACGACCGCTTCGAGACGGCCCAAGAACTATGAACTGAAGAAAGTAGTTGACACGATTTCCCACGTTTGGTAAGATTCTTTCTGTCCCAAACGTGGGACGAACTGATAGGAGATTAGCACATGGGTCACAGCATCAAGCCGAAGTACGCACTGGAAGTCTACGAAACCCGCATGGTTGACGGTAAGCCGCGCAGCGTGCTGGCCTTCGAAGGCGCAACGTGGGACACCAAGCGTCACGGCCACGCGAATCCGAAGAACCTCGAAAAGTACGCGCTGGCTTACGGCAAGTCGCTGGAAAAGGGCGGCTCGAACTTCCACATCACGGAAGCCAAGGGCTACGTCTCGTATCCGAATCGCGCAGTGATCCGCTTCAATCACGCCCACGGCGCAACCGTGGCTACTTGGCAAGCACCCGCCTTCATGGTGTGGTAACAGGAGAAGAACATGAACAAAGCAAAACTGATCGAAGACCTGAAGAAAATCCGCAAGGATGCCACGATGCAGACGGCGAACTTCAGCCAATTGCCGACCGGTGAAGTCTTTACGTATCCGACATACGAAACAGAAGTGACGGCGTTCATCGAAGAACGCACGCGTCTCTGGAGAGATACGTGGATCGTCGGGATGCTCGATGAAGTCATCAACGATCTGGAACGCGGCACGGCCCGCTATCAGGACTAAACATGCCAGTACGTTCAATCGGTCCTCATGAAGAACTCCCGGTCGGAACCAAGGTTCGGGTCGGCAACAAATTCGGCACGGTCATCAGCGCGTCCGTCAAACCGGCGCATCCACGCGGAACCATCGTGGTTCATGAGATTAGCTTCACGGAAGCCGTTCTACGCGGGGTCGGGCGCATTCGCTCCAAACCCAAGGCATTAACGAAGCCTTACACATCCTTCGTCAACTACTCGTTCATTCACGTCCTCGAATAACCAAGATGTTAATAAGAATCGCACTGCTGTTCGCCGCGTTTGCGGGCGGTATGTATGTCTTCCTGTCGTGCTTCGGAAAGATCGACAGGAAGTATTGGGGAACCTTCTTTCGGGTTGTGATGAAGGTTCTCGTTTGTCTCATGTTCGGCGCGGCGGCAGTCGCCTCGCTTGGAATCGTTTCGCAACTTACCAATTGATAAGGTAAAACAATATGAAATTTCTGAAAGTCCTGCTGGTTTCCTTCGTAGTCCTGATGATGGCCGCATGTGGCCGCATCGACACCGGTCACTCTGGCGTTCGCACAAGCTGGAACAAGATGGTCCAGACACAAGTCGTCTCGCCGGGATTCTACGTCGCAGTCACGGACGATGTGACGCAGTACGTCACGAACGAAATCACGTTCAAGCTGGAAAACGAGAAGCCACAGACCGCCGATAAGTCGTATCTGAAAGACCTCGACGCAACCTATACGTGGCAAGTCACGTCAAACGATCTTCCGACACTGGTGACGCGATTCAAGAATCGAACCTTGGTTCAAGGCGATGACCGCTACCCGATGGGAATTTACGTCGATGCCGTGATGCAACGTAGCTTGGCACAGGCCGTCAGCGAAGTCGATGCACTCGATGCAAACCAGAAGCGCACCCAGATCGAGAACAATACGATCAAGTTTGCGACCGAGAAATTCAAAGAAGAAGGACTGGACAAAGACATCCGCATCAATCAGGTGATGATCAAGAACATCGAGATTGATCCGCGTCTTCAGGAATCGATCCTTCGCAACGTGACTGCACAGAAGGACAACCAGACCAAAGACATCGAGATTTCGACCGCCGACAAAGAAGCGAAGCGTATGGCGAAGCTGGCCGAAAACGGTTCGAATGCGAACTACATCGCCCTGTTGAATGCGCAGTCGAACATGAAGATCGCGGAAGGCATCGCGAACGGTCGGGTCAACACCATCGTCGTTCCGGCTGACTTCAAAGGCATCGTGAACACGGCGAAGTAATGGCAACGGTTGACGACATCCTGTATGGCGATGACAACCTGTACAAACTGAAGAAAGTCGAAGCTTCAGTTGTTGTCGCTGAGAAGATCGAGCAAATGCAACGCCTGTATCAAGAAGTTATGGTACTGGCCGACGAACACGAACTGTATGTCAATGTGACGCTTGAACATCCTGAAGGTATGCGTCTCGGACACAACTGCAACCATCACGCAGATGTTGCATGGAACCCGTCTTCGAAGCGTTGCTAATTCCCAAGTTTGTTTCTGCTTGACATGACTCCCGAGTGCGCGTATGATTCATCTCATACCAACGCAACGGGAGTTTTTCACATGAAAAAGATCATCGACGTTCGCACCGAATCGAATCTGTACTCCGCTGGTCGTGACGAAGACGGAGAGGAAATCTACGGCGAATCGTTCAAGGTTGTGGTTGAGTTCGAAGGCGGCGAAGCCTACTGTCACGAACAAGCTTTCCCGACCGTCAAGTTGGAAGCTGTGTGGTGCGACGACATCAACGAGATGGTTCTGGGAAACGCCATCAACCCGGAAGAACAGAAGGCCAAGGCCGAACGTCTGTGCGCGAGAGTACTACGCCACGTCGAAGCTGGTGGTAAGATTGACATGGACCACTGGACCTTCTACCGCACGGTTTACGGGACGCAAGCATACCTCGATGAAGTGGCCGCGATGACGCCGGAACAACGAGCACAATAATTAAGTTTACCTTTCAAACACGCTACGGGAGATTCAAATGTCACACAAAATCACGATCACCATCGAGACGGGGAACGCAGCTTTCGACGGAGATGACGAAGTAACCGAAGTTCGGCGCATCCTTGAAGAAGTTGCACTTCGCATCGAGCGAACTGGCGTATCCAATGCGGACGGCCAAGCACTGGTCGATCTGAACGGCAACACGGTTGGCGTCATCAAGGTGGAGACTCAATGACCACGTTCCGCGAATGGGGCGAGCAAGTCAAGGCCATTATCCCGTCACTGGTCCAAGTGGCCTCGGATAATGGCCTTTTCTTCAATGGAGACGCCGCAGAACGGCTTCTCGATGATGGCGAGTACCTAACCGTCTATACGATGCTTCAGGCCGTCTGTGAAGGCTTGGCATCGATCCCTGTGGCGATGACTGACCACGAATCCCTATGTTCCATCCTAGTGCAGTATCCGCATGAAGAACAGCACTAGGAACCGGATCAACCAACAGTTCTTCCAGACCAAGGTCGAAGCTGGCCTCTATGAGTACCGTGGCTTCGAAATCTGGAAGGACGCTTTCCGTGCCGTCTGGGTCATCAACGGACCCAAGGGCGGTGCATTCCACTACCTCAACGAAGCCAAGAAGCACATTGACTGGATCATCAAGTATCCGTCCAAGAAGCCGATTGTAAAACCAGAACCAGAATGACCGATAAGACCAAACTAGGATACGTCACTTTCCCCGCCGCATACGTCTTCGAACACGCCCTCGACGCCAAGATCAAGCTTCTCGACACCCGCGAGAAGAAGCGTCTGGAATTCATCGAGAACATCAAACAGAAGCCTACCAAGCGCCTTTTCTGGCCGGGTAAGGCGCTGACCGATGACGAAGCCATCGACTTCATCAAGGGCGAACTGTGGCTGTCCCATGAGTACTTCTACCTCACCCCGGAATGGCAGTCCGACCGGCTGATCGCGCTGGACAGACTGATCGACGTGTCGTGCCGCATGATTCAACGCTCGCCCGATCAAGAAAACACAGACATGACATTGACCATCGAAGCCGCGAACATGATCCTCTGAAAATCAATCGCAAATTTGTTTCGAAATGTGTTGACAACCACTCCCAGACCTGTATAATCTGTCTCACGGTGAACGACAAAACAAACCAAGTCTGATCCGAAACAAACAACAACTCTGATAAGGAATCTACACCATGAAAAAGATCGCACTCGCATTCATTTCCGTCCTCGCAATCTCGACGGCAGCTTTCGCACACGACACCAACGTCGGTCAATCGGGCAGCGTCGCCGGTCAACTGAATGTCGGCGCACAGACCTCGCAGTACAGCGGCAACATCAACGGGTCGGCAACGTCCATCTCGAACGGCAACGCAGTCACGGCGGCGCAAGTCGGCGGTCAGGGTCAGTCGATCCAGTCGGCCTTCAACAACACTGGCGGCACGTCCACGGTCGGCGGTTCGATCAACGCTGGTGGTGCAACGGTCGGTTCGGGTACGACGCAGTATTCGAACAGCACCGTGACCGGCAACGTGTCGGGCAACGCTCCCACGATGGACGGCAACAGCATCGCCAACGGCGGCGCAGCGTTCGGTAACACGACCACGACCGCGAATGTCGGTGCGAACTTCGGTTCGAATGTGCAAGGTGGAACCCTCGGCATCAACGGTTCGGCTGGTTTCCAAGCGGTCGGCAGCATCGGCGGCGCACACGGCTTCGGGCAGTAATAGCCTGAGAGGGGTCTAGCCGCAACCCTGATGCGGTTAGGACTGCTGTTTTTAACAACGATAGGCCGTCCGCAGTGAGTAGTACCTACATGAAGTGAAACGAGACGGGAACCGTTCGGGGTAACGGTTCCCGTCTCAACATCCGGGAGTAATACAACAATGAAGAAAATCGTACTTGCTGGCATTCTTGCACTCGCATCCATCGTCGCACAGGCACAAACGGTTGACGCATCGGCAACGACCACAACCAACACCGCATCCACTTCGGGCGCACTGAATCAGGGTGTCTCGCTTCAGAACACGTTCAACAGCCCGGACAAGGTGGACTACGCCGGTTCCTATACGGTCAAGTCGGCTCCGTCGATTCAAGCTGCATCGGGATACGGTTCGTTCTCCCAACAAAACTGTATGGTGTCCGGTTCGGCTGGCATCTCCATCGTGGGATTCGGCGCAACGGGTCAGACGCCTATCGATGGCGCACGATGCGATCTGCGCGTCGATCAACAGAACATGGCATCGACCGCGATCACGATTCATAACTTCGTCGCCACAAATCCCAAGGTTGCGGACAACCTGAAGATGTCGCTGGACGAGAAAGCCGCCGCCTTGCTTCAGGCTGCTGGTGATATGTCCTGTCTCGCTTCGGATCGTCAGCGTGCAGTGATGGAGAAGAAGGGGCTGTGTAAGGAAGTTGGCGACATCGCCACGCTGGATCACCGCTTCGGTCAGCCCCGCTCGACCCAGATCGACTACAGCAACGAATAGTTGACACGTATTCCCAGACTTGTTATAATTCGGTTCTAAGATCAAGAAGGGGAAGAAATGAAGAAGAACAAGATGAAGTGGAAGGGGAACAAGATCGTGATCGAGCTTGAACCCCTGAAGCCCCGCATCGGAGTGATCTTCTCCAAAGTGGTAAGCAACAAAAAGTTGAAGAAACACAAGATCAAACACAAGAACAAGGTTGCAGATTGAAGCCTTTAATCCACGCAAAAATTTCGGTGAAGACCTATGGCGGAAAAGTCGAAGACTATTTGGAGATTCATAATTTTATTGATTCTTCTAAGTCTGCTCACCCAGACATCCGCCATCGCGCAATTCTCCATTCAGCTTTTGGATGCTTTGTCGTTGAGCGCGTATTCGGGACGTATATAACGAACTCGGATGGCAAGGATGTATCGGTTCGCGACATCGCAGAAGAACACATCATTCAAGACCTCGGCTTCCTTCCCACGATGGAACAATACCTAAACAACATGACGATTCAGCCGTGGATGTCGGGTAGTCAGAAGCGAAACGAGAACGTAGCAAAGAACGTATTCATCCCTCTACACGACGCAGATTAACAAGAAGAAAGAAGAACAAATAAATGACGCAGAAACAACATATCGAAGTCCTGATCGAAGAATTCAAGAAGTCGCAAGAAGAATTCAAGGCAAAGGCAATGGCCTCGTTGAAGAAGCTGTTTGCCGACACGTTCGAAGCATTCCCAGAAACGAAGTTCATTTCGTGGACCCAATTCGCGCCTTACTTCAATGATGGCGACGAATGCATCTTCCGCGTTCATCCAATCACGGCATCGAACGCCAACCCAGAAGATGTTCGCTACGGCGAATACATCGGTGATGAAGACACGGACGAATCGTTCTGGGTCTATGACGCCGACTACGGTTCGTATGACGTGCCTTCAAACGAAGCGGAAGATGCATTCGATAGTCTGAGCAACCTGATCCAGTCGGACGAACTGGAAGACATCCTGCGTTCCACCTTCGGCAATCACGTTCGCGTCATCGCAACCCGCGAAGGCTTCACGACTGAATCCTACGATCACGACTAAGAAGATCATGAGCAAGACTAAGCTGGTAGTCATCGACACCAAGACGTGTGTGGCCCGTTCGTATCATGGCAATCATCCATGTGGCGTCGCGAATCTTCCAGACCCGGAAGATGGTGAATTCTCGGCGGTACAGATCATCCGCGAACTGAACGATTTCCGCATGGCTGCTGATGCAGAAAAATATCCAAAGTGAGGAAGCATGAGCAAGCAATATGATGTGGTGGTGTATCGCGGTCGATTCCAAGGTTTCCATAATGCGCACCTGAAGACGATCCTGATGGCGCTTCAGTTCGCCAAGAAGGTCATCGTCGTTGTCGGTAGTGCGAATGAAGCCCGCACGTACTATCGCAATCCGTTCTTTGAAGACGAGCGCATCGAGATGATCAAGGGCGCACTGTCGGATCACTTCCGTCACGAAGATGTGTCGTTCGTTTCGGTTCAAGATAACCCGAGCGATAGCGCATGGGCGGAAGATGTCGAGAACAAGGTTGCCACGCGTGTCAGTCGCCTGTTCGAAGGAACCGAAGGTGTCGTCAGCATCGCACAGATCGGCTTCAAGAAAGACGCCAACTGCGAACGCGATGTCAATCTGTTCCCGAATTGGGAATACATCGATACGCCCAACTTCGAACCGCTTGACGCTACGCATGTGCGCGAAGTTCTGTTCAGCATGAAGCCGCTTTCGTTCCTTGCTGGTGTCTGTCCGCATTCGGTGATTCAATATCTCGAAGGGTTCCGCCAGTCGCAAACATGGTTGAACATGTTCGAAGAAAAGGTCTTCGTTGAGAACTACCAGAAGCAGTTTGCCGGTCTTCCGTATGCTCCCACGTTCGTCACTGGCGACAACGTAGCAATTCAACGTGGCCGCGTGCTTCTGGTGAAGCGCAAGGGTCATCCGGGTAAGGGTCTGTGGGCGCTTCCCGCTGGCTTCTTCAACGCAGCAAAGTATGTGAATGGCAAGGGCGAAATCGTCCCGGCTGATCGCGATCCGTTCGACTGTGCGACGCGTGAACTGTTCGAAGAAACGAATGCCAAGGTCACGCGTATCGAACTGGAAATGCGGGCGATTGCGAAGGAAGTGTTCGCGGCTGAAGGCCGTGATCCGCGTGGCCGCATCATCACTCATGCATTCGCCTACAACCTCGATACGTTGCCCGATCTTGAAACTGAAGCGGCTGATGATGCAGAAGAACTCGGTTGGTTCTTCCTCAGTGATCTTGATCCCCACACGATCTACGCGGACCACTACCAGATCATCAAGTGGGGCTTCCAAGAGTACTACAAGATCAGCAATTGGACCTTGCAAGATCGGCTGAACCGCATCTGAACAACAACTACAGGAACTACAAATGTACATCTCGAACATCCATCTGACGCCGAACTTCGTCCTTGAATCGGACTCCTACAAGTTCTCGCACGTCCCGGAAATCTACCCGGAAGGCACGGAAGCACTACATGCCTATCTGTCGGCCCGCGTGAAGGGTCAACGTGTTGTCCAGTTCGGTCCTTCGATGTGGATCAAGAAGAAGCTGTTGTCCCCAATCACACTGGCGATGATTAACGAAGCCGATGACTTCATCTCGTCCCACATCGGCCCCGATGGGTTCAACCGTAGGTTCTGGCTGCACATCCTGAACAACTACGGCGGTTGGATTCCGCTGACGATCCGTGGTCTGCCCGAAGGCACGGTCACGAACAGCACAGACACGCTGTTGACTGTGCAGTGTGATGATCGCGCGGTGTTCCCGCTGGCCCAACACATCGAAGCCATGCTTCAGTCGGACCTCTGGTACAGCACGACCATCGCGACGAACGATCTGGAAAACTACGAAGTTGCCAAGTCGCACTTCGATCTGTTCTCGGATCAACCGCACCTTCTGCCGTTCATGTTGCATGACTTCGGCGCGCGTGGTGTGACCTGTGAAGAACAGCGTCAGATTGGCGGTGCGGCGCACTTGCTGTTCTTCCAAGGTTCGGACACGATCAGCGGCATCCGTGCAGCGAATCTATACTATGGCTGCGACATGGCCGCGTATTCGGTTCGTGCCACGGAACATAGCATTCAGTGTGCGTATGGTCCCGAAGGGCAAGAGACGTACATTCAACGCGTTCTGGACGCACATGCGAAGCCGGGTAACATCGTGTCGCTGGTTCTCGATGGCTACAACGTCTGGCGTGAGGCCGAACTTCTCTGTACGAAGTTCAAACAGAAGATCATCGACAGCGGCGCAAAGATCGTGTTCCGTCCCGATTCGGGCGACATGTTCGAAGTGGTTCCGCGTCTTCTAGAAATGCAAGCTGAAGCGTTCGGCTACACGGTCAACAGCAAGAACAAGAAGGTGATCAACAATGTTGGTCTGATTCAAGGCGATGGCATCGACAAGACCACGTTCATGCTGATGATGCAGAAGGTCGTATCCCTCGGCTATGCCCCCGAAAGCGTCGTCATGGGTTCTGGTGGTGGTCTGCTTCAGAAGGTCAACCGCGATACCCTGAAGTTCGCACAGAAGGCATCGGCCATCAAGATCAATGGTGTGTGGCGCGACATCTACAAAGACCCGATCACTGACCCCGGCAAGAAGTCGAAGACCGGTTTGCAAGACGATCCGCGTTTCGTGACGTACTACACGGTCGATGAAGGTCTGGTCTATGACGAAAGTCTGGCGACGATCCGCGAACGTGCATTGGCTGGCGCTGCTGTGTAAATTCCCAGATTTGGGTTGACAAGTTAAGGACCAACAGGTATGATTCTGCCTGTTGGTCCTTTTTCATTTCAGGAGATTGCTATGACGAAACGTACCCTCGAAGAACGCGTGAAGTTCGACTGTGGCTTCCTGATCGGCCACAAGTACGGCGTGCGTCTCGCGAAGAATGGCGTACAGTCGCGCTATGCGGTCGTATTCATCCCGCAACGTGGCCGTGCCCGTCTGGTCATCAAGACGCACCTTCATGGCAACGTGTACGCCATCAACACGTCGATGATCAAGGGTGACGATCTGGTGTTCCTTGGCTACTCCACGAAGCCCGCCGATCTGGACGAGTTCAATGAACTGATCGCGGACCCGGATTGCAAGGTCATCGAGTTCTAAAATTCCCGCGTTTGGGTATTGACGAAGGATTCTCAAACATGTAGAATCCTTTTCATCGAATCAACAACGGAGTGCAGCACATGGCAATCACCATTCGCACCAACAACGTCCCGCGCAATCCGGTCTACGGTTACGAACTGTCCGAGAAAGAGCGCAAGGAATTCGACTACATCGACGCGGAACACTTCGATGGTCACAGCTTCCTGCGCTACAAGGGCGAACTGTATGACCTGTCGGACTTCATGCGCGCAACGGACATCGCTGATCTGAAGGGTTGGGACGGCTACGCTTCGGATTCCTACTTCAGCGGCATCGTGATCAAGTACGTTGACAACTTCGAACGTGTCATCGTCGGAACCTACATCTCCTAGAGAACTACATGAACCTGAAACAATCTCTTACGCCGGAACAACAAGTCGAAACGCACAAGGCGCTGGCCTATGTTCAGTACTTGTTCGTCAACGGCCTAAACCGCTACCGCTTCGTCTGTATCTGTCTTCAGGACTACTTCTATGGGTTCGAACCGAACGACCCGAGAAAAGATGATGACGGCCTGTTCGACATCGTTCAGGGATACATCGAACGGGTCTATCTCAAAGACAACAATACGGTCGGAGATTTCCTCGGCACTCTAAATGGAATCGATGCGCGCGATGTTGATTTCGAAGAAGCGCGCCGGTTCCGTCTGAACATGCTGGAACAACTGTTGAAGGAACTCGCATGACCATCCGCAAAGTCAACTCCGCTGCACCAATTACCGAAGCCGATGCTGGCAAGTTCATCAATCGCGATACGATCTGGCGCGATGGCTTTTGTAGCCGTCCCGCACGCGTCACAAAGGTCGCAAAGAGTCGCGTCTACTACAACGACACGGCCCGCGTCCGGAACAACCGAGAGTGTGTCGGCTTCACCGTCGAAGAAGGCGAATCGTTCTGTAAGATGGATAGCATCAAGTTCCTCTGCGACACCATCGAAGAAGCCGCGAAGCTGGAAAAGATGTCGGAAAACCAAGTCCGGGAAATCAACGAATCGCGCAAGGTCATCATCGAAAAGTACAACAGACTTGTAGATTCTCTCTTGACATGAATTCCCAAGTTCGGTAGAATTCTTCATATCGAATTAACAACCCCGTAGGAGTTACGCTATGACGACATTCGCAAACTGGTTCAAGACCTTCAACGAAGAAAAGGGCATCGACCCCGAGACGAACATCGAAGTCGAAGGTCCGAGTGGCACGAACTTCATGACGCTGGAAAACGTATTCGAAGCGATCCTCGCAACGTCGCCGTCCGAACAGGCCCAGATCAAGGCGATGATCGTGAAGATCGACTTCGCGAACGGCAACGTGGTCAATTATTACAAGCATCTCGCCAAGGCTATCGCGCAGTGACAACAAAGATTTTGGCTGAGAAGAACGGGTGGATTTCGATCATCGAAGTCGAGAAATCCACCCCGTCATATCTCGTTGTGCGGTATGTGATGGATACCAAGACACGCAAGGTGTTCATCGCTGAACAAGGAAAAAAGTGGGACTTGTTTGAGAACGTCAAAGAAGCAACCCACTGGATCATAGAGTAATCAACTAAAGGAAGTAGAAAACAACATGAAAAAATTACTGGTAGGTATTTTGTTGTCCTTAGTAACGGTGATCGCATTCGCGTTGCCGTCTCCCCGACAGATCGAAGATGCATTGGCCGCTGGCCGCTACAACGATGCACAGTCGATGGTGTCGCAAGTCCTCAACGAACGGCCCGATTCGGCGCGTGCGCACCTGCTGAATGCGTATCTGCTGATCCATGTCAATCATGACAAGACAGCCGCCAATGCTGAACTCAACACTGCTTCTGGACTGGACCGCAACGGTGATGTCAAGAACAGTCCGCTGTTTGGTCGCGTCGTAGGCGAAATCGACACGTACAAGGCCGCTGCGCCGCCCGTTCGACAACGGACATACGAACAGACCCCTTTCGTGCAGCAAGCCGCCGTATCGCCTGTGGTGCAATCTCAACCGAAAGAAAGTGGTGGTCATGGTTTCCTGATCTTCGTTGTCCTGTTGGTGACTGGTGGTATCTGTGTGATTACCTACCTATTCATCCGTGGCGCAGACGAGCGTCGCAAGCTGGAAGCCTCTTATACGCCGTACACGTCATCCGGTAGCCGTCGATTGACGCAGACGCGTGGTGGTGGAACCTACAACGCACCGTACAATCCGCCGCCTGTGCCGCTCGATCCGTACCCGTACTCGTCGCCAGTGATTCATCACCAATCGGCCCCGGTCGTCGTGCAGCAAGCCCCGCAACAGTCGTTTGGTAGTCAAGTCGCAGCAACCGCAACCGGTGTCGTCGCTGGTGAACTGATTCACGACGCACTTGTTAGCAACAAGCATCATTCCCCGAAGTGGGAAGAACCTGTACGCGAACGCGAAGTTGTTCGTGAACGTGATCCAGATTGGGGTTCGCCGTCGCGTACCGAATCCCCGGTGTCGTACAGCAACGAGCGTTCCTCGTTCTCGTCGGGGTCAGATGATAGCTGGTCGTCGCGTAGTTCCAGTAGTTCGTCGTCTTCCTCGTCGTGGGGCAGCGACAGCAGCAGTTCGTATGACTCCGGTTCCTCGTCGTCATGGGATTCGGGCAGCAGTTCGAGCAGTTCCGACTGGTAAGCATCGGCTGTATTTCTTTCACAAACTTGTAATTACTCGTTGACAACGACCGGCATTGAGCGTACAATTCTTTGTGTCGGTTCTGAAACAAAAACACCTTTGGGAGTTTCATCATGCAGTTCCGCACAACCGATGTTCATGGCCTGTTCGTGTATGATCTGTCCGACAGTTTTTCGTGGTCCGAGAAGGTCAAGGACTACTACAACGAAGGTGACGTGATCGATGTGGACTTTGACGTGGTGATCGAGACGCACTTCACCGCCGACTTCCTGAACGGAAAGCTGGTCGCAGTAGATGAAGAAGCGAAGACGTGGGCGGCACCACTGTTGCAAATGATGAAATCGCCCAAGGAAGTAGAAGAAGTACAGTAACAAACAATCGTGGTGTTGAAGTAGATGAAACACCCTCCCACGACGCATTAGCGAAGGCGACCTATATGACTCAAATCACGTTTCAGTACCAACTTAGCAGCGAACAAGCATATGACATCGAGTGCGGCTGCGGAACCATCGATGTGAATTACAAACTTGACGAAGTTGAACAGAAACGTGTGGTCGCGGAACAAGAGCACAACACCATCATCAGCGAAGCGAAAGACCGTGGCTTCGTCGTCATGACCCGCGAAGAAGCGGAAGAAATGAAAGACGACATCGAAGCCGGTGAATGTCTGGTCCAGATGATGCAAGAAGCGGCAAACCTCTGGGAATCGAACCCGGAAGAAGCGGCTAAGAAGATGACGCACGTCATGTTCCTGACGACTGGTAAGAAGCTTCAATTCGCTGGTGCAATCGCAGCATAATCAACAACAGAAGTAGAGAACTAGAAGTGTCGAATAACCTGATCAACAGTCCTGAAGCAAAGAAGCGTTTCAACAACAAGCTGTCGGAAATCTCGGCGTCCTTTACCCGCGTTGAAGCTGAACGCGATCTGGTGAAGACCATCGTGTCCGACCTCGCTGAAGAATTCCAGATCGACAAGAAGATCGTCAATCTGCTGGCCCGCACGTATCACAAGTCGGACTTCAAAGAGAAGGTCGCAGAGAAGACCGAATTCGAAATCATCTACGAAACCATTACGGGTGAAAGCCCGGAAGCCGGTGATTCGTATAACGGCGAAGATGGCGAGTGAGATGACGAAGTACGCAACCGAACAAGAAGCAAGTAAGGCAATCGCAGATAAGCTGGCGCAAGCGCAACAGTTGTTCCGCGAATGTGCCGCGATTGCCGAAGAAGCAAATGTCGAAGTACACACGGACATTCTTGGCCTCTGGGGAACGGGCGTCACATACATCCCGAAGTCCGAACGCGAGGAATGGGGTGAAGAAACCCAAGAACGTCTTGAAGAAGATGGCGGATGGATGGCATCCGCATCAAGCTGCTAAACCACACGAAACAAACTGAGAACGACCAACATGCAACTTACTCGCGACGAAGCACAAATTTTCCTGAACATGATCGGCAGCAACGAAACGGTCCCCGACAGTTCGATGCCGATCCTCGATAAGATCAACTACGCGTTCCCGGACCTCCTTCGTGGAACGAAATATCCGAAGCTGCTTGTCGAGTGGCGTGCCAATCGCGAGAAGGTGAAGAAGTCGGCACTGGCACAGATCAGCGAACTGCTGGCATCGGCCAAGGAAAACGTCACGGAAGCCACGCGCATCGCGAAGGCTGCTGGTGTCGGTTTCGAACTGTGCATCGGTGATCCCGATTACGGTTGCTACTTCGACCCGAACGAAGGTTGGAATTCCTCGAACTGCTGAGAACATTCATGACGCAAATCACACAAGAACAGAAGCAAGAAGCGATTCAACTGATCGCAGAGCAAGTCAAGATCGCAGAAGAAGCACTCGCGAAGGCCGAACAGTTGGCGAAGGAAGCGCGGGTTGGCTTCGAATTCACGTTCGACGGCATCACTGGTTCGTATTACACGTATCGTCCGTATGGAAAGACCGATGCGCCGGTTGAAGGTTACTACGATGGCTGGCAAGGGTCGTCCTGCTGATGGACAAGCAATTCCTCGCGGAGCGCAAGAAAGCCGTTAAGGAAATTGCGCGACTGACGGCACTTCAGAAGCAATGCATCGAAAGCATCGAAGAACTGGCTGACCAGTACGGCATCCGCGTTGAACTGGACCTTCCGGCAACGGGTTACAACGGCGACGTGTGGTATGTGCCGAACCTGCCAGAAGAACTTCGAGAGAAGATTGACGCCGGTGAAGATGTTGACCTGTCGGGTACGGAATGGGAAGAATCCGCCGAATTCGATTCTTATGGCGAACAACACGGCTGGAAGAACAGTTCGTCCTACTGCTGAACCATGACAGACAAGATGACACAAGAAGAAGCCGCGAAGTTCGTATCGGCTTTGGCTGAAAGTATTCGCACGACGCTTCGGACCATCGTTCAAGTTGCAGACGAACATGATCTGGATGTGAAGTTGCTGGATGAATTTGACAATTACCTTCGTTACTACGGTCGCACATGGACCGAAGAAGATACCGTTGGCGGAATCGAGTACGTTCGAACCGGTGACGGCGGTTGGTATAGTTCACACTGCTGAGTAAAAACAAACATGATTATCATTGGTTCGAAAGCACTGGTAGCACACGGCATTCAAACGGGTCGCAAGTCGTTCGACATCGACGTGGTAGGCGAGTATGACGAAATCGTTGACTATGCGAAGAAGTATCACGGCAACATTCGCGCGTGCTACCCGATTGATGAAGGCAAGAAGCTGGTAGTGAAGACGGACCGGACGATCATCGAAGGTGAAATCACATGGGAAGGATCGAGCGCAGCGGCATTGCGTGACCTGATCCTTGCCGACCCCCGGACGATCCATGCGCGTGACTTTGTAGGCCATCGTTTCGCGTCTGTGGACGTGTGCTACATGCTGAAGATGTCGCATCGTTACCTGAAGGATTCGCCTCACTTCCTGAAGACGATGCGCGACATCAAGCTGCTTCGCGAGAAGGGCGCAACGATCCGCCCGGAACACGAAGCGTTCTATCAGCAACGGATGAAGGACACCTACGTCTACAAGCATCCGAAGCTGGATCAGTCGAAGAAAGACTTCTTCAATGGCGATGGCGTGAAGTACGTCTATGATCATGACAGCATCCACGAAGCAGTGAAGCATCTGATCAAACCGGCCTACACGTTCTACAAGCCCGACGAGAGCGAAGTGAACTGTTCTCGTGAGATGTTTGACGCTGTGCCGCGCATCATCCGGCTGTATGGTGGTCTGGAAGAAGCCTACGTGTTGGCGCTGGAACGCTCACAGATTCCGTTCGGTGATCTGTGGTCCCCGAAGAAGTCGTTTGACATGGCGCTGATGAAGGTCTGTACGTCGATCACATCGGGCTGGTTCCGCGAATTCTGTTGGGAGCACTACGACGAGATTCAATCGCTTTATGACCCGGAATATGTTGAGAAGTTTTGGGCGAAGGCAATGGCGGGTGAAGTGAAGCCATACAATATCGAAGAAGACGTTTACGCATAAAGAATATCATGAGCAAAGACATTAAAGCATTCCTCGCACTGGTTGGTGTTTATCTTGTCGTCCATGTCGTCCATGTCATCGGTGCGGCATTGGGATTCGACGAAAATGCAGTTTCGCTTGGCTACATCGGCGGAATCGTGGGAAGCTACACCTACACGGCACTTCGCAATTGAGTCATGATCGAGAAAGATAAAGAACTTGTTTCAAAGGCAATCGCGGCGAAGCTGGCACAAGCTGATGTACTGTTGGCTGAATGTGTGATGCTGGCCGAAGAAAGCGGTGTATGTTTCGAACTTCCGTGGGGCGGCGAAGGCACACAGCAACGCGGCATGGGGGCGGGTTACGTCCCGACAACCGCAAGCGAACGCGACAAAGAGTGGAACATCACGAACTACGATGATTCGACTGGTTGGCAACCGTCTGCGGGAATCTGCTAAAAGTAGTTGACAATGGTGGGAATCTTGTTTAAGATTCCCATTATCGTTTCTACAGGAGGAAAGTTATGGACCGCTTCTATGACTTCATGATCAGCAACACCGTGTGGAACCTTCCGATTTGGGCGACAGTCGCCCTGATGGTCGTCCTCGCGATCCTTCGCGCGTTCTGGGACGTCATTCACTGGTTCGCCTGATCATGCGAGTGACCCTCAACAAGATCAACGCGGCAATCAAGGCCGCTGGTGGCGATGAAGAACTGGTCCGTGGCAATGGCTACTTCTACTTCGTGGGAGACGAAACCCCGCTGTGGCCGCAAGCGAGCGTCTACACGATGTTCCTGAGTGACTTCACCGTGGAAGAATGGGTTGACATGTGGCGATCAATGAAGGAGAGAAAGTGATGCAAGAAACAACTAAAGACCCGGTTAAGACGTTCTACCTTCTTGGCTTCAACGATGTCATGTTTCGCGGGCGTAAGCGTAGGCGTCCGGTCGGTGTCATGTACAAGCTTGCCTACACCGATGGTTGGTTTGACGCAAAGTTAGGACGTGGAAACCGCTACAAAGATAAATAATATGTGTGGCCCTTGGGCTACGAAGTCTAATAATTCTGTCAAAACAGTAGCCCAAAGGACACCATGAAGACCTTTCACCAACTGCGCCGTTATCTCAACGACCTTCCGCTGATCAGTGAAGAACTGCACCAGTCGATCACCAACGTTCTCGATTCGGAACACATCGCACCCGAACACAAGCTGAACCATATCTCCCATGCGATCCGTGGCGCGATTAAGCGGGGCGAGGATCATGGTCTGGAAGACGCGAAGCCCAAGAAGGGTTCCAGTCGTGCCGTGTTCTTCCCGAAAGACCCGCACAAGCTGAAGATCGATGGCGTCGATACGCATATGCCTACGGCCCTGAAGGTCGCGTTTCCCGGCCAACTGGACAAGTACAAGACGCACGACGAATCGCTGCTTGGGGAGGAACAGAACCGCGTAGAAGGCGATCACTGGACCAACCAAGAGTTCGGCGTTCTGCGCAAGGGTGACCGCCATGACGAGTACCATACAAACGAGCATGGCTTCCTTGCTCCGATGCTGCACGCCCACGATGAAGGTCATCACATCCACTTCGGTAAGATCGAACCCATTAAGGCGGGTGACTTCCAGAAGCACACAGTTGCGCCCGGATTCCCGAAGGGTATCAGCCATCAGGAGATGTACGACTACCTGAACCATCATCACGAAGAAGCCCACGGAAAGTCCTACACAGGCAAGACAAGCCCGGAACGGATCGAGCAACTTGACGATCATCCGATGCTCAACAACATGCATAGCTGGATGGGAAATACGGGCGCACATCCGGCTGATCTGAACAAGCGGAACATGGGTCTTTGGACGCATCCGGTGACGGGCAAGAAGCATGTCGTGGTCAGTGACTACGGCTATACGGGCGATGTCGCCAAGCAGTACATGCAGCGCAGAATGAGACAAAGCAAAGCCCTGCGGGGTTGGTAAAGAGAAGGCCGGTCGAAAGATCGGCCTTTTTTGTTTCTGGGTATTGACAATGAATTCCCAGACCTGTATATTTCTTCTCACTGACACACATCCGGGAGAGAACGACATGGCAAAGGCAATTTACGATCTGCGCGACGGCAAGAACCACGCTCAATACCTCGTCTTGAAGAAGGCATCGGGTCATTACCTGATCTTCGCGAACAACGTAACCGATGCCGTTGGCGAAATCCGCAAGCGTGCGCACAACGACTGGTACGGTGAAGTCACCATCGATGACATGTTCTTCAACTGCTGCGATGACAGTCTCGCGGATGTCATGAGTGGTCTGGAAACGTGCATCGTGCGCAACGGCAAGCCGGGTTCGATCTACCAGAAGGATGCGGCAGCGTGGACACAAAACCTGTTGGATCGTCTCCGAAAGGGTTGACATTCATTCCCGAGTCTGTATAATTCATTCCATCGACAACGCACTTGGGAGAGCAGCAAATGACCACGACGAAGATCGACTACGCCGCGCAACTGGCCCTGTTCTTGCAGAAGGAAACCGGAACGGTGTTTGGACAATGGGAAGGCCGGATGACCGCCGCCGAACAGCGGGCGCTCTATGGCCGCTTCATCGGCAAGGGCGTGATCGTCATCGACGGTACGACTGAGAAGGTGTATCAGCGCGTCAAGGTGTGCTTTGGGACCGATTGGGACGACCGTGGTCACGTCAACTGGAAAGACCTTTAATCGGATGTACGATCTGCTACAATCAGACGATAGAATTTACATACCTTATTACATCATGGAGTCGCATATGATCAAATCGCTTCTTTCGACGCAAGCCTACGACATCGCCCTTGAAGCTGGACAACCGTCGAACGTGATCAACATCTCGCGCGGTCGCGAACTCGTCACCGAACGCCTGTTGCTGGAATCGGCCAAGATTTCGCTGTTTCTCGCGATGGCGAATCCTCCGCGTCACAACGAGACTGTCGCTCAACGCGTCGAACGTACAAAGTCGTTCATTCGCGAAGAATTCCTCGATTCTGGCTACGATGCCGCCGACACAGCACGTCTGTTGAAAGAAGCACATTCAGCCGCCTACTGCGAATTCGTCAAGGTGCAATGATTTTCATGTTTGGGATTGACATCAGGTTCCCAAACCTGTAGAATTCTTTTCATCGACAACGAAACGGGAGATTCAAACATGAGCCACTTTCAACTGATCGACGTGACGACCGTCCGTAGCCGCGCAGAGAACGCACTTGTGCGCATCGAGAACCGCCTGAAAGCGGCCAAGACCGTTCTCGGCACGCTGTACTTCAGCGAAGGCGCGACGATTAACGGCCATCTGATCAGCAAGCTGAAGCGTGCGTTGCCCGAGTATAAGTTCGACCTGAGTTCGAATCTGGGTTGGTACGAACTCGAAATCGATGGCGCTGGCTTCGACACGATCCGTGTCAATCTCGGCTACAAGGGTCGCACTTCCGTCATCGACAACGAGATGATCAACGAAGGCTTCAAGCCGTACACGCTGGATGAAGAACGTCTGGTGACGTATCGCGAAGAAGTCAAGACGGCGGAACAACGTGCTGAACGCTTCAATGCGGCGCTGGTGGAACTGAAGGCCGCACATGAAGGTCTAGGCGACCTGTCGTTCGCCTTCTCGAACAATCATCTTCCCTCGATCAAGGACGCAAATGGCCGCTGGATTTGACGGTTGTCCCCATTGCCAAAACAAAATGGGGTTCGCGTTTGGGACGTGCATTGAATGCGGGTTCAATTACATCACCAAACAGTTCAACAAGATTGAAGTCTGGGTCGAAGACCTCCCTCCCAACATCCGCGATTACCTGATCAACTGGCACGCGGATCGAACCAGAAGGCCACGATAATGCTTGCACGAAACATCAGTTACTACATCTACCGGAACGGCGTCTGGGTCGAATTGCACTCACATAACGTGGTGGAAGGTTCGGTGATCCCGCGCGAAGGTGAAATCATCACTGGTTTTGGCACCAGCGACGCCGAATATAAAGTGACCAAGGTCCGCTACGATGTCTTTCGTTCGGAAGTCGAAATAGAACTCGCATTCACCATCGCATGAAGAAGCCGTTCTGGGTTACTGACGGTCCTAGTGGACTGGCCCAATGGGTTGTCCGCGAAGCTGAACATCATCGGAAGTGGGGTCCGCTTGGATGGGCCTCACGATCCAATCTGACCTTTTACGCAATGATCATCATTTCTGGTCATAACACAGTCTGGGACGGAGAAACACCATTTTGAGTCCAGACCGTCATCTGAAAGACGCGCTGATCTGTTTCCTGATGTTTGCAATCACCGTCTTGATCTTCATCGGCTGTATCCAACAAAAACACTAAGAAGAAGTAGAAAACAAGAATGGCAGTAGAAAACTTTGAATCACCGTATGCGATCATCATCGGTACGGACTCCTACACAGGCAACTTCGAACGCGAACTGTGTGCCTACATCACCGGTTCGGTTGGTGAATGTGGTGTTGGTGAATCGAAGGCCGAAGACTTCAGCGACGAGCACCCAGACAGCAATCTTCCCGACATGACTGATAATGTCCCGGATGATCGCGGATGTTATCGTCCGGTTTCGATTTACAACGATGGTGATAGCTACAATTCACTAATCATCTTCTTTCAGGACGCACCGAACCTCGAAGAAATCGACCTGATGGTCGCACGCACAAAGGAATTCTTCGCGACGTTCCAGAAGACGGTCACGTTGAAGTCGTTCCGCCTGATTTCGAACAAAGTCGTTCGCCAACAATCCACCCTCATTGATGTAACAATCTGATGACCGTACTTGAAATCCTAAATCAAATCGCCGCTACGTCGAAGAAGACAGAGAAAGAAGCGATCCTGAAGCAACACGCGGAAAACGAAACTCTGAAGCGGGTCTTCTATCTCGCATATCAACCAACCATCAACTTCTATACGAAGCGCATCCCCGCCTATACGCCCAATACGGGCGAGAAGTCGATCTTTGACGACGAAGATACCTTCACCCTCGATGCGGCGCTGGACGCCATTGAGACGGTTCTGGCGAAGCGTAAGGTGACTGGTAACGCAGCATCGACGTATCTGGCAAATCTGTTGACGCAGCTTCACGCGGACGATGCCACGGTCCTCGAACGAGTGGTCCTGCGTGACCTTCGCATCGATGCGGGCGCAAACACGGCTAATAAGGTCTGGAAGGGGCTGATCCTCGATGTCCCCTACATGCGGTGCAGTCTCCCCAAGGAAGTCAAGCTTGCCACGTTTCCGTGGGTCACAGGGCTATATTCGCAACTGAAGTCGGACGGCAGCTTCACGAACGTCAACGTGTTCGAAGATGGCACGGTTGAGTTCATGACGCGCAATGGCAACATCTACCCGGTCGAAGACTTCACGCCCATCGCGAATATCTTCTCGACGGCCATCGGAACTCGCGGGTTCCAGTTCCACGGTGAATTGCTGGTCTACAAAGACGGCGAACTGATGGAACGCGCCGAAGGCAATGGCGTTCTGAACAAGATTCAACAGGGCAAGAACAAGCTTCCGGCTGGTCACGAAATCCGCTTCGTTGCATGGGACATGATCCCGATTGAAGCAGCGGTTCCGAAGGGCAAGTACGAAGTCCCGTACAAGATTCGTCTGGCACAGCTTGAAGCGCTGAACCTGTTCGGCCAAGTGACGGTCGTGGAAACGAAGCGGGTGCATTCGATCCGCGAAGCATACGAGCACTATCAAGAACAGTTGGCACTTGGTCTGGAAGGTACGATCCTAAAAGACCCAGAAGCGATCTGGGAAGACACGACATCAAAGAAGCAAGTCAAGTTCAAGCTGGAAGTGACCATCGAACTTGAATGTGTTGGCTTCAATCCGGGCAAGGGTAAGAACGCTTCGACTTTCGGTAGCGCCAAGCTTCGTAGTTCTGATGGTCTGCTGACGGTGAACTGTTCGGGCTTCAAAGATGCCGACCGCAAGTACATCAGCGAGAACCGTGACGACTTTATCAGCACCATCTGGGCGGTCAAGTCGAACGCCATGACGAAGAAGCGTGCCGATGGAACCCGCAGTCTGTTCTTGCCGCAGTACGTCGAACAACGCAACGACAAGAGCGAAGCGGATTCACTTGAACGCATCGAACTCCAATTCGAATCGGCAGTGACCGACCTCGAAAAACTGATCGCAATGTAAGGAACAAAACATGTACGGCCTGATTGAAGACGAAGAACAGAAAGCAGAGAAGTTCACCCTGAGAATCAAGTTCGAAGAACCGAAGTTGAGTGACTTCAACGTGATCGTCACGCGTGATCGGAACCTCGACATCAACACGTACTACTTCATGCGAAAGTTCCGTACTCTCGATGTTCGGAACTACAACAACAGCGCGTTCGGCGGTCATATCACTTCGCTGGAACTCGCAGAACAGTGCGATCACGTTGTCTCACACTTCAACGACAAGACGTTCAAGGTCTTGAAGTGTCGTGGGGGGGGGCGTAGCGGCGCGGTCGCCCTGCGACTGGTGGCCGACTATCTTGAATCGATCTGATTAAACGTTTGGAAGTGCTAAATAGTTTTGACAGCACTTCCAACCCACCAGATACACAATGCCTCTCTACGATTACAACTGCAAAGAATGTGGTCACACGTTCGAACGCACCCTCCGAATCTCGGACATGAAGAAGCCAGAAGGCGAACCGTGTCCGTCCTGCAACAAGCCCGACACGATCCAGAAAGTTCTCATGGGTGCGCCTCCCATTGGTGATCCCGTTCGTCTTGGTGTCCGAACCCTTCCCGGCGATTTCAAAGAAGTGCTGAGTCGTATTAGCGAGCGTAATTACAAGTCCAATCTCAAGGATAAGTTGAGTCGAAGCTAAACAGTAGTACCGATCATCCTCTCATAGTAGGAGCAACACCAACATGGCACGAAATAAAAGGGCAAACAGTTCAACCAAGCCCGCCGTGAAATCCAACGCACAGGCACAAAGCGTTCAGCGTCAAGATCAACGTCAACAAGTCGATCACGTCACGAATCGCCTGAAACTGCGTATTGATGATCTGAAAGTATTTGATCCGCTGACACAGAATCAGCGAGTGTTCTTCGAAGAATATGCCAATCAACAGAACATGGCGTTCGTTCTTCACGGTGCAGCGGGCAGCGGGAAAAGTTTCATTGCCCTGTACAAAGCACTCGAAACTGTGTTGGACCCGTCGCTTCCGTTTGATGGTGTTGTCATCGTGCGATCAGCGGTCCCCGGTCGTGACATCGGTCACTTGCCCGGTAGCGAAGAAGAAAAGTTGGCAGTCTACGAGCAACCCTACATCGGCATCTGCGCTGACCTGTTCGGACGCCATGATGCATACCAACGACTGAAAGAAGCTAGCAATATCGACTTCATTTCATCGTCATTCATCCGTGGCACGACGCTGGACAACAAGATCGTGATCGTGGACGAAATGCAGAACTACAGTTGGGAAGAACTGTACACGATTGCAACTCGCGTAGGACACCGTACCAAGATCATCTTTGCTGGCGACCTGCGTCAGACTGACCTTCGCAAGCGTGGCGATCCTTCCGGTTTGGTGAAGTTCCTCGACATCATGGCTACCATCCAGAATGTCGCAGAGATTGAATTTGGTGTCCCCGACATCGTGCGGTCAGCTTTCGTCAAGGCAGTCATCGTCGCAACCATGAATTACGACGACGCACATTGAAGTTCTGAAGGGTTCTGATCGGCTAAATATTAGGTCAAGTTTAGCCCGAGAGGAACCCTTAATGTCTTATACCCTGTCCGCAGCGGGCGCAAACCTTATCAAGCAGTTCGAAGGATGTAAACTCACTGCTTACTACGATTCGGTTCGTGTCCTTACTATTGGTTATGGAACGACCAACAGCGTCCTTCCTACAAGCCAACAGATCAAACCCGGTCAAACCATCACACAGGCACAGGCGGATGTATTTCTGGCCCTCGGCGTGAATAAGTTTGCACCCGGCGTCAACAATCTGGTCAAAATCCCAATTTCGCAGAATGAGTTCGATTCGCTGGTTTGCTTCGCCTACAATGTTGGGACTGGCAACCTTGCTTCCTCAACTTTGCTGCGCAAACTGAATGCTGGCGACTTTGCTGGCGCACAGAAAGAATTCCTGAAGTGGAACAAAGCCGGTGGTCAAGTCCTACGTGGCCTGACCCGTCGCCGTCTCGCGGAAGCCGTCAACTTTGGTCCCCTGTCACGCCAAGAACTGATCGATCAGTGCCTTGGTGGTGTCGATCCCGATAAAGCATAAGAGAACAACAAATGTCCCTGAATTTTTGGCAAATGCGCGGCCAACTGGATGCACTGAAGCTTGTCACCGAAGAACTGACTTCGGTAGAGAAGGGTACGCATCTGGAAGTGACGCCATCGCATATGAAGAAGCCGCTTCACGCTGGCACGGCCATCGAGCATCGCGACAATCCTTCGCACTACGGACCAGACGGCCACGCTGCGCTGGATTCGCATGTAAAGTCTGTCCTTGCTGACCCGTCAAAGAACAGCGTCTACAAGTCGGCTGACAGCTACACCAAGGAACAACGCGGCCACGGCTACGAGTTCCACGACGATCAACCCAAGTCATCGTTGCGCAAGCAGTATGTGATCGGCAAGACGTATGATCTGGCAACCCAGAATCATCCCGAGTACAAGCGTTCTGTGTTTGATGGCTACGTGAAGAATCGCCCGGACATCATCAAGCAGACGCGAGCGCATGACTACGATTCGATGGTGCATGGATCGTACAAAGCAGTGGCAAAGGAAACGAACGCACAGTTCGAACACATGCCGGTGCGCACGCAGCATCACGATGGTCAGATGGGCTATCACAACAGCGGCGAGATGCTGCGTGACATTCATGGTCACAACAATCTCACGGTGTATCGCGGCGGTGATCGTCACGAATTCCTACACCACACGGACAAGACCGGCCTGAACGAGAACGAGAAGTTCCGTGCAGTTCATGACTACTATGGTCATGGTATCTATGGCAACCAGTTTGGTCCGAAGGGTGAAGAAGTGGCGTGGCACTCGCACCGCAAGATGTTCTCGCATGGTGCGGCTGTGGCGATGACTTCGGAAACACGCGGTCAGAACAGCTACGTGAATTACACGCACGCGAATCTTGGCACACAGAAGGAAATGGAAGGCCATCGCAAAGACAAGCACGCAGCACTGAACGCTGGTGACTTTGAAGGCGCGAAGCAATCCGACGAGAAGCTTCGTGAGGCTGGCGGCAAGTGGAACTATGCGAAGCAAGCATCGGTAGCACTGCCCCATGAGATGCTTCACCCGCACTTCGACGGCAATGCACCGAAGTCGATTGCGCACTTGCTGCATGATCCGGCTGCACGCGAGAACCCGACATACGATGTTCATAAGGATCACTTGGGGTTGGTCGAATTGGCCCGCCATCACAATACGTCTTCGCACAACCGTCAAGGCGGCGGTGTTCTGGATCGCGACAATGCACATTCCGATCTGAAGCACATCGCTGGTGTCCACGGCTATTCGAAGTTGAGTCACAACCCGTTTCGGGGATAATTGACAAGCGCGGGGATTTGTGGTAAAAGATTCATGCCCGATGTGGGCGGATATCACAAATTCCCAAACATGGCAATGAATTTCCAAAAGGACACGCAATCATGACGAATAGTTACAATACCACTCCCAAAGCGAAGGCCGTCTTGGATGAAATCCTCGAAGACCTGAGCAAGTCGGACGAACCAACAGAATCACATCTGCCGGAAGAAGTCACCAAGCTCGACAAGGCGACGCTTCTTGCAGTAATCTACAGACTTGTTGCAAAAGTACGTGACTGAGTGTACAATACACTCTTGTCGATCCGCAAAGGGGACTTCGGTCCCCTTTTGCTTTACCAGACTTGTTTCAGGATGTTAAGAACAGAAACAAGAAGAACTAAAAGGGTTGATACGAATGAAGAAGAAAACCATCCTTGCCGTTCTGTTGGCGGCTCTATGCATACGCATAGCGGTCCCGATAGAACACCATCCAACGCCCGTAGCACCAGACGTTCAGAAGGACATCAACTGTTTGGCAGAGAACGTCTACTACGAGGCACGCGGTGAATCCGATGACGGCAAGAAGGCCGTAGCCGAAGTCACGACGAACCGCGCAAGCACGCCCGGATTTCCCAACACTGTCTGTGGTGTGGTGCATCAAAAGACTGACCGAACGTGTCAGTTCTCATGGGTCTGTCAGCGTCATCGACCGCCGATAGACAAGAAAGACCAAACTTGGGTTGAATCTAAAAACATTGCCACAGATGTCTTGCTGTTTGACGACAACCCCGGTATAATGAAGAAAAAGACGGCACTGTTTTATCATGCCGATTACGTCAAACCCGGTTGGGCGCGACACATGAAGTTCATCAAGCGTATTGGTGGACACCTTTTCTACACCAAGAAGTAAGATCGACCGAACGACTACATGATTTTCAACAGTGAGATGTCTCTGCGTGGCGAGTTCCGCCACGATTTCCCGGATGCGATAGTGAAGAACGAACCAATGTTCTTCAACTGCGATCTGGAATATGCCTACAAGAACGGGTCCGACATCACGCGGACGTTCCTTGATGGGCTTCCCGAAGACTGGAAGTTGGATGATGTTGTGCTGGATTCGCGGGTTCACATGCTCATGAAGGGCTGGTATCCCTGCATTCCCGGCTGGCATCACGATGACGTTCCACGTTCCACGCCGACAGGCCAACCGAACTACACCAATCCCGAATACCACGCTGAACACCTGATGGGTCTGGTCAACGCACATCTTGCGCCGACTGAATTCGCTTTGGGTAAGTTCATCATGACGGAACCGGACATCGAGAAGACCATCTACAAGGTCTGGCACGATGAAGTCGAAGCACAACTTGCGTCTCGATACTCCGGGTGGACACACGAATTTGTCGAAGCTGAGTCCGGTAAATACATTCAGTTCGACTGCAATACGTTCCATACCGGTTCGAAGGCGGTCGGCATCGGCTGGCGATGGTTCGTGAGACTGTCACGCAACACGAAACGGACGAAATTCATCACGAACGAACGGCGCAACCAAGTCCAAGTGTATATGGACGATCCAACACAGGGCTGGTGATGGCACTCACGAACATCCGACAGGTAGGAATCCTTCCTTCCGGCTTCGCGCTCTATGTTGGTGACAATGAAGTAGGCGGTCGGACCTACATGACCGACGAACTCGGTGCGGCATTTTGGGATACCGCACTGACAGACGAACACACATTACTCGCGGCCATCGTTGAAGAACAACGGCTGCGCTACAAAGAAATCATCGAGAAGAAGTATGCAAGTTGAAGCACAAGAAGTATCCATCACCGACCAATTCCTGATCACGCGCGAATTCGCCTCTGCTGAAGCATTTTCAGTCTATGTCGAAGAACGTGCCATCCAAGACGGCGAAAGCCTGATTGACACGATTCTTGCGTACTGCGAAGAACGCGACATCGACGTTGATGTGACGGCCAAGCTGGTCACGAAATCTCTCAAAGAGAAGCTTGCGGTTGAGTTCGAAGAACGGAACATGCTGCAAAGCGAACACGGAACCCTCGACCTGTGAGTTGGAACAACATAATCCCTTGGCAATGGTTTCATCGTCAAGATCATATCAAACTGGCCTTCATCTCATGTGCCTTCGTGAACGAACTGGACACGTCTGAACTGCGCGATGATTGGTGCAACTTCTACTGATGCAAACATTCAAAGAATTCCTGATCGAGAAGTATGGGTCGGCGGGAACGTATGCGGCGATGAAGTTCACGCACACATCCGAACTCAACATCCGCAAGTTCCTTGTCCAGAACGAAATCCCAAATCCGGTCCCACAAGACAAGCTGCATGTGACGCTGCTGTACTCGCGCAAGACGATGGTCGGATATACGCCACGCGGCACGCTAACGGAGCCTGAGAAGGTCCGCGTCATTGATCTTGCTGTCTGGGATACCCAGAACGGAAAGAAGGCGCTGGTGGCGCTCCTAGATGCCCCGAAGCTGATCATCCGCCACAAGGTTCTGATGCAGCAATATGACGGCACGTATGACTTCCCGGATTACAAGCCTCACTTCACCATGTCCTACGATGTCGGTCCCGACTTCAACAAAGACAATTTACCCAACATGACTGTCCCGCTGTATCTCGCATCCGAGTATGGCGAAGAACTGAACACAAACTGGAAAGCAGATGACAAAGCTGATTGACCAACTGAATGAACTGAAGGCCACGGCAGCAGTTCGCAAGGCACAACGCGACGAAGAAGAACGTCTGGCCCGCATCGAAGCGGAACAGTCGGAAATCAAACTCGGCAAGGAACACGCCGAATCGATGATTCCTTCTATCACGAAGAAGATTCTTCGTTATGCCGATGACGGCAAATACAGCAGCACCGATATTATGATTCAATCCAACGGCAAGATAAAAGAACTGACGCCGTGGGAAACTGCATACGCACTCACGCTGACGCAGCACTTCGAAGAACAAGGTCTGACCGTCACACAAAGTCAGTCCCAGAAGGGCAGCGTAAATGGCAACGTGTACAACACTTCCCTGTACATCTCGTGGTGATCAACGTCTCGACCGGCAAGCCGTTTGACGTGTATGTCGGTCGGGGTTCGAAGTGGGGCAACCCGTTCATCATTGGGCGGGACGGCACGCGAGATGAAGTCATCGAGCAATACGAACAGTGGATCATCACGCAACCACAATTCGCAGACATCCATGAACTGTACGGCAAGATTCTGGGCTGTCATTGTCATCCGAAGCGATGTCACGGACATTCCCTCGAACGCCTAGCAATCCAGCATCACCAACCATCTTTCTTTGAATGAGCATGACACCATTCGGCGCATACCGTTGCTACCTCGCGTGCAAGTCGCACTTCACGACCGACAGCTACGACATCATCAAGTATCGTGGCCGGGTGAGTGCCAAGCTGGAAACCTTCGAGAAACGCAAGGACCGCTACCGGTTCGAGAAGTTGGCAAAGAGTAGTTCGGATACGGAAATCTTCCAGACCTTCGTTGCCAACTTCGTCAGCAAGCCTGACTATTCTGGTCTGTTTGATGACCAGACAGAGACGCGATACAAGAAGTGGGTCGCGTACCAACAAGCACTGTCGTACAACTTTGGGAATGAAGTAAAAAACTTGTTGGAAGATGCAAAAAGTTCAGGTTTGTGTTATAATGACGTTTTCTTCAGTAGTGAACAACAACATCCGCCTGTCCTCACAGCATACCTCGGCAAGTCCATATCCGTTGATACTCTCGTTATTCTCGACCGTCTAAATAGTTTCACAGACAAGATGGTCGATGATGTGGTGACGAAAGACATCCTTCGCACTGCACGGAAATATGACCCATTCCTCAAGGTTGATCTGGAAGTATATGGGAAACTCAACGAACGTATCAGAAGTGACATCTTCTGAAAAACGAATCCGGGCGCTGGAAGATACCATCGCCTATATGCAGCGGGACTATGACTCGCTGGTGAAGAAATTAGAAGCAGTCATGACAGATACCGCCCGCACGAAGCGGCGCGTCGAAACATGGCCGTTCATTACGGTAGCAGTGTGAAGTAAGATGGGTAAGACAAGGCATTATCGTCCAGAAGAACGCTCGATTCACCGGGCAAAGCCGACCACGGATAAGTCGGGCAAGTACAAGCACAACATCTACACCGTCGAAGATGACGAAGACGATGATGGGCCTACATGGGAAGAACTTGAAGCCCCTATGGACGATGACTAAATAAGTAGTACAAACGAAGTAAGTGAACTTTCTATATGAGGCAAACCATGAAACACACAATCGCAAACAATCGAACTAATCTCGAAATAGGTAGAAAAGTAAAATGGCAAAATCATTCTCGGAACTCCGCAAGCAGCGTGGCAACCTCGAAGACCTGACGAAGAAGCTTGAACAGCAATCGTCTGGTGGTCGCAAAGAAGACGACCGCTTCTGGTCGTGCCAAACTGACAAAGCAGGTAATGGTTCCGCAGTGATCCGTTTTCTCCCGGCACCGGCTGGCGAAGAAGACGCATGGGTCAAGCTGTACACTCACGGCTTCCAAGGCCCGACTGGTAAGTGGTACATCGAAAATTCTCTGACCACGATTGGCAAAGACGATCCGGTCACGGAACTGAACAACGAACTTTGGGCGTCGAAGTCCAAGGCGAACGAAGAAATCGCTCGCAAGCAGAAGCGCAAGCTTGGCTACTACAGCAACGTGTACATTGTCTCGGACCCGGCGAACCCGGAAAACGAAGGCAAGGTCAAAATCTTCCGCTACGGCAAGAAGATTCACGACAAGCTGATGTCGGCCCTGAAGCCTGAGTTCGAAGAAGACGAAGCATTCAACCCGTTTGACCTCTGGACTGGTGCGAACTTCCGACTGAAGATCGCGAAGGTTGAAGGTTACGCGAACTTCGACAAGTCATCGCTGGCAAAGCCGGGTGCGTTGAAAGACGACGATGAAGAACTCGAAAAGATTTGGGAACAGTGCCACTCGCTGAAGGCAATCATCGCTGAAGATCAGTTCAAGTCGTATGAAGAACTTCAAAAGCGCCTGAACTTCGTACTGGCAACCGGTTCTGCACCGCGCAGTGCTGAGAAGTCCGAAATCAGCGACGAAGACGAAGACTTCATCCGTTCGCAGTCGAAGAAGCCGAAGACTTCGGACGCTTCCGACGAACATGAAGACCTTCCGCCGTTCGATGTCGATCCGGCACCGCCGAAGAAGGAATCCCCGGCGAAGGCTGCGGCAGCAAAGGCAGCAACGAAGCAAGTGGTCGATGACGAAGACGACGACCTCGCATTCTTCAAGAAGCTTGCTGAAGGTTAATCGACAGTAGCAAAACAAAAGCCCGCTTTCGCGGGCTTTTTTATTTACATCACAAACGTTCCCATCATTGCTCGATCAAAGTAGGATTCCCGACTACGGGGTGAACCGCTGATCGGCAACACCTTCATATCGTTGCCAGAACCGCCGCCAGACTGAATGTTGGTCGTCGGAGCATGGACGATCACCGGCGCTTTAGCTTCCTGTTTAACGGCTTGCTGATGATCCTGAGAAGCCTTCGCAACGATCTTGCCACTTTCGTTCTTGTCGGACGTACCCCACATACCGCCAAGGTATTCGCCCGCCTTCTGACCAAGTTCGCTACCGCCGAACGCTCCAATACCTGCACCAATCAATCCACCGGCCACAGTACCGACACCCGGAAGGATCATCGTCCCGAGTGCAGCACCCGCCAATCCGCCAGCTTCAGCACCCGCCAATCCGCCCGCAATCGATCCGCCCGCACCGCCGACAGTCTTGGCCTTGGCTGCTTTGGCTTGTTCCGGCGTCATCTTTCCTGCCTTCACTGCCGCATCGATAGCATTCACATCGTTGTAAGCGTCATACGCCGTGATACCGGCCCCCACAACGCCCGCGATAGCGCCGACCTTGCCGACACCCTTCAGAACCTTGGTAGCGCCTCTGGCAAGCCCCTTACCCTCGGCTTCCAGACCTTCGGCCGCCGTTGCTGCGCCTTTACCCTTGACCTTGGTCTTTTCCTCGGCTGCACCCTTGGTCTTTTCTTCGCCAGACTTTGCCTTCTCTTTTTCCTCACCTTTACCTTTCTTCTCGCGACCGCCTAGCACTTCGGCAGCAATCGGAATGAGGGAAGTAGGATCGAAGCCATCGCCGTCTTTGCCACTGACATCACCGTCATCGAACTTACGAGTAGCATCAGCCGAACGCGGACCAACATCATTATCAACCAACTTATCGGCCTTCGTAAAAGCATCCGCGACAGTCGGCGTTGCTGCAATCGGAAGCGCGAAACCAGTTGCCACAGCACCACGCACCGCAGAGGCCATCGGGCTTTCTTGTGTGCGCAAAGGATTGTTAGGATTACCCTTGATCTTGATCGGCGGTTCCGAACGTACAGGTTCAACCGACTTTACTTCGGGTGCAGGGAGTGCCTTGACATGGACCTTGTGTTCCTTCGGATGTTCAATCTCGCGGAAGTCAACATCTTCAGCATCATTGACTTCATCGAGACGAGTGCGACGCACTACCGGCTTTACACGGACCAGACCAGTTTGCGGTTCACGCGGCTTCACTTCCATCACAGGAAGAAAGTTGCCTTCCTGATGTTCGATCTGCTTCGGCGTTACCTTCTCACCAGACGGCGCAGGAAGAACCGGCGCAACCTTCGCAGCAACCGATGCACCAGACGGCGGCGGAAGCATAGGACTACCAACCGGAACAGCACTACGACCGGCACTACCGGGAGGCAATGTCGGCGCAACGTAGAACGGAGCTTTCTTCTCTACCGATTCATCATGCGCACGTTCAACCATCTTCACGATCAGACGTTCGACGTGAAGGTTCTCGATCTTTTCTGGAAACTTACCAACACCCGCCGCTTGTTGCGAAGACATCGCGGCTGCAATCTTCGCGACAAGCTTTTCATCCGTGCGGTCATCTTGATGATCATGTTGCTGTTCGCCCATGATGTCTTCACCAAGACGATTCTTGATCGCTTCAGCTTGACCAAGGTTCTGCATCTCACGCATAGGCGTGATCATGTTGTCGTGATTGCGACGGTCGATACCGGCCAAGCGACGGAACAGAGGACTCTCCATGTCGGCCTTGGTTGCACCGAACATCTTATCGAAGCGATAGCCGATTTCCTGAGAGATTGCACCGCCTTTGGGACGATTACTGTCCGTATGCTGCATACCGATGGCCGCAATCTTCTCGATCTGCGATTTAGCCGCTTCACTGCCTTCAACTTCGTTGATACGTGATACCGCTGCTTGGAACTCTTTGTGCGAACGCTCAAAGTCGAACTTCCCGTCCTTACGCAGCTTCATGAATTCTTCGATGACCTCGCGGAACACTTCCTTCTGTTCCTCTGAGGCCGTCTTCATGAATTCACGCTGGTCTTTGATTTCTTCGGTGAACTGGCGATAGGCTTCGTCAACGCGTTTGACGTTCGCGTTCTCGTTGCCCTTGTTGGCAGACACTTGGTTGCGACGCAGAAGATCACCGACATTCACCACTTCACTGATGAACTTGTCGTTCGACATGCGCTGTACTTCTTGTGTCTGCCGGGATTTGGTCGCTTGCATTGCCATGTGTTAGCCCTTGTTTTGATGTGCGCGCAGGTGCGCCATTTCAGTCTCATGCCGGATATGCTGCACAAGCTGTCCTACGTAGATTTCGCGCTCCCACGGAATCATGTTGTCCAACTCTGTCAACGAATAGTTGTGGAACTGCCGAAGGCTGAAGTTCAACGTATAGTAGTTGTACAACGAATCATGTGAGAGCATTATCCGAAAAAAGCTTCGACACCTTCCAGTGAGTATTGCGTGTCCTTACCACAATGAGGACAAGGATCAGTGAAGGTGTGCTTCAGGATCGGCATAGTACGGAAGAAGTCTTCGATCTTCGCGAACTGTTCGGTTGTGAGTGATTCAACGAATGCCGCAACTTCTTCCAGTGTTTCGTCCTTCGTGTGATGAACTTCTGTTTCAGTGAAGACCGATTCAATACACTGGCAAATTGTTTGGTAGACCGTATCGACCGAGTAGTTCTTGTTGAGGAACGATAGTTGTTCGGTGGTCGGGTAGGCCATCTCGACGCCCAGATTGTCGGTCAAGATGATCTTCTTCTTATGGTCCTTGTTCTTCTGTACTTGGACATCCGCCAGTGTCAGCTTGTAGTCGTGGTTCTCTTGGCAGTGCTGGCACGTCAGAATCAGATCAACGGTTTCGCCTGATGACTTCGAACGGATTTGAAGGAACAGATATTCAAGGTCGAAGTTTGGCATCGTCTCGACATCAAGCTTTTCGAACGTACAAGCATTGACGGCTTCCTTGACAGCCAGAAGAACGTCAGCTTCGCCGCCCTCAACAGCCATCAGCAGGTTCTTTTGTTCTCCGACCAACCAAGGACGGTACTTGATCGTCTTTCCCGTTGACGGGACTTTAGTCTGGTAGGTCGGGGTAGTGTTGCGTGGCAGCATAGTGGATCATGAATGTTAGATTGTGATTCACTATTTATCCCTTGACGCGAATTCCCAGACGTGTATAATGTTGGTCACAACTTCAGAATTGAATGCAGGAACCCATGCGCTATTAGACGTAGCGCACGCTTCATTAAACGGGTAGAATCGGTGCAACAAAAACGGAGAGATGTGAATGACAATCAATGCGCAGATTCAGCCAGATGGCACGCTGACGTTCGAAGACTATAAGAAGCAGAATCCATCATATTTCCCCGGCGCGACGCGGATGATCCCCACTGCTGGTCCGTGGTCCACTTCGCTGTTCGCCGTGATCGAGCAAGCGGAATCGGAACACCCGAACATGATGGTCTTCCGGGCTAAACGCATCGACACGTTCGATCAGGCCCGAGAAGTCGCGGATTATCTGTGGGAACTGGCTGAAGAAGCTGGCCGTCTACTGGACAAGTATCCACGTATGTCGAACGGTCTGACACCGAATCACATCAAGGGAACGTTCGAATGGCGCGCGGACAAGATGAAGGTTGATGCCGCACTCGAACACAGTCGGACTTTCAACAAGTGGTATGTAAAGTACTACAAGAAAGAGATTTACGCCTACAGAAACGCAGAACGAACTAAAAGGCTACAAAAATGAAATACGAACAACTTGCTACAGACCTGATGTTCGGGAAGGTCGATATCAACGAACTCGGCCCAAAATACGGACTTCAGTTTCGCAAGAACAAGACCGCCGCCGACATTAAGCACGCCATCAGCAAGGCCATGAAAGCCGGTCGCGCGAAGGTCGAATTCGAACTGAACATGCTGGAACTCTACCTGAAAGATGTGCTGAAAAAGGCTTGACGACGAATTCCCAAGTCTGTTATGATTCTTCCATCGCAACGAACTTGGGGATTCGAACATGGACATCAAAGAACTGAAGGCCGCGCTGATCACGAAGGGCTGGACGGAAGATCGTTGGGGCAACCTGAAGCGCGAAGTCGAAACCCCGAACGGCCTGTCGAAGTATCGCGTGAAGGTGCAGAAGATTTCAGTTCGTCTCGAACGTGAGTACACCGTCGAAGCGATGGCATATGCGCCCGCACACAAGAATTGGGCGCTGATTACAAGTTCTTACCTGAAAGACATCAAGGTTCGCGAGGATGGTGCTATCATCGTCGGTCGCAAGGTATTGAAGTAATTCCTTGTGACAATGGGACAACTTCAGGAAAAACAACATGATTCATGCTGATCCAAGTGAGTTCATGCCGACCGACACAGACACGTTGCTGGATGTGTATTGCAAGTTTCCGGTGGAGAACATCCAGCGACTATTACATGCGGTCGAAGAAAGTCTGTGTTTCGAACCCGGCAACCTGATCGATAAACTGCTGGACACGATTGATCGAGCACTTCGAGAAATCAGCGTCACGGTCAAAGAATCGTGCGTCTATGATGATGTATCGGTTGTCGTTTGTTATGAAGTCCCGACGACGATTGACCAGATCAAACACAGCATTGCGCGAGCGTGCTTCTTCTTCTGGCAGCACAACATCGTCTTCACCAAAGAAGGCCAAGAAGCGTTGATGGCGGTGCGGGAAAAGAGTCACTAAAAATAAAAACGTGTTTGTCGGTGTTGACAAGTACAGCCAAACCTGTATAATTCTTCACATCGGCAAACACAACGGAGCGCACTACATGAACAAAATCACCGCTGACCAATTCCCGATCACCTTCGCGGCAACTTCCGGCCTCACCAACAACTTCCGCGCAAACGACATCAAGCGTTTCGTCAAGGCTATCCCGGAAATCAACGAAGTCATCGACGCCAACGAAGTCATCGTGGCGCACGCGAAAGACCTTCGTCGCTACATCAACGACTTCGTGTACGCAGCGTTCGACGCGGTAATCTCGGACAAGTACTGGAAGCTTGGTCGATATGAAGCCCTCCCGCGAGCCGTACAAGACCTGAACTACGAACTGCCGCGCGAAGCACGCCTCATTGCTTCGTTCGAGAAGAAGCTGAACAAGGTCAAGACCGAACATGCACTGATCGCAGATTGCCGCGCGTTGATCGCAGAACTTCAACCGCTGGCTGACATCGTGGCGTTCTTCAAGACGGTCGAAGTGAAGGCCACGGTCAAGCGTGCGGCGGTCAAGGCCCAGAAGGAAGAAGAACAGCGCATCTCGAACGATACGGATGTTGTGTATCAGGCAGTTCTCCCGCTGAAGAAGCTGGCGCAAGACAAGGCTGAAGAACACATCCGCGCACAGATCGAAGTGGCACGTAAGAACATCACAAAGACCAACGACATCGAAGTGCTGGTCCCGGCCCTTGGCGACAAGCCTTCGGAATACGCGCAACGCCAGTACTTCGAAGCCCGCCAGTTCTACTTCTCGCTGTGCAGTCTGAGCAAGCATCGTTACCTGACGATCAACGAAGAACAAGTCCAAGGCGTCATCGACCGGACGATCCGCGACGCTGGCCTTCAGTTCGACGCCTTCGTCTACAAGCTGAACGAGAAGATCAACGATGTTACGCTGTCGGCTGAACTGTCTGGCGATCCGTGGAACTACTCGACTCTGGTTGTCGAAACGAAGAACAAGGGTCGTCAAGTGTGGACCACGAAAATCATCGTGAACGTCTCGAAGTACGGTAAGCTGTTCAACCAGTGGCCGACCCGCAAGGTATCGTAAAAGAAAATCAGGTTTGGGTATTGACGAATGATACTCAAACCTGTATTATTCTCACATCGACAACGAAACGGAGTGAACGACATGAATATTTTCAAGGTCATCGGATACTGGAAGGAAGAAGACGAATCGCTCTACCGCATGGTTGCGCATCTTGTCATCGGAACTTCGAGTGCAGACGCACAGAAGCGCCTGATCGAAAACGAGCATCTTGGCGACGGAAACTGCCGCTACTTCATCCAGACGGACGAATGGATCAGCGAACATCCGTGTGAGACGATCCTGTACTTCACCACGTTCTCAACCGAAGACATCACGGAAACGAAGTTCAAGAAGTGGTATCGCGATAACGTCGAAGAATTGCCGGAACATCGTTATGGACCGGCCCCGTTTCGCGAGTTCAAAGCGTGAAAGCCCAACGGAAAGCCTCGAAACGAGGGACAGAGGCCGAAGAAGCTTGGTTCTCTGTCCGCGTGGACATCGAACATCTGGCGCTTCTGATCACGACGAACTTTCCGGACGGTTCTACTTCCACGATGTCCCTGAACGCCAAGGAAGCGGCGCTCCTGAACAAAGAACTGGCATACGGTTCGGCATCACTCGAATCAGTCGTACAGCATCGCAAGAAGCATAAATGAAAAAGGGGCCAATGATGGCCCCTGTCTTACTACATGAGTTACTTCCTCGCTGCACTATCGATCATCGCTCTAGTCGGTGGTCCCGTCCTAATCACGCTGAAGCTGAACAAAGAGAATGAAATACACCCCAGAACAACTACAAGAGATGGCCGCAGAATTCATGGGCCAACTGACCGGCCACAATGACGTGCGATGCCATCAACTGGTAGGCGCGATGTCGCAACAATTGAACATGCATCCCGATCAGGTGGTCACGGGAATTCACATGCTCGCGATGGGGATGCAGTTCGGTGTCAACCGTGCGGCGGCTTAGGCCACGAAGCTGACCATGTTGCGGAAGCTGGATTCGACGGACGAAACCTTCGAACCGATCTGCGACGACACCGACTTGATGATGTCCCCACCCTGCAAAACGTTCGTCTGCTGTTCAACGGAAGCCTGAAGCTTCTTCGATTCAATCTCAATACACGACCACTTCCGGTAAGCGAAGGTCACTGTGACTTTTTGAAAGTTCTGTGACCCTGCTGAACCCGTCATTGACGAAACGACTTTTGGGTACGCATTTTCCAATGCAACCTGATAGATCGTCCCATCTAGTCTATCCAACTGCGAAATCACGATGTCGGTTTCGTAGGTGTCCGGGTACGCGACCATCTGCGTATCATTCGAGACAATCGCATCCATCCAATAATCAAACAGCTTCTTCGAGTTCATATCGCGATCCATCAAGATCGTCATGGATACGCCTTGGTCGCCGCCGTAATCGATCCCAATCGGCATCGGTTGCGGTGCGCCAAAGGTACGCCGTTCCTTGGTCTGAAGTATCGCAGAAGGGTAGACGACCGACTCTACGCGCATCGCAGTGGAACGCAAGTACTGGTAGTACTCTGAATCCATCAGGCACGTTGGCGTACCGATGTAGACCTCGAACCGGCTTTCCGATGCAAGACCGGTATTGAGAACTTCTTCCTTGAAGTTCTCGAATCCATCTTTGGCGAAGGAAGTTGCGCTCGATTTCGTCTTGCCGATTCCAAGCGCATCACGCACCACGTCACCGGCTGAATTTACTACGTTGTTGAGGCCATTAATCGGCAGTAGATCAAGAAGTGACATGAGGATTCCTTATTAAACTCGTTGCTTGGCGTCGTGCCAGACTCGTTGCTTGCTTGCCTTCTGGAAGTTCTCGACAGGAAGTAGCGCGACCATCGGCCATGCTGTCGGATAAACCTGTTGGAACCGTGATTCCATGTGGTCGAAGCGATACATCTTAAACGCGAAGTCTGCACCAAGGTTCTTTGCCCGAGACAGGCGCATCAGAATGTCGTAGGACATCTTCAGGCGGGTCGTTGCATCGAACTTGTCATTGTTGGTCAGATCGTACAGCGCGATCAACAACTTCAGGCGAAGCGGCGGCGGCAAGTAGTGCAGATTGATGCCGTAGAAGTGTTCTGCGTCTTTCTTCTCAACGAAGAAGATCAATGGGAAAGCATCCCAATAGGGAAGTTCATCTTTCCACTTCGCATCATAGCGGAACATATACATCGAACCGGGTGTCGGGTATGCAGTATTCGCATTTCCCATCAGCACAGACTCTTTGTACTTCGAACGATTCAGTTTCTTGATTTCAAAGCTGAACCAGTCCAATGATTGGCGAAGGTTCTGCCGCGTTACCTTGAAATTGTCGAAGGGAGAGGGTTGTCGCTTGGATGCCATGACATTGACAATAAATTGAGTACTACTATTTATTCACCCCGAGATGTTTCTCGGTGAGGACGATGAACTTGTATCCCTTGCGATCACAAAACTTCTTAGCAGCTTCCCACTTGGCTTGATTGGTCAGCCACATGATCACTTCCTCAACATATTTCTTCGTCTTTCTCTTTGGTTGCTTCGGTTCCTTCGTGTACTTCTCCGGCTTCACTTCGACAAGGTAGGTGACGACCGTTCCATCAAGATTCCTAATAGTCATTTTGAAGTCAACGAAGTACCGGTGACTCAATCCATCTACAGGGGATATGTACGGAATGATTGTTTCCTCACTCGACCACGACAGAACATTTGATCGCTGATCACAATAGTTCATGAACTTCAGTTCCCAACTACTGCGATATGTGATGTTGTGAATGTCGCCTTTGTATTTCAAAGGGTTCCGTGGTTTCCACTTACCCTTGTATGCATTAACCCCATACGCCATTTATGATCTTCTCCATCCCGCGATCCATCGCGGCCAATTCTTGTTCTGTGATTTCTCGCGGGAATGGACGACCGTTGATTGCGGACTGATCCTTAATTCTCCTAATCACTGCATCGGTCATTGGGTATGGGTTCACATTCTTCGACCCCAACGGCCTTCCTCTGCTGATGGTGTTCCCTTTCATCGCCGCCGACAGCTTGCTGCGGCGTTCTGGGTCGTCCCACTGTTTGTACTTCAATACTTCAGACGAACATCGGTTGCTGCAATACTGCGAATACCCCTGATTCAAGTCCCTGTAGTCGGTAGGGTTTCCGCATGTTTCGCAACCTCGGCATCCACCAAGGTACTTATCGTAATATTCCTTGGATGACAGTTTGTGGGCCTTCAGGTGTTTCGAAAGAGAATTGAATGACGCAGCTTCTTTATTGCAAATCTTGCAGTTGTGGGTCATCGCCTAAATATTAGTTGTATAAAACCAACTATTTAGGCGAAGATATGTCCCTGCTTTCTGGAATCATTGATGGTGCAAAGTCGAAGATTGAGTCGGCAGTCACGTCTCACCTTCCGCTTTCCAATCTAAATAAGGCCACAACCAACCTCGGAATAAATAAAACCACTTTGGCGGAAGGGGGTTCAGATAAATACGCCATCGGAAATTACCAATATCCGCAAGACCTGAGTGTCGCGGCGGATCAGCCGCATTGGGTCACGTTCTACATCAACGTGCGCGGTAAATCGAAAATCGCACAGAACAATCCCGATCTGTTGGCGACGGGTCAACCGATTAAGATCGCAGAGAATCGTCTGGACCCGGCTTCAATGGATAACGCGATCATTGGCACGGCTGCGGTCGGCGGCGCTGTGGCTGCATTGGGGGCCGGTAAGCAGATCATCTCGCTGGCCGGGAAAACTGCGTATGCTCGTTCCTTGGGGAAGGGCAGCGGCAAGGTCTTAGCTGGCGCTGATGCGTCTGCGGCGGTTCTGGGGGCATCTGCTATCACGGCGGGCGTTGGAGCCGCTGTAGGGGGCGCTGCGGCGGCTATGACGGTCAAGCCGGATACAACCTACCGACTGAAGGACGCAATCACCCTGAACGTCTCACAATCGCCTGTGTTCCATTCCAGCGCAAACTACGATGTCATGGAGTTCGGCGCACTTGGTGGATTCGCGGCGGGCGGTTCGTCCTACGCCGACACATTGAATGCAAGTCAGCAGAATCAGGAAGCATTGCTGGCGGCTGCACGGACAGCACTGAAGGAATCGGGCAAGTTCCTGACTAAATCGGCTGGTGCAATGATTGAGGCCACGACGAAACAAACCCTGAACCCGTATCGAGAAGTACTGTTCAAACAGATTAACTTCCGTCAGTTCTCGTTTGATTATCGTTTCTTGCCCCGGTCGCAAACTGAAACTGATATGGTGCAACAGATTATCAAGACGTTCCGGTATCACATGCACCCGGAAATGAGTTCGGGCGGTCTGTATTATATTCACCCCTCTGAGTTTAATATCCAGTATTACTTCAAGGGTAAAGAAAACTCATACATCAATAAAATCTCGACATGCGTGCTGGTTGATATGGACGTTCAGTATGGCCCATCAGAAAAGTTCTCGACGTTTGGAGATGGTGCGCCGGTTGAGTACAGTATGCGTCTGGTCTTTCAGGAACTCGAAACTCTTACAAAGGAACGCGTTGACGCGGGTTATTAAATGTCACAGAATAATTTGTTCAAAGCTAAATACGGTTCTCCGAAGACCCATGAGAAAATGTCCACTCATGAGAATCCGTACATCCGCGCAGAAGTTGCGCGACATGCATCACCCGAGATTCGCGATAGACTGTACAAGGATCGTGATGAAGTTGTACGGGCGGCAACGGTCAAGGGCGCACCGAAGGCGCATATTGATCGGGCAATGTCGGACCCGCATGAAGCAGTCCGACAGCAGGTTGCGATACACGGCCACGACAGTCATCATCAGGTGTTGCAGCATGATCGAAATGACAACGTGCGATACCAAGTAGCAGCACACTCACAGAACCCGAGCATCCTGCATCGTCTGGCGCATGATGAATCCAATGATGTGGTGCGAAGCGTCATCGACAACAAACACACGCCACACGAAACGTTGCGCCATATCGCAGACAACCACACGTCAGAACGGATTCGCGACAAGGCAGACAAAGAACACTACGGACGCACCGAATTGGGCGGCTGGATACCGGAATAAACGATGAACGCAGAAGACAGAGACGACAATATTTCCAACTTCGGTGTCCGGTTCGGATCACAACGAGTGCATGAGAAGTTGGCAAACCACGAAAGCGAATACACGCGCGAAGCACTGGCATCGAATACGGAACACAAGCCGATCCTCGATAAGCTGATGAAGGATAAGCGTCCTTCCGTGCGCAAGGCGACGCTTCGGTTTCACAATCACAAAGACCACATCGACGCGGCGGTCCATGACCCCGACTTCTCGGTACGTGGTCTGGTTGCATACAAGGGCCATCATCACGATACGCTTGTACATGACCATGATGACTACGTTCGCACAGCGGTTGCATCGGCGGGTTCAAAGCCACATCATGACATCCTGATGCACGACGAAAGCCCGAAGGTTCGTATGGAAGTCGCACAGCATGGTCATAACGAACATCGCGATAATCTGATGCACGACGAGAACTGGAAGGTACGTGAACGGGTCGCACGGTTCGGCAATGATAAGCATCGCGACCATCTGGTCCATGATTCGGTCCCGGCAGTACGTGAGGCAGTTGCGGAACATGGTAACGACAGTCATCACCAAGTACTGAAGAACGACTTCGATAGCAAGGTTCAATTTGCGACGATCAATAAGACCAAGAACCCGGAAATTTTGGATCACATGTCCAAGCATTCGGCATGGCCGACGAAGGCGGCGGATAAATTGAAAGGGTTGAGATAATGGCAGACGATTACGACATCGAAGACAACAAGCATCACTTCAAGGCAAAGTTCGGTTCACCAAAGATTCATGATGAAATGATTGCAGGTAAGCCGGGTAAGTTCGGCATCAAACCACAACATGACCATCTCGAAACCATCGCATCACATGGCGACCCAGAACATCACGCGGCACTTTCGAAACACCCTAATTGGGTAGTTCGTAACGCAGTGGCGCAATACGGTAATCACGATATACACGACCACTTGATGCATGACGAAGATTCGAGTGTTCGTCAGACCGTTGCACAACATGGGACCGACAGACATCACGATCATCTGATGCACGATCCCGACCTGTTTGTACGTACTATGACGGCACAGCACGGTTCAGTACAGCATCAAGATCACCTGATGAACGACTCACATTTCAGAGTACGTCAGAGTGTTGCCGATCATGGCGAAGATCATCACTTCGACAAGCTGATGCATGATCCCCACGAAGCGGTTCGACATTCGGTTGCAAGGACGACTGACAATCCCCGACACTTTGATCATCTAATGCATGACAAGGACGCTTCGGTTCGTGCTATGGTCGCTCGACGTGGCGAAGCGAAACATGCCGCACATTTGATGGACGAGAACAACGAACCCGAAGCACTGGTTCGGAAGTTTGCCCGCGAACGTCATGCACACTTTAATCGGGTTGACGAATCGGTCATGTCCTTCAAGACGTTTTCGGCTAAATAATAAACTACTACCCATCTCAAGGCTTACACATGAATATCAACACAAGCATCGTCAATGCATACAAACTGGCCCACTGGTCGCAGCTTGACGAAAGCGTTCTTACCGAAGAACAGATTCAATTCATCGTTGAGAACCGGATCGAACATCTGAAGAAGTCGAACCCGGAAATCAGCACGGCGCATGATCCGCACGCACAACATAAAGACGCTGGCGCAATCATCGACCACTTCGCAACGCACGCTGATCCGTCGCCCAAGAAGACGAACACGCAATGGATCGTCGGCCAATACAAGAAGGGCAACATCCGACAAGAAGACGCTGGTCGCGTTCATGGCGCATTGTCCAGCTTCGAGAAGTACAAGGGCAAGCTGGCGAACAAAGACCTGAACAGCTACAAGAAGGTGTCGGACGTTGAAGATGCAACCGCTCCGCACGAAGGCACGTTCGCTTCGAAGAAGGAAGAAACGCGCGCAGTGAAGCATGAAGGCGCTGATCTGAAGTACGAAGACGATCACATCACGATCCACCACATCAAGAACGAAGATGCCGCGAAGCATTACGGCAAGGGCACGAAGTGGTGTACGGCGGCGGATAACAACAACATGTTCTCCCACTATCACGCCGATGGTCCGATCCATGTGATTCACCACAAGACCGAAAAGCAAGAGAACGGTCAGCCGCGAAAGTGGCAGTTCCATGCAGCTTCCAACCAGTTCATGGACGAGAAGGACAACGAGATTTCGCACGAAGACTTCAACAAGATCAAGCCTTCGTTCCATAAGGCCATCGACAAGCATCCTGAAATGGTGGAGTAACTGCAATGAGCGCACTCAACAAAGCCAAGTTCGCAGAGAAGTATGGTACTGATGCGCTCAAAGCGAAGCACGACCCCATGTGGCAGGAGCATATGGAAGGCATCGACAAGAACGCATCAAAGATCGCTGACCTTCCTATGCGCCATGTTCGCGCCGTGTTCAACAAGTACAAAACAGAAGACCCGTTCATTGCAAAGCTGGCAGCGGATCACTTCAACCGAATGGCACAAAGAGGATGTAAAGAATAATGTTCCGCGATAATAGCAACTTCCTTGCGAAGTGGGGTTCACCTAGTCATATCAATCGCCTAACACAAAGCCCGAACGAACATGATCGTCTGGCTATCGCAAGTAAGCGTCCAGAAGAACACCACAAGATGCTCAACGATCCTTCTGAACGAGTTCGAAAGACAATCTCTTACAACACACCCAACAAGGCGCATCTGGACCACTTCGTCAACGATTCGAGTGAGTTCGTTCGTTCTAATGTCGCGAAGCGCGGACATAAGGAACACTTGGATAAGCTGGTACATGATTCCGATTGGGCGGTGCGTGATAGGGTTGCAGCACATGGCCATCCTGAACATCTAGCGAAGCTTGTCGATGACCCACATGAGATTGTCCGCAATCGCGTGGCATCAAAGGGTGTAGGACACGATAAGTACATCCATGATTCATCATCAATGGTCCGTGGTATGGTCGCGAGTATCGGCAGCGAAGATCACAAGGCACATCTGGCTAACGATTCGAACGTGAACGTCCGCATGGAAGTTGCAAAGAGTTCTGAACACCCGGACACCCTAAAGAAACTCTACAAGGATAGCCATCCTGACGTATCGAGACACGCTCTACGTCATGCCGCCGACCTTGGTATCGATGTGAGGAAAGAATGAGTCAAAGTATGCAATTCCGGGCTAGGTTCGGTACTCCCAAGATGGTCGATGAAATGCAACATAGCGATGATGCTGATGCACGCGCAGCGGTTGCAGAGAAGCATCCTGATCGACACGCACAGATGCTTGACGATTCGGATGAATATGTCCGTGCAGAGATTGCGCGACATGGTAACAAGGCTCACTTGGATCATCTGATGAAGGCACCCGACATTCATTCGTCTGACTGGTTGCTTGGTTCGAATATCGCCCGTAATGGTCATCCCGAACACTTGGATAAGTTAGTCAATCATCCGAGTGAATTGGTGCGTCAGGCGGTGTCTAATCACGGACTAGACCGTCACCATGATGTGCTGATGCACGATCAAAGCTATCATGTGCGGTCGTCAGTCGCGGTAAATGGCAACGATAACCATCGTCGCGCGTTGATGAACGATCCACACTCAGAAGTACGAAGTAGTGTTGCACGTCATACACACGATCCAGCTATCATGGCGCATCTTGCGAACGATAAGGACCAAAGCGTCCGATGGACTGCACAGAATCGCCCTAAGCAAATCGAAGCTTCAAAATTGCGCATGAAATCATTCTTAGATCAACACGGTAACGACGAACTTCTACGATGAAACACGTACTCTATTTTTCTGCGCCTTGGTGCGCACCTTGCAAGGCGTTCGCGCCGCAATTTAGTGCAGTGATGGATCAGCACTCCGAAGTATCCTACGCCAAGGTCAACATCGATGAAGACTTCGAGAAGGCCCGGACGTATGGTGTACGTGCGATCCCCTGCATCGTGCTTCTGGAAGATGACAAAGAAGTCAATCGTCTGGCGGGCGGTGCAGTCAACAAAGCCAAGCTTGAACAACTACTGAGCTAACCATGTCCTACTTCAGCAACTTCCCATCGATCTACTACACCTTTGATAACGTCTCGGCTACGCTGACCAAGAATTTCATGGCGCGCGTTGCGGTGTCGGATGCGCTGAAGTCGAACGTCACGCTTTACTCACCATACACCATCATTGACGGCGAAACTCCTGAGATTGTGGCCGACAAGGTGTATGGTGATCCTCAACTTCATTGGGTCATTCTCTTGACCAATGAAATCATCGATCCGCGATATGACTGGTGTCTTTCGCAATTGAACCTCGATGCGATGTGTGAGGCGAAGTACACCAACATGTACGCCACGCATCACTATGAGACGACTGACGGCTATGTCGTGGATGCTTCCTATCCGGGCGCTGTCTCCATCTCGAACTATCAATACGAAGACCGAATCAACGAAGCCAAGCGGACGATCAAGATTTTGAATCCGAACCTTGTGAGTGAGTTTGTGAAGGAATTCACAACTGCGATGGGTACGTAATGACAGACGCAATCAAATCAGGCGTCCAGCACGCGGGTGACATCAACATCGTAGACGTATCGCTGATTTGCGCCAACGGCACGACGATTGACTTGTTGCCCTTCATGGTTGAATGCAACGTGACTGAAGACATCTTCGCCACGTCGCTGTACGGCAACATCGTGATCGCTGATAGTATCGGCATCATCGAGAACGGCCCGATCATTGGCGAAGAATATGTCCGTGTGGACTTCCAAACACCCGGCATGACTGCGCACATTGCGAAGACGTTCCGTGTGTTCAACATTAGTGATCGCAACGTGGCCCTCGATGACAAGACGCAAGTCTTCGTCATGCACTTTTGTTCGCCAGAAGTCTACATCGATGCCATGAACAAAATCTTCAAGACCTTTGAAGGTCGTGTCGATCAAGTCGCGGCGAACGTGTACACGAACTACCTGAACGTGGCGCGCAACATCATCGTCAATCCGAAGTCCAATCAGTTCGTTGATTCGGATGATTCGACATCGATGACGATCCTCACTGAGACGGACAACAACATCAAGTTCACATGTCCCGGATGGGGCGCACTGAAGACCCTCAGTTGGCTTGCGGCGAAGTCGATAGACAAGGACACCAAGGCATCAGACGGGCTGTTCTATGAGTCTACGCAGGGCTACTATTGGGGTTCCATTGGCACGATCCTGAGTGCATGGAAGCAGTCCAAGAAGGTTGCGGGCGAGTTCTACTATTCGCCAAGCAATCGACGCATCAATGAGTCGGGTACGGTCGCGGTTGATGGTGTCCAGTACACGGTCCCGAACCTGAATCGTGATTACAAGGTGGTCGAAGACTTCCAGATCATCGATTCGTTCAATACGTTGAAGTCAAACGTTTCGGGCTACTACGCAAACCAAGTGCTGACGGTTGACTTGATCCACAAAGGGTACAAGTACAATAACTTCGATTACGTGCAGGACTTTGCGAAGTATCCTCACTTGGACAAGTATCCGCCTTTCACGACGAGTCAGTTCCGCAATCCACAGATGGTAACGGAAGTCGCGTATCAGCATCCAAGCCTATTCAACAACGCACCGGCCAATATCAACGAACGCGTTGCGGCCATCAAGCAGAACCGGAAGTCGCTACTGGCGGGGTACTCGAATATCAAGATTGAAGTGACCGTACCGGGACGCACGGACTTTGAGGCGGCAAGCGTGGTTTATTTCGCGATGCCGAAGATGGGACCGAAGGATGGGAGTGATAAGACCGAAGCGTTCGACAAGTACATGTCCGGTCTGTATCTGGTGACGTGCATCCGTCACAAGTTCACGCATGACCGCCATACGATGATCATGGAACTTGTGAAGGACTCGTTTGATAATCCGATCAAGTAAACGCGATGCACTGGTTGGGGAAGCTGAAGGACAGATGGCTTCCCAGACTGTTGTTGCAGAAGTCCACGCACGATTGCATGTTGATCGATGAAACGTGATCCAGCATGTTCCCATAGGCCGTCTGGAATTCGAATTCCGGGTAGTGGATCGATGGGAACAACGGGTCGGGCAACGAAGGGATTGTTGGGAAGCCGGGTATCGAGAAGTTGAATATCTGACTGGTCGGCAATCCGCTTTTCATCACGTCTGCCAAGGTCGATGCGCCGGGTACGTTCGCGATCACCATCGCCTTCATCTGATCGGCGCTAGGCATTGTCGGCATAGCTGGCATCGATCCGATATGCAGGTTGCCACACACGGAATTGATCAGACCATAGATCGTCTGGGGAAGCTGCGTGATGTAGGATTTGATCAGGTTCGTCGTCACGGAAATCGACTCGAACTCTGGGATGCGCATATCCGGGAACAGCGGTGAAGGGATGCCGGGAAACGTGATGCCTTGGGCGATCTTATCCTTCACGGATGCAACCAGATCGGACGGGTTGCCCGAGAGTATGTCTGGGAGCTTCAGGTTGAGGCTAGGAACGGACGGAAGGATCGAGAGAGGGTCAACACCAAGGAAACCCGTCAGAGGCGTCAGCATCCCTGTGCAGGTCGTCATTAGTTGGTTCGTCTTCAGTTCCGCAATGCTCGTCACCATCTCGATGTTCGGACACTTCATCGTCGGGAACATTGGAGACGGCAACGTAGGCAGTTGCGGCATCGTGAAGTTGAAGGGCGGGTTCTTCAGGTTCGGCGCGAACTGGTTATACAGATCGTTGAACGATGGAACCGGCGATGACGTACAGAGATTTGGCATGATAGTAGATCGGAGTGCGATCTACTATTTAACTCTCATGGTCACAGAAGTGTTGGATCGTTTCCCATGATTCTGTGACCTCTGGGGCAGCATCCAGATAGCCGTCGAAGTCATCGAAGGTGGTGTAGCATCCAACGGCTGCGACACGTTCTACGTAGCGCCATGTCGATTCTTGGTTCATGGACATGTAGTGACGAAGCTTGCGGTAACGTGCCGCGTCGATGCGGTCTTGTTCATTCTGCGTCATGGATCATCCTATTCAGTAGGTCTTCGATCTTCCATGCGTCGATGTACTTCAGATTGTATTCCTCAGTATCACCACGGCGGGCATAGTAGTCGGTCGATGGGACCATGATCGTCATCGAATCGGAACACTCAAGAATGATGTTCTTGAGTTCCATCAGTTGAAGTTTTGTAAAGGCCATTCCGTATTCACCATCAGGGGACAAGTTCGATGGAACTGTCCGTTTTTGTAGGGGTCCGTGACATCGCGTTCGGTGAGATGACATTCGTACCACACGGTGTGATAACCCACATCACCATACTCGTAATCATCGACCATCGTCTTCGAATGAACGCACTCGCGACAAGAGATTGGTCCTTTGAGGATTGTCACGATCTGAATTCCATGAAGGACGAAAAGTAGTCGATCATCTGACGCTTTTCTTCGTCCGCATTGAAGTAGTACGCAACACGTTCGGCTTCTTCTCGCGTCCTGTACTTCAACACCTTGCCGCTTCGCGCTGCATAGGCCACGACATCATCTTGAACGATGGCAACACGATAAGGCTTGCCGAAGAAACCAACATCGACGGTCCCGACGACCCATTTTGATTTAGTTGTCATCTTCCCAATTTCTCACTCACTATGCCGTCAACTTGAAGACGAAGTTCTTCCGGTGCGTTCAGGTATTTCGCCATCACATTCGCATGGTCGAATGTCTTGAACTTCATCACTCGCATATCTGCGATCAGAAAGCCCGTTCCTGTTTCTGTGGAAACAGCCACGCGCCACGGCGTGATGAATCCGCCTACGTGCATCGGATACCATTCAGTTTTCATTGTGCCAACCCAATACGGTACAGTTCCAATCATTCCACTCGCGGATGGCCTGATGAAAGTTCTCATAGGCCCGGTCCCGCTTCTCGTTACATCCAAATACCATCGACCCGGATCGTTCTGCACGATCTTCCTTCGATGCGCCCCACAACCAGACACGTTCCGTCTGAATGTCCATCACTGACCGCGAGATGACCTCATACCCGTTCGATGCACGGAACGTGTAGAAGGGGCCATCATCGTCACCATGCCACGTCACGCGGGTATCCGGCGACTGATACAGGATGTCGAACGTCAGGCGCTTCGTGGTCTTGACGAGACGGTACGTGATAAGGTCCAAGATCACCAGTTCCGGCGTCTCGACTCCCATTCCGTTATTCACTCTGTTCATCAAGTTGTTCCACTTCTTTATTTGTTCTACTTCGTACTGCATTCTTTTTACTCGTCTCCATCATTAGCGGGACGCATGTATCGCCCATCCACTTCACCACGCCATTCTTCTTGCCGCTATGACGGCGTAGGCGATTGATCCATTGTCTAAGTTCTTTCGACGCTTTCATCGACGTTCACACAAACAGAACCACGTCCAACCAACTTTCCATCGCTGACATCGACAACGCGGGCATCGATTATCAGAAGTGTTCTTCATGATTGAAGTCAGTCCATTTGAACAGGCCGGTATCGACCAAGGCCGACTGCATCCCATTCCTGAACAGATTACGGAAGGTGGTGAAGGGCATCGTGATTTCGATGCCCTCGATGTTCAGCGTGACGCTTCGCGCGTCCTTATTGACTGTCGTGTATGCTGCGCTCATTTCGATTAGAAGAACTCGCTGATGATGTAGCCGATGATCGCACCGACCGGGATGGACAGAAGGAACCATTCAAACGATGTGAGTTTTCTCATGTTCTTTTCCTTTATGGACAACACCGTGGGCTTCCGCCGCAATAGTGTTGGTAGTTCCAGTCATCGGGGTCGATTTCTTCTGGACCACAGTAGATGTCGGTCCACTTACCACAGCAACAGCATTCCATCTGGAATTCATCCCCGAACAATCGAATCCCCGGATTGACTGGAATGAGTTCAGTGATCACGTTTGCTCGCTTCGTAGTTCGCCCATTCTTGAATGGCATGATCGACGGTATCCGTCTTGTAGCCAAGCCCCAGAAGTTCCGAACGCAGTTTGTCTGTGGTCTTGATTTGGTATTGCTTCGCGAGTGCCACAGCATCACGCACGCAGTAGAAGACTTCGACGTTCATCGCATGACCCTATAGTTTCGTTCGATGATGACTTGTAGGCAGTAGTCCAGCGTTGCGTTTACCATCAATTCACCGGTGAAGGCGTCAACGATGGTTGCGAACAAAATAGGGCGACCGTCGCCCTTGCCGTGATACACGGCCATCTTCACTTCGCGTTCTTCGTTCACTTCTTCTCCGCGATGTAGAGAGTCGTTCCAATCGGGACATCGGATGCAGCGAAAGCGACCATCGTGAAGCCATCCGTTCCCGGCATAGTTCCGGTCGTTCCGACTTGCTTGAACTGCCGTTCATCTTGTTCGACCTTACATGCCGCTTCGATGTCGGCCAGTGCCTTCTGTTCGTGCGCGACGTAAGACTGATCGTAGCCATCATTCATCGCCATCAAACCTAGACCTTCGCGCCAGATGTGGATGTGCGTACTGACCATTTCGGCCAATGACTTGTGGCCCTTCAAGTGTTCGTTCATTCCAGAATTGCCCTCACTTCGCGGCCAAACTGCGCAAGCGCGATTTCGCCATGTTCAAAATCGTAGTGCCAGTTCCACTTCCCGCTGTATGGATTGAGGCGCGAATTGGGACCATGCGGGATGACTTTCTTCGCGGCATCGGTATCTTCGAACCGGGCGAAGATCGTCCAGATGGTTCCCTCGACATCGAGAGACATGCGAAGCTGACCGGCCTTCGTGTCGATGAACCAGTACTTATCTTCGTAGTCGCCGGTCTGTTCGTTCCTCACCGCGCCAAGGGCAAGGAACGCACCTTCGATCTGGCGGGCTGCATCTTCGCGAACTTTCTTTGCGATTCGTTTCGTCATGTTTTCTCCCTTAGTTCAGCGTGCTGATGTTGTCCAGAATTCCCAGACCCTTCGCGAACACGCCGTCCTTCTTGGCCCATTCGATGATGAAGGCGTTCACCTTGCGCTTCGGAATCTGGCTGAAGGGAAGCTGCACGTCCACATCCTGACCGTTCAGGGTTCCGTGGCAGTACGACACGTCCCAGACCGGGTAGCCCGGATCGCTGATCAGACGCAGACGCGTGACCTTCAGACCCTTCGTGGTCCAGTCCACCAGACCGCCGTGGTTGATGGTGCGTTGGCAATGGTAGTCCACTGCATCCACCAGACCGTTTTGTTCCTTCGTGCCGTAGATGTCGCGGTTGATCGTGTTCATGTCCGTCGCTCCCTAAATAGTTGATAAGTGTGATTCTAGCCAAAGTCGGGGTAGGTGTCAACTACTTTCGTACTTGGGAATTCAAAAAGGTTAAACATGGAATATTTCATCGGCGTCGTGGAAGACCGACTCGATCCTTTGCAGCTTGGTCGGTGTCGTGTCCGCGTCTTTGGCGTTCATACCGAAGACAAGGGAGACTTGCCTACGGCTGATCTGCCGTGGGCCATGCCAGTGACCCCGATCAACAGCGCAAGCACGTCTGGGGTCGGACAGTCGCCCACAGGCATCGTCAATGGCGCATGGGTCGTCGGATTCTTCATGGATGGGGAAGATCGTCAGCAGTTTATGATGACGGGCACACTCACGTCCATTCAAGCTGCAACGATCATCAAGCAGCAAACGACGACCACATCCAACACCACGACAACGACGACTACCGCAACAGCTTCGGCCCCGGTCGCTGCGGGTGCAACCGCTGTAACAGATTCCAAGCCTGTCGTCAATACCGTCTCAGGTACGGTCGATCCAACCACGGTTCGTCAACCGGGCGGATGGGTTCTGGGTCAGACCTCGAAGCAGTATGAATCGGGTGGGAAGGGTCCGGGCACGATCAACAGCTACACGAACTCTGGTGACTTGGGCGGTGCGTCCTATGGCACGTACCAGTTCGCCTCATACCTTCCGGCCAAGATGCCGAATGGTAAGTCACGTCCAAACCCGACGAACAGCCCTGTGGTCGCATACGTGGCGCAATCGAAGTATTCAAACAGGTTTGCAGGATGTACACCCGGTACGTCTGCATGGGACACGGCATGGAAGGGATGTGCAAGCGAAGACTCACTCGGCTTTGATGCGGATCAACACGCCTATGTGAAAACCAAGTACTACGATGTAATGATCGGCAACCTGAAGCGGGCTGGTCTTGATCTGACATCGTTTGGTGCGGGCGTTCAGGACTTGGTATGGTCTACGGCTGTTCAGATGGGACCGGCGCGAACATCGGTGTTCCTGACTCCGCTGAAGGGACAGACACGCCTTGATGACGTGACCATCATCAACTTGGTGATGGACTACAAGATCGCGAACGTTCCGGTTCTGTTCTCGCGTTCCTCGGCTGCTATTCAGTCGGGCGTGGCTTCGCGCTACAAGAACGAGAAGACGGCGCTCCTGAAGCTGGCATCGCAATACAACAGCGCGGCACAGATCGCATCGACATCGGCAGAGAAGGATGCAGTTCTTCCGCCGAAGCCAGTCACGGCTATTCCGGCGAACCCGGATATTCCGAACTCTGTGGCGCAAGCATTTGCATCGAATTCGACGCTAACGACCACGTTCAATCCGAAGACGGATTCAGACAATCGTAACCTTCTGGCAATGACGGCAACGGGCTTCAGTGACCCAGACGGCATCTATCCGCTGAAAGAGTACGACAACGAACCGGACACGAACAAGCTGGCGCGTGGTGTATCGGCGGGTACGGCATCAGAAGACAAGTCGCTCAATCGTGCAACGGGCATCCGTACAGCGGATGGCGACACGTTTGATCAGCCGATCAATCCCTACAATGCGCAGTATCCATACAACAAGGTGTTCCAGTCAGAAGCAGGGCACGTTGTTGAATACGATGATACGCCCGGTGCGGAACGTATCAATGTCTATCACACATCAGGAACCTTCACAGAAATCGATGCCAATGGAAACATGGTGCGTCGCGTGGTTGGTTCGGATTACCAAATTACGGACGGGAATGGCTATGTACGTGTGGAAGGCCGTTGTCATATCAGTGTTGGCGGTAGTGCTAATATCACTGTCGCAGCGGATGCCAATATCGAAGTCGATGGAGACGCATTTCTCACCGTTGGGAATGACCTCGTTGCAGCAGCGGGCGGTCGTGCTCAGTTGAGTGCGGCAGAGGCAATTGATCTTCGTGCGCCGAACATCTACATCGAAGCTGATGAAGAACTGCATATGACGGCTGGTTCGAAGATCAACATCGAATCACAAGGTCCGATCAGCCAGAAGTCGGCTACGGCCACGATGATCGAAGCAGGGAACAACTTGGAAGTAACGGTTGGTGCGGACTATAACCTGAATGCTGGCGGTCATGGCAACATCCAGACGACAGGTGATGCGAACATTCAGGCGGGCGGTTCTGCGAAGTTGTATGGCACATCGTCAGCGCACCTGAAGTCAGCCGGTTCGACAAACCTCGATGGCGCTTCGATGAATATTCAGGCGGGTGCTTCGGTTCAGGCCGATGGTGCAAGTCCTGTTGCTCCCGAAGATGCAGAGTTCTCCGAAGCAGGTTTGATGGATGGCCGGATCAACTACGCGGAAGATGTCTTTGATGATGAATTCCCGACCATTCAGGCAGATCGTCAAGCACTGGCAGTTGAGACGCCTGAAGAAGCGGCTAATGGCGGCACAGACACCGTTCGTGCGGCACTGGTTGAATCGGGTGTGGCAACTGCATCGGAACTGAATCAAGCGCCTGTAGCGCAGTCTGACGTACCGGTGATCACCTTGCCGACCATCGCTGTTCCTGTTGCCAACAACAAGTCGGACCCGAAGCAGATCGCCTACATCAAAACGTTGTCGGGCATTCCGCTTGGATTCAAGCTGACGCCGAACTTCACCTTGGGGCAGTTGTCGGCCAATGCTCCCGCGCAACGTGATCGAGTAAGGGCGCAATGTAACTTGACTGAGGGCGAAATCGTTGCCAACCTGTATGAAGTCGCAGTGAACATCCTCGAACCCATCAAGGCTGCATATCCGAACATGTTCGTGACTAGTGCCTTCCGAGACTTCTCACATAACACCGTGAAGACTGTATCGCAGCACTGTTTGGGTTTGGCAGTGGACATGCAGTTTACCGGTGTAGCTAAGTCGGACTTCTATGACTTGGCAGGTGCGCTGAAGTCCTTGCTTCCCAACTACGACCAGTTCCTATTGGAATACAAGTCGTTCGGCACTGGAAATCCGTGGATTCATGTGAGTTTCAATTCGAAGGGAAATCGCGGACAAGTACTGACGATGTTCAACAACAAGGTACATGGGTCCGGGTTGATCAAGTTGGCCTAAGAAACCAGTGACCGCGAAGCGCGTCCGAAGGACGGAACATGAAGTCCCAAATTCCCCTATTATGAATAGTTGGTTCTAATGGGACTTCATGTATGCGCTTCGCGCGTCTCGCTTCGCTCGAAGCACTGGTTTTAGTTACTCATTAGAACCACTAATTAAATCACTATAAAAGATAGTGTCCTCCCCCTTTACGTTTTGATCAGGACGAGCGTGGGTGCAGGACTAAGGCAACGCATAACCTGTGAATCTTGAACGCAAGAGTGGACTACTCCCAAGTGATTCCGGCGTTCGCGGGTTTATTTGAATTCGACTTTCCTTGCGGTTCTTCGAATGCCAACGGTAGAAGGGTATGCCGTCTCGTTTCTGTTTATGAGGGTGTCTGTGCCCTTTTCATAGACGGGGTTGTTTGCCCCGTCCGTCTTGCTATTACTTAGTCAGCCAGAAATTTTCTAACGTACTCGTTGATTAGCTTCTCTTTGCTGCGTTGTCTTTCTGTGTACTGCTTTTGTTTCTTCTTTCCTACATGCGGCTTGCCACGACTTTCCAACTCACGGATCGTCTGTGACTGTTCGGCGGCTTCCTCGGCCCGGATATTGGCATAGACGGCCTTCATCGCGTCCGTGACCGCCTTTCCTTCTTCCCGCTGTGCAATCATGCGGTCGAACGCTTTGGCACGTTCCTCGAACGTCAGTTCTTGCGCCTTTGCCTTCAGAACCTTCTCTGCCGGTCCCCACGTCTGATGCGACGAGATACAGACCGTAATTTCTATTCCATCGTATTCCGAAGTATCGGTCGCGACCACGTTGAACACGTTGCCCGACGATACGAACCGCTTACGACTTTCCCGATACATACCATCCGTCCCGGCCATGATTGACCGGGCGGTACTGGCAACTTCAATTCTCAAATCCCGCATTGCTCTTTCCATTCCTGATAGGGCATGAAGCATCCTTCGCTCCACCACTGGTCACGCCAGTCCAACTTATATCGATCCCCGAACAGGGTCGAATCTACGTCTTCAATCACGAACGGCGGTAGACCCGGTTGGCATCTGTTCTTGAATGCAACAAGATCACCGACCTTGTATTTCTGTGGATAGATCACCAACGATCCCAATAGCTGTCGTTGTACTTTGGCAAACTGATCGCCTTCGTGACGGCGTGAAAGCAACCGGGAAGCGGACATGTGATTTGAAGGTAGTCCCCATCGCGCTGATCGGATACGTACTTGGCTTCACCCTGCTTGAACTGGAACATCGTCCTGCAATGGCTACATGTGACGGTATATTCCTTCTCGGACGGAAGGCTACCTTGATTGATGATTTCTGGCATAGTTCGCTATTATACCACGTTTGGGAATTCTTTACTTCTTCTTTTTGCTGTCGCGCTGCTTCGCTTCGGCAGCAAGCATGGCCTTCAGGAGTTCCAGTTCCGACACTTGGACGGGCATGGAGTGATATTCTTCACCGCACGACTTGGCGGTTTCGATCAGGTAGTTCAGGTATTGTTCGGCGTTCATTTCGGGATGAATCCACATGCGCGGCTGGCCCACAGCCATTCCGCAAAATCGACGTTGTAGGGCTTGCGCAGACGGCGCGACATGTCGGCCTTGTGACGCAAGAAGTCAAGAAACATTTCGGTGGTGGTTTGCTTCATATCGGGTTTCCTCTTTCGTTGACGGCGTACTGGAACAGCACATCGAGCGTTTCCAGTTCTTTCTTGTTCCTTTCTTCTAGTTCTTTATCGATCCGTTCCAGTGCGCGACAGACACGGATGGCGATGAAGTCTTGCTTGGTATCCAAGAGGATGTCACGGACTTCTTCGAGTGCCTTGTAGGTCATTCCGCATCCTTCTTGGTGGGTTGCATCCGCATGGCGAGGATGAAGGCTTGCTTGATGTCGCTGCGGGCCTTCACGCGGTCAGCAAACCCGCCTTCGGATTGTGCGTAGGCATAGTCAGCCAGAAGCCCTTCGAACTTCTGCATCGCTTCGTATTCTTCGATGGACAGGTCTTTGGTGGTGATCATGCGTTCTCCTTGTCGTAGTTCAGCCATTCGTTGATCGTCTTGACCGCTTGGGCCTTCGCTTCGAAGAACTTCAATGAGAAGTCGTGGCTGATGTGTTCAGCACATGCTCCCAGATTCTTCGAATATCGCACTTCGTAGTAGAAGTACGACTTACCGCCATCGACCTTACCCTTCTTGCGCTCGATCCATGCGAGAACCGTGTGGTTCTTGTCTTCGACGGTCCAGTCAAGAAGGCTTTGTTTCACTACGGTCAGTTTGGTCATGTGATGCGCTCCTGTGTGTCAACGAGAAGCAGTGTACCAAACCTGAATCTCGTTGTCAACATTCCCAGACGTGTTTTAGAACTTCATGAACGTCTTGTTTGTGACCGTCTGTGCGGGACGATCTGCCGCATCTTCATACACGAAGAAGGGCATGTCGTCAATCCACACGTCGATGCTGATGCCGACCGCGAACATGAAGTCCTTCTTGGCCTGACGGTTGGTGAAGTAGATGCCATCCACTCGACCCGTCAGATCGTGCATCACCTGAAGACCTTCTTCCGGGCTGCGCATCGTCACGCAGTAGACCTTGTGGCCCCGGAATTGAAACTGCGCAATGAAGTCGTTCCAAGCCTTCGGATCGCGCGTGTAGGTGTTGTCATAGTCAAGACTGATGTTCATTGCGTTTCCTCACAAGTTCGAACATTTCGAACAGTTCCGACAGACGCAAAGTGTAGGTGCGCTTGCCGCCATTGATTTCTTTGAATTGGACTTCGAAGCTGTCTTTCAGGAAGTCGAACTCTTTGACGAGTGCATCCTTGCGGCGCGTCTCTCTCCATCGGTCACGAATTTCTTCTCTGGCAGCTTCTTTCATGTCCAGATAATCTTGGGATGGATCACTCACAGACGCGTCCTCATTTCTTCGAGTGCCAGTTCATCCTTGGCATACTGTTCGGCGCGCGTTTCAACGGGTCCGATGTCTTCGGCCAGTTGCGAACGTCCGACCGCTGTCTTGCGGAAGATGCGGTCATAGTTGTCGCGATAGTTTTCCGTGGTTCCACGGCTGGCGATGGCGTCACCAGTGATGTCGTTGCGTGCTGTCATGCGAAATATTTCAGGTAGAGTGCTGCTGCGATTGCGAGTAGACCGACCACGATGAACGGTGTCGGGTTCGGTGGGGTGAAGCGGGCAGCGTCGATCATAGTAAATCCTTCGGCCAGACGAACCCATCGATCAGGTCTGCGATCTTCTGCTTGACCCAATTGTCATCGGAAATCAGACGCAGTTCGTGTTCCTTGGCAAACAGCGTCACGCCGTCACCAAAGGTCACGCGATAGCAGTCCTCGATGTATTCGGGGTATCCATCCATCAAATAGTTGCCGTCTTCGACCAGACCGACGACTGTGCATTCTTCGCCGCTGTAGTCGTTGTTCTCGTCCTTATAGGTCCATAGCGGATCGACGTAGGCAACACATACGTCACCGACCTTGTATTTGTGCGTCACAGGACTTCCCGGTGGAATACGCTGTCACCAATCAGGACAACTGCGTCATGGCCGTAGTAGCCGTTGTGATCGTTGTAGGCGACAAGCTGCATCGTGCCGCGATCCGTCTCGAAGTTCACGAACATGGTGGACGCCTCGTAGAAGTTCTTCTCATTGATCGGTTCAACTTTCAGGGCAGTGTCAACCAACTTGATACCCAGAAGCTTCGCGCCGACGAATTCTTGTAGCGTGTCATTGGTCGTGAGATAGCCCCAATCCTCGCAACAGCTCTGACCGTTCTCGACGCCGACTTTGATGATGCGTTCGTTCGTCTCGATTGCATAGCCGTCGAAGTCGTGTTTGTATGTGTATGGTTCACTGACGCGCGTATGCGCGAATGTCACATCCTCATGGATTGCGACGATTACTTCGTTCATCTTTACTTTCTTCTTGGGTTTGGTGTAGTTACCGCGTGATTGCGAGTGCTTCATAGACACGGAATTCCCGATCTGGGTAGTTGGTTGTGTAGTATTCCATGTAAACCTTCGCGGCATACTTGCTCTGGAACGGTTGATGATTGATGATGTTCCAACCATATGCGCCTTCGAAACCTTCGACGTTCCAACCGGTGTGATTGGTTGCCAAGGGCAGACCATCTTCATCGAACTTCGTCTTCATGGTTTCGGGCATCATGTCTTCAATGTCGTGACGGTTCAGCATGTTCTTGTCTCTTTAGTTGTCTAGTTGGATGTTCAACAGCTTTGCGGCTGCGCGGATGTCGGCTTCATCGGCCTCGCTGCGGTACTGGTTCGCGATCAGGCGATGAAACTTGTTATAGACTTCATCACGCTTGCGATCCGCGTTCCACTGGTACTCGCTGATGACCAGTTGACGCCGATAGTTCGAATAGCCATCACATTTCTCGTGGCCGGTGTCGCGTTCGAACTGTGTCTCGGTGGACCACTTACCCATACTCTTGACCGTGACGTACTTGCGTGCAACCTTCACAACCTCACACGGTTCGATTCCATTCTTTTCGCTGTCGCGATAGCGGGTAATGGTCATGAACAGACCGTCACCGACCTTCAGGTCATCGAATTTTCCTTTTCCTTTTTCCACTCTTTCTTCCTTTCTTCGCACTCGGCGGTGCAACAAATCCAACAGTCGCAGTGATAGTCTGCTTCACCGCGTTCCCACTTCATCCGGGCAATCTCACGACGACACCACTCGGCTTCAAAGTCCAGCACGCTCACGATGATCGCCCGCAAAGATTTTCGTCAGTGCGTCAGTTAGTGCGAACGCGGCTTCTTCGGACAACTTGAACTGAACGACTTCACTGCCAACGTTCTCTTTGTTGGTGAACTTGAAGAAGAAGTCGTTGGTCCCACGGTACTGACCAACGAACATGTCGCGCTTGTCGTCCAGTTGGCAGGAGTAGCCTTCACACTTCACTTCAGATCCAGTTTGGTTTTCCATATTTCTCGCTCAGTCGTTTGAATTCCGCCTTCTCGTGGTCTACTTGTGCCAGTTCGATCATCGTCTCTTGGGCGATGCGCTGGCTGTACTGGTGATCGTCTTCATCGACCAGTGAGAACACGGCGACATATTCATAGTCGTCATATGCCACGGTGGTCTTATCGACTTCTGCGTTCTCACCATACTGCTTGATGTAGCCATCGATCTGATCGCGCAAGTCCTTCAATGTCGTCCAACTGACATCGAGACTACCAACTTCGCGACGAACCTTCTTTCGTGTCAGATTCGGCATTTAATACCTCTTGACCCAGACTTGGTGGCCGCACGGCGGGCACTGGATGTAGTAATCGATGTCCACGCAACCGGTGTAGTCGCGAGACTGGCGTTCTTTGATGTCCTTCGGGACGTATTGTAGCGTAGCCCCACAGTTGCGACAAACTGTTTCTTTCACCACAGACGGGTGTGGTTGTGTTGATACGACAGTGACCATTAGTGTTTCATCGTGATGGGGGTGTAGTCCATCAGTTCGCCGGTCTTGACTTCCAACTGCACGACCGGACGACCATTCTTGGACTTGACCCACATGTTATCAGAATTGGGAATGAATGTGTTGAGACGAATCTGTTGGATGTCGTCGCGCCACTCGCTGAAGATCATGACAGCGAAATCGCCATACTTGACGAAGATGTCCTGATCCTTTAGGAGCGTTGCACCATGCTTCTCGAAGACGTAGGACAACAGCTTGAACATGAACAGCCGGTCTTCGCGCTTGGCGAAGTTGCGGTCCACCATGCGTTCCGGGAAGTGCTTCGAGATGAACACCCGCGCATGTTGGTTGTAACACTTCGACAGGATCGAACGCAGCGGTCCTGTCGTGAAACGTTGGTAATCCCGCGCCAGTTCGTTCACCTTGGCGCGCTTCACAAGTCCTTCAGTCGTGCAAGCCATTTTCTACATCCTCTAGTTTTTTACATTTGTTGTCCACGTTTGGGCGTGAGTGATCACGCTGGAAACCATCATACCAGACGTGGGAGAAGATTGCAACAGGTTTGTCGTAATTGCACAGATACCCACGTTTGTCCGAAATCCTTACCTGATTTTCGGACAAAAGTCAAGTGGTATGGACGAAAAAAATCCCGCAAGCGGTCGGAGAGGGCTTGCGGGACTAAACCCGGTGAGACAGACCGGGTAGGAACTAATTCAGGAAACTACAGGTTTGGAGTTTTGCTGCGTGGATTCCATCCGGGCACGATGGCCGTCTGCGGCGCACCGATACAACGCCGCCATCTGGAACTTCCCATCTCTATCTGCTGTGGCCGCAAGTAGGTCGAACATCTCGACGCTACGGGCACGGTCTTGCGCTGCTGTCATGCTGGCAATCGTCATCCGTGACACTCCCATAAATATTAAAGGAATCCCCTTCAAACCGTCCATGCTGGTACAGCGAGAAAACCATACCACGCTGGACTGACTAAATAAAGTCCCCATAAATATTCGGATCGACTCATGGCTATCACTGTCTCCCAAACGAATGTCGTCTTCCGTGATCTGGATTTGGCCTTCAGTTCAAACCCAATTACGGGCGATGTTGCACGCAAATATGACGAGAATGCGGTTAAACAGTCGATCAAGTCGTTGATCTTGATGAAACCGTATGAATCGCCGTTTCATCCTGAAATCTCGTCACAGGTCTACAACCTTCTGTTCGAACTGGCGACGCCGGTCACGTCCGAACTGATCAAGTCCAGTATCACGCAAGTCATCAGCAAGTTTGAACCACGCGTGGCGACCTTCGCCGTCTCGGTTCGGGATGATATGGACAACAACGCATATGCGATCACGGTCGAATTCATCGTTAAGGGTTCGAGCAAGTCGGTCACACTCACTACACTGCTTAACAGGCTGCGATAATGGCAAACACAATTACAAATCTGGATTTTGATGACATCAAAGCTGGCCTGAAAGCTTATCTACAATCTCAGGACGATCTGACTGACTACGATTACGAAGGGTCGGCCATCTCGCGCGTGCTGGACATCCTTTCCCTGAACACGCACTACAACGCGTTCCTCGCGAATGCCGTGTTCAATGAATCCTTCCTCTCTACGGCCATCAAACGGGCCAATGGCGTCACGCGGGCAGGGGAGTTCGGATATGTCGCACGCTCGGCAAAGTCGGCCACAGCGGTCCTCAGTGTGGATGTCACGGACCCGGAACAGACCCCGATCAATCTGTCGTTGGATAAGTACAGCGCGTTCTCTACGTCCATCAACGGTGCGGACTACACCTTCTATACCATCGACGCGGTAACGACGCCGCTGGTGGATGGTGCGTATGAGTTCGCCAGTGTCAAGGTCTATGAGGGCAAGCTGCTGACCAACACTTACGTCTATGACGGCGTGAGTGTGCCTTCATTCGCCATTCCGAACGCTGATGTCGATCTGGATACCCTGACGGTCACGGTCCAGAACAACACAACGGATTCACTGACGACCAAGTTCAGCGTCACAGATACGATTACAGGCGTGACGGGTGAATCGACGGTGTTCTTCCTCAAAGAGAATGCCAAGGAACAGTACGAAGTCTATTTCGGTGACGGCGTGATCGGTCAAGCACTGGTTGCGGGTAATGTCGTCAAGCTGACCTATCTGGTATCCAGCAAGACGGCGGCAAACGTCTCGTCCAAGATCGCCCAGACCTTCACCTACACGGGTGATATCGGCGGCAATACAGGCGTGACGGTTCGCACGGTCAGCAACAGTGTGGGCGGTGCGGACAAAGAGGACTTGGCTTCGATCCAGTTCAATGCGCCGCTGTCTTTGGCATCGGGCAAGCGTCTGATCACTTCGGATGACTATCTGGTCGGCATCAGCAACGGTGCAGCGTCCGTGGATGCGGTGTCGGTCTGGGGCGGTGAAGATAACAATCCCCCGGTCTATGGCAAGGTGTTCATCTCCCTGAAGCCGTTTGATGGCTATGTCATCTCAGATCAGGTGAAGACCGATATCACGGCCAACATCCTCAACAAGCAGGGCAATCGCCTGATTACGCCTGTGTTCGTGGACCCGGACTACCTGTACCTGACGTTGAACGTGACGGCCACGTATGACCCGAATCTGACCTCGGCGGGTTCGGATGACATCGCGGGCTACATCACGAACACAATCAAGACCTACTTCACGGGTGAACTGTCGAAGTACAAGAAGAAGTTCCAGTTCTCGCGTCTCTCCAAGCTGATCGACAACACCAACGATTCGATCCAGTCGAACATCATGACGATCAGCCTTCAGAAGCGTCAGACGTTCCCGTACAACTATCCGACGACCATCGACATGCTGTTTGGTATGGCCGTGACGCCGGGTTCGATGAAGTCCAACGTCTTCACCTATTCGATTGGGGACCAGTTCAACGTGGCCTCCATGTTCATTGATGATGGACTTGGCAACATCAGCGTACAGGACTGGTCAACCCTGAAGATTCTCGCACCGAACGTTGGTACGGTGAACTATGCAACCGGTGAAGTTATCGTCAAGGATTTCGTCATTACTGGTCTGATGGGCGACGTTGAGAACATCATCATCAACATGACGCCCAAGAGCATCGTGACTGACGTTGATTCGAACAAAAACCAGATCATCATGCTGGATGATTCGACCAAGAACAATCTGGCGAATATTTCATCGGGCCTGACGGTCGCAGTCGTGGCGGCAAGCTAATGAATAACATTTCTTCGCTGATTCAGTCTCAATTTCCGCAATTTGTTCAGGAGGACTATCCTGCACTGATTGCGTTCATTGAGGCTTATTACAGATACCTCGAACTCGAAAAGAACCCGCAAGACATCCTCTCGAACCTGATTGAATACGCAGACATCGACAGGACGTTGGATGAATTCGTCTCGAAGTTCGAGAAGCAGTACTTGAACGGTCTTCCCCAAGAAGTGAAGGGCAACAAGCGCACCTTCATGAAGTATGTGCGGGACTTGTACAACACAAAGGGTACTGAGGAATCGTTTCGCCTGTTGTTCCGTCTTCTGTTCAATGAAGAAATCGAGATTACCTATCCTAAAGAACAGATGCTTCGTCTGTCGGATGGTAAGTGGTCCCAACGGGTGTCGGTCAAGGTCGTGTTGGATGCAGGAGTAGACACATCCAATGTACTGAACAAGAAGATCAAGATTTGGACGATGAATGGTGTGATCAACACCTACATCAAAGATTTTATCTTCCAGTCGGACAACATCTACGAAATCTTCATCGACAAGACGTTTGGTATCAACATCTCGCCGGGTGATCGTGTCACTGGCATGGACTTCGGTGCGACCACGGTCCCGACCACGACCAAGATGCTGATCACATCACCGGGTAATGGTTTCCATGTGGGACAGGTGTTTGATGTCTCGTCGGTTCTGGGTACGGGTACGAAGATCAAGGTCACGAAGATCGATGCCAATGGCGGTATCAAGCGTGCGGCCTTCATCCAGTTCGGCACGGGCTATGAAGCGGACTTCATGGTCCAGTTCGCATCCTCGGAACGTACATCAGGCGCACTCGATCCATTCAAGTCCTACACGAACGGCTTCAAGGAAAACGTGCTGGTCACGAAGGTCACGTACTTCGTGTCTGATTACGTGGCAATCGACTATTCCGGTCAAGTGGTCGGATCGTCGTCACTGGATGATTATCGTCCAGACAATGCACAGGCTGCGACCACGCAACCGGCAGTGATTCAGTTCTACCTTGGTGCGATGTGTACCTATCGCGGCGAGTACACCACGGCAGACGGTTTCCTGAGTGACGTCAACGTGATTCAGGACGGCTACCTGTACCAAGACTTCAGCTACGTCATCAAGTCGAAGCAGAAGATTTCGGACTACGCATCAGTTATCAAGAAGCTGTGTCACCCGGCTGGCACGATCATGTTCGGGGAGATGTCCCTTGAATCTGACGTGGATGTGGGCGTGACCTATGAGTACTTCAAGGTTCTGTCCGAACAGTTGCGCATGACGGACTTCGCTACACCATCCGAATCAATGGCATTTGTGACAGGTAAGGCACTGGTAGATAGTTTGACCGGTTCTCTGGATGCGATGTCGTTCTCTACCTCCAAGGTATTGACCGATACTCTGGCGGGTTCTACCGACACCACATCAAAGGTAGTTGGCAAGGCACTGGTAGATGGTCTGCTTGGTTCTATTGACACTATCGCGATTGAAACCGGGAAGAATGTCACGGATGCACTGGCTGGTTCGGATGACAGCACTATGTCATTTACTACCGGAAAATCCCTGACGGATGCACTGGCCGGTTCGACTGATAGTGCCGCACTCACGACTGGTAAGAATCTGACGGATGCACTGGCTGGTTCGGATGATTCGGCCTACACATTCAACACCGGGAAGAATGTCACGGACGCGCTGACTGGTTCCTTGGATGTGATGTCGTTCTCGACCAGTAAATCTCTTGCGGACGGTCTGGCCGGGATTATTGAAGCACTTGCAATTGCTACAAGTACGACCCTCTCGGATTATCTTGATGGCGTGGACGATAGCGCCATTGCACTAAATACTAGTAGGCCAATTGCCGATTCACTTAGTGGTTCTGATGATTCGGTAATCTCGGCTTACCTGTTCAACTACTCGGACGTAACTTATTTTGCCGACTCATCCTATGTTGGCACATCCGTAATGTAAATTAAGGAAACCAAACCAAAATGCTGAAAGAAACTTTTGAAGCAGTCGGCACACTGAAGATTGAACACCGTGATGCCAACGGCAAACTGATTGAAGAACGTAGCCTGAAGAACCTGATTACCGATCTTGGCAAGGCATTCATTGCTGGCCGTATGTCGGCAACGGGTACACCGACCGCAATGGGTTGGATGTCAATCGGTACGGGCACGACTGCCGCGACCAGTTCACAGACGACGCTGGTGACGGAAGGTGGTCGTGTCGCACTCACGTCCACGACTGTCAGCACGAACACGGTGACGTATGTTGCCACGTTCGGCGCTGGTGTTGGTACGGGTGCGGTGACTGAGGCGGGTATCTTCAACGCTTCGTCAGCGGGCACGATGCTGAACCGCACGGTGTTCTCGGCCATCAACAAGGGTGCGTCCGATACCATCACAATTACGTGGGTTGTCACGATCCAGTAATTACGCAGTAAAGATTGGCAGTCCTGATTGTTCGGGACTGCCGGGATAGATTCACATGGGATAAACAATGGACTACGTTCTGAAATCATCGATTCATACAGTGATTGGCGAGACGATCATTGCGGACATCCGTTCGCAGCGTTCTGCCTATTACTTCTTCGTTGGCGGGCTTGACCTCTCCAATGGCACAGGTGCGACCAGTGCGGACGACACTTACACATATGAATTGGGCGTTCGGAACCAGATCGTCTCTCTGAAGAAGATTCAGGATTCCGACGTTTCGTTCGTGGTCCCTCGCATCGATTGGGTCAGTGGCAATGTCTACGACCAGTACGATGACTATGCGCCTGACTACCCTGCGGTATCGGGCGCTACTTCTATTGCGTCGGCACAATTCTATGTGGTGACGGACGAATACAAGGTCTACAAGTGCCTGTTCAACAACAATGGCGCACAGTCCACCATCAAGCCGACCTCGACGCTTTCGACACCGTTCTACTCGGCGGATGGCTATCGCTGGAAGTTCATGTACATGATTCCGCTGTCGGCACGCAACCGGTTCATGAACAATGCGTTCATCCCGGTGCAGACCGCATTGCTGGACAACTTCTATTCAGCGGGCCAAATCCTCACCACGGCGATTCTGAACAAGGGCACTGGCTACACAACGGCCTCGATCCTGATCGACGGTGACGGCCAAGGTGCGGTGTTGACTCCGGTCATCAGCGGTGGACAGATCATTCAGGTGATCGTGACCAATCCGGGCACGGGATACACCTACGCGAACCTGACGGTATCTGGTAATGGTACGGGTGCAAATGTTGTGGCGACGCTCTCTGTGGGCGATCTGGACACGGCACAGGCCGATGTCGAACTGTTGGCAACACGCGGCACGATTGAAGCCTATCGCATCACCAATGGTGGGTCGGGCTACCAAGCACTGACGGCGCAAACTGATGGCCGCACGAATGGCACAACCAATCAATTCCAGATCACGGATGGTGGTGCAGTGGTCAATAACGGCCAAAACGTGTCGATCTGGCGTAACAACTGGCAAGGCAATCAACAGCAATTCACATCGCCACGCACGAACTATCTGTCGTACTCCCAACAGTTCGACAATGCGGCATGGACCAAGAGCAATATAACGGTCATTGCCAATGCGATTGCTGCACCGGATGGCACGGTGACGGCGGAACACATGGGCGACACGGACACCACGACCACGACCCGTAGCCTTCAGCACTTGTCAAATACTTCGGCCAATGCTGCGGCCACGAACACGTATTCGATCTTTGTCAAGAAGGCAGAACGCAGCTACGTCATTCTTCGCATGATCGCAACGAACGCCACAGGGAACTACTGTACTGCATGGTTTGACGTGAATGCGGGTGTAGTGTCCGGTACGACTAATGTCGGTAGTGCGATTGGAACAGTTGCAAGCATCACCCCGTATCCGAACGGTTGGTATCGCCTCTCGATTAGCGGCACTCCTAATCCCGGTGTGACAAGCCAAGGTGTGGCCTGTTTTGTTGCTGCACCGGTTGTTCTGGGGAATAGTTCGAACTATACGGGCGTTACTGGTGCTGGCATTTATGTCTGGGGTGCGCAACATGAAGACGGTAGCGTGACGACTTCGTACATCCCCACGACCACGGCGGCACTGTCGGTCACGGATATTTCGTCACTTACTATTGACGGTCGTGTGACATTCAGTAGCAATCCGAACAATGGTGACTACATCACATGGAAAGGCCAATACATCCCGGCAACTGGCGGTGCGGCAACTGTGGTGACAGGTTCCCCGGTGGTTTCACTGGATACGTTGTCTGGTCCGACTGTGGCGATTGATGGCGATGGTACGGGTGCAGCGGGCTATCCGATCATCTCGAATGGTCAGATCGCGGGCATCATCGTGACCAATACGGGCAAGAATTACACCTATGCCAAGGTGACGATCAGCGGCAACGGCCTTGGTGCAACGGCAGTGCCGATCTATGCGCCGCCCGGTGGACATGGCAAGAACGCCATTAACGAACTGTTTGCGACCCGTCTGTCGTTCTTCAGCAACCTTCTGAACGATCAGAACCAAGGTCTGACTGTCTCGAACCGTTTTACCACGATTGGGTTGCTTCGTAATCCTAGTGAATATGGTTCAGACCGGTTCTACACTTCGGCACAAGCTTCGGGATGCAATCTGATTACCTTCAATGGACCGGCCCCGGCACAGAATGATTTGCTGACGGATCGTACAACCGGTAATAGATTCCAAGTGGTGCAAGTGTCTGGATCAAGTTTGTTGTTGCAGAACCTTGACAATTACGAACTCCCAAGTAATTCGTCTCTCCTAAATAATAACTCAGGTGGACAAATTACGGCGGTAGGCATTACTGACCCATCCATCGATAAATTCTCTGGTGATCTGATGTTCATCGACAACTTCGCTATCAATCAGCAAGCCGGTCAACAGATCATCATTTTCAAGACCACACTCAAATTCTAAGACGACATGGCATACACAATGGTATATCGCGGTGTCAAGGGTTCTCCGCTGACGAACGCAGAAGTTGATACCAACTTCCAGAACCTTGATACCTACAAAGCGCCGCTGGATAATCCGGCGTTCACGACTGCCGTGGGCGTTACGGGACCGGTGACGGCTGTCGCTGCATCTGGCGCACTCATTGCCTCGAACGGTTCGGGTACGGGTGCTACGTCGATGTTCCTGAAGCGGATTGGGGCGGCAACCGATCAGAAGACCTTCGAAATGATTCAGGACGCATCGGGTAACTTCACGATCCGTTCCGCGAATGATGCATACACATCGTTCTACAACGTTCTGCAAGCCAAGCGCAGCACGACCTACACGCTCGCCTCTGTGACCCTGATGGGTTCGGGCGGTCGCGTGCTGATCGGTACGGGTGCGGATGATGCAACGAATGCCCTTCAAGTGACGGGCAACATTGAAAGCGATTCAAAGCTGTTGCTGACGGGTACGACATCGGGCCTCGAAATCGGTTCGACTTCATCCACTGGCACGCCTGTCGTGGACTTCCACTCGTCGGGCACGGCTGCGGACTATGACGCTCGTATTTCGGCCACTGGCGGTTCGTCAACAGCGGGTCAAGGTACGCTTACGGCCACGGCACTGAACATCGTCCTGACATCGGGCGGTTCGCCTACGCTGACGCTGAATAACGGCGGTCGCGCACTCCTGAACACGTCTACGGACGATGGTTCAACCATGCTTCAGATCAAGTCCGGTTCGACCGGCCAAGGTCTGACGGTTCAACGCAATACACAACCGCTTCAGTACGTCGCTATCAGTGCGTCGTCGGGTCTTGACACGTCTGCACCGAACGACAACAAGATCACGTCATACTCGCCCACGGGTGCGGCAAAGCCCCTGTATATCCATTCGACCACGGATGAAGCGGGTACGGCTGCGACCAATGGTGTGCCGGGTATCAACTTCAAGGTCTACAACGCGACTTATGGCCGATTCTGGTCAACGGGTCGGTTCGGTCTTGGTGCGACTATCACGGACGATGGTTCGTCGCAGCTTCAGGTCCAAGGTGACGCGAAGATTACGGGTGACATCATCGGCAACGGTACGACGACTATTCGTTCGGACTACCGGTTCGTCGTGGCGCGCAATTCGACCTCGTTCACGCCGTACATGTACATCATCAATTCGGCATGGACACAATCAGCACTGCCGACTAGCCAAACATCGCTTGGTAACGTGTCGATCAAGTGGGGTTCCACAACGGCTGATGATACGGCTGGTCCGAATGCGGCTGACTTTATCGCCTATGGCAACGCGGATGGTACATCGACGGCGTTTGTTGGTGCGCGTACTGCTGGTAACGCGTCGGCAGGTAAGGTGTATCTGAACGGTTCGGGTACGGTGGTTGTCAATTCGTCTTATGACGACAAGAGCACGATCTTCATCGTCAACAAGGCAGCATCTGCTCCTGCACCTATCAATACGCCGACGACGCGTATTATCGATGACGGCAATGCGACCAGTGGTGGTCTGGCAATTGAATCGTACCAACCGATCATCCAACTGATCGACCGTTCGGCATCAGCCAAGAACAGTCGCATCATGCAGAACGCGGGTACGATCTACTTCGCTAATGATCCGGGTGACAATTCGGGTACATATGCTGCGCCGGGTGTTGTGTTCAGTCCTGATGGTTATATGGCTGTCGGTAGTGCCGCGTCGCTGTCATCGAACGTCAATTTCTACGCCAATGGTCCGACTGTCGGTACTGGTACGTCGCAATACGGCTTCTACTTCAATGGCGAATTCAATTCGTCTGCGACCAGTGCTGGCTATTCGTTCCAAGCTGTGCCGAAGGTCAATGCATCTGCCTTCACGATGGCGAACCTGTACGGCTTTGCTGCGAACGCTCCGACCATCGGTACAGGTGCAACGGTCACAAGTTATCAGGCGTTCTATGCGGCTGATTCGAGTGCCGGTGGTTCGAACTACGCGTTCCGTACCAACATGACAAGCGGTTCCGGTAAATGGGCGTTCTATTCAAGCGGTACTGCACTGAGCTACTTCAATGGCAACGTGTTGATTGGTACTACTACGGATAATGGCACCGATAAGCTTCAGGTGACTGGTTCGGCTACGGTGACGGGCACACTTACATCTGGTTCACACACGGTGACGGGTGCGGCTGCATCGTATCGCGCGATTTCGTACTACACGGCCACGACACAACGTTGGATGATTGGTGCAAACCAGACGGCTGAAAGTGGTAGCAATGCTGGTTCGGACTTTTCGGTTGATCGCTATAACGATGCAGGTACGTGGGTCGATTCTCCGCTTACTATCCTCCGTTCATCTGGTGTGGCGAACTTCAAGTTCCGTCCGACCGTTAACGGTAATGCAGTGTGGGATGCGGGCAACCTGAACTTTGCAACGCCCCCGGCTATCGGCGCAACGACACCGAGTACCGGTAAGTTCACGACTCTCGCAACGACCAGTACCATCTCGGCGGCAAGCACGGTGTCGAGTGGTCCGGGTGCAGGTTCGGCTACGTCCTACGTCACGCCGACTGCGATCTTTGCGACCAAGACGGGTAACACTGGTGCGACCGATTGGTACACCGAAATGTGGAATGACGGTACGACCGGTGGTATCTGGATTAACAACGGTTCTTCCGCGAATTCGAAGGGTCTGATTACCGCAACAGCGGCACAAATTCAGTCTGGTATCCCGTCGATTCTTGGACGCAACGCGGCGGTTCTGCATTCGCATTGGTCAGGTAGTTCCGCAACGCCGAATTCGCCTAGCGCGGCACTCAATTGTTCCGCAACATGGCTGTCTACTGGTCGTCTGCGTATCTACTTGACTACGGCGTTCGGTTACGCCACGCACGCGATCATCGTCACCGGAACTGCCGCAACAAACGGCACGAACTGGTGTGTGGTTTCGCAGATCGGTAACGCCGGTGATGGTACATGGATCGACATTGGCTGCGTGATCACGGGTAACGGGGCGGGTAGCCCTGTCGAAATGCAGATGCAATGTACTGTTCTGAAGGTGATTTAAAAAAAATGACTATCAAATATCGCATTACTGATACTGGCACGGAGCAAGTTGCTGATAACGGCGACGTGACCGTTCTCAAAATAGGTACACCGGAATATCAGGCGTTCTTCAATTGGCTGGTAGCTGGCGGTGTACCCGAAAACATGATGAATACAGAGACGTTGCAGGACGTAAAGACGCGTCTGTCTGGTGACATCGATAGCAAGATCGCGAGCATCTATTCTAATTGGACACGTTTCCAGCAAGAGTACATTGAACGTCTGAACGCGGCCCAAGCGTTCAGGGATGCTAACTACATTGGTGATCCGGGAGTTTGGGTCACTAGTTTCGCGATCCCGGCTGGTTTGACTAATACTCAGGCCACGGATGCAATCATCAACCAGTCGATTACATTGAATGGTGCGTTGCAAGCCCTTGGTGCATTGCGGATGCGGAAGTACGAAATCCTGAACGCCAAGGACAAGCCAACCGCACAGTCGGTTCATGATGACATCGTGACGAAGATCGACGCAGTGGCGGCTTCACTTAGCTAAACCATATTGACCCGGTTCGTCCGGGTCTTTCTTTTTCTATGGAGTACATAATGATCTATCTGAAATACGCGTTCCAGACTGTCCTCAATCTGCTGTTCACCCTGTTTGCGGTGATTGTGGCCCCATTCGTCGCACGGTTTGCGGACAAAGACGGCTGGTTGCCCGACTATCTCAAATGGTTCCAGACCTTTGATGCCTCGCTCGATGCTGGCTGGAAAGATGGCTATTTCGGCACGTTTGCGGCCCCGCCTACCGGCCTGAAGCTGTGGTGGATGCGTACCAAGTGGCTGTGGCGCAATCCGGCCTATGGCTTCTGTTACTGGTTCCTTGGTACATCATTCAATCCTGAAGACTGGACGGTCGAAACCTTCATCCAAGAAGGGAACTACACCAAGTTCATTGCACGGTCAACAGATGGTCACTTCTGCATCTCCTACAATGGACCGTGGGGAAGCTGGAAACTTGGTTGGAAAGCATGGAACTACTTCCAGAAGCTTGATGAACAAGGAAAACCCATCTGGAACGATAAGCCGTGGGGTCCGCAATGGATCGCACCTATCTGCTTCACGCCGAACTTCTGGAAAGGATTCAGCTTCAAGAAGTAACACTATGGCCCGCCTTGTGCGGGCTTTTTATTTTGTCAAGCTAAATAGTTTCTACGAAACAATCCTCATATCCACACTAAGGATACCATGAGCGCACAAATCCAAAATTTCAATACTGCACCGTACTACGACGACTACGACGAGACTAAGAAGTTCTACAAGGTCTTGTTCAAACCCGGCTATGCGGTTCAGGCGCGCGAACTTACGCAGATTCAAACCATGCTTCAGCAGCAGATCAAGCGGCATGGCGACAACATCTTCAAGGATGGATCGATGGTGATTCCGGGCGGAACGTCCGTGGATACTTCGTTCCCCTATGTGAAAGTCCAGAACAGCTACAACAATGGCGCACAGGTTGCCTACTACACGGACCAACTGGTCGGCGCATTCGTCGTCGGACAGACTTCTGGCGTGCGTGCGCAGATCATCAAGGTGGTCCACACAAATACGGTCAATCCCGAAACCCTGTACGTGAAGTACATGAACAGCGGTTCGGACAATCAGACCAAGGTATTTGCTGATAACGAAGCACTGGTCCCGGAAGATGCATCCCTCTCGTCGCTTGGTGTCCAGACTGTCACGTCCGGTTCGACGGGTATTGGTTCGGCTGCATCCGTGGCACGCGGTGTGTACTACATCTCGGGCTTCTTCTGTCTCGTTGATGCACAGACGATTGTTCTGGATGCCTATAGTAATTCGCCGTCCTATCGTGTCGGCCTGAATGTGGCATCGACGGTGGTTGACAGCGAAGACGATGAATCCTTGCTGGATAACGCCCTTGGTGCATTCAACTACAACGCACCGGGTGCGGATCGTCATTCTATTGAACTGACGCTGGCTGCACTGCCGGTTGGTTCGACCAATGACGCGAACTTCGTGGAACTGTTCACGGTGGTTGATGGCGTGGTGCAATCCAAGGTTGACACTTCGACATACAACGTCATTGCCGACACGATGGCACGCCGTACCTATGATGAATCGGGTGACTATACGGTCACGCCTTTCACATTGGATGTGCGCGAACACCGTAGTAACAATCGTGGCGCATGGTCAGCGAATCTGGCTGTACTGGCGGGCGACATCGTTACCAATGGCACGAACATCTATACAGCCAAGATCGGCGGCACGACCGGAACGACTGCGCCGTCTGCAACGACTGGTGACATCACTGATGGTACGGTGACGTGGAACTACACGCCTAAACCTTCGTACAACCGTGGTATCTACACTGCCGAACAGGGTGGTGATGCGACGATGCTGGCCCTTGGTCTGGAACCGGGTAAGGCATACGTGCGTGGCTATGAAGTCAGCAAGGTTGCCATTGATTACCTGACAGTTCCCAAGGCACGCGATACACAGTACGCGACCAATGCCAAGGTTGCGTCGAAGGTCGGTAACTACATTCTGGTGACGAACGTCAACGGACTGCCGAATATCGCCCAGAACGCCACGGTGACACTGTATGACCAACTGAATACCTCGCGCGGCACGGCGAACGGTTCTGTGGTCGGTACGGCACGCGTGCGGGCATTTGAATACGATTCGGGTACGGCTGGAACGACTTCGGCTGTCTACAAGATGTCCCTGTTCGACATCACGCTGAACGCTGGTAAGAACCTTGGCGATAACGTCAAGCAGTTCTACATCAACAATGGCGGTGCTGCGACCAACTTCACGGCAGACATCTTCCCGTTCCTGTTGATCAACACAGGTTCGATCACGGCATCTGGTTCAACCACGGTGACCGGTGTCGGCACGCTGTTCCAATCAGAACTGGTGGTTGGCGACTACATCACTTGTGCTGGTGGGACGAAACGCGTCACGGCCATCGCATCCAACGTGTCCCTGACCGTGGATTCTGCTTTGACGGTGACGGGTTCGGCGTTCTACACCTTGGGTACGGTGCTGAATGAACCGGGCAACAGCCCCGCGATCTTCCAGATGCCGAACTATGCAATCCAGACGGTGCGCAGCAATGACGGCACGATTGGTACTGCCTATTCGATTCAACAGTATTTCACTCAGACGACCAACGGTTCGGGCGCAATCACGTTGGCTGTATCGGGCGGCAATGACACATTTGGTTCGGAAGCCGAATCAACGAACTATGTCTGCGTGGATAACACGACTGGCCTGATCGTTGCACCTACGTCCATCGTCCGTAATGGTCCGCTGTACACACAGGCAACGATCACCTTTGGTGCGACCTATGCAACGCGTTCCTTCACGGTGATTGCCACGGTGAATCGCTTTGGTGCAGGTACGGAAAAGACCAAGACCCTGACGACTGCAACGACCACGTTCAGCACGGCTGCAACGGCACAATTGAAAACGATTGGCTTGCCGGTTGCTGATGGTTATACATTGGTGTCTGTGATGATGGATACGGGTACGTTCGCGTCCCCGACCGGTTCGTACACCAAAGATATTACGACCAACTACTCATTCTTTGACGGTCAGACCGATTCGTCCTATGGACAATCCACGATCACCCTGATTGATGGCAGTCCGGTTCCGGTCGCACCGATCCGTGTGACGTACCAGTACTTCCAGCATTCGGTGACGGGTGATTACTTCACGGTCAATTCGTACCTGTCCACGATGGGTTATGCATCGATCCCGTCATACAACGGTGTGTCATTGCGTGACTGTATCGACTTCCGTTCGCGGATCGACAATACGGGCAAGAACTACACATCAACAGGCGCAGTGGTCAATGGTGTGCCGAAGCGTGGCGTGGACATTTCGACCAACTACACGTTCTATCTGCCCCGTAAGGACAAGCTGGCGCTGTCAATCGATGGTTCGTTCTTTGACGTGAAGGGTGTGTCAAGCCTCACGCCGTCTTTGCCGGATGATCCGACAACGGCAATGGTGCTGTTTACGATTTCGCTGGACGCCTACACGTTCGATACCAGTTCTACCAGTGTGTCGGTCACGACGATTGACAACAAGCGGTACACCATGCGCGACATCGGCAAGATCGATGCACGCGTGGCTAATCTGGAATACTACACATCGTTGTCCCTGCTTGAACAACAGACGACCTCGATGACGATCCCGGATTCGACTGGTCTGGATCGCTACAAGAACGGCTTCATCGTGGACAGCTTCAATGGTCACGGTGTGGGTAACACTACGTCCCCTGACTACATGTGTTCCATCGACATGACCAACAATGTGTTGCGTCCGTTCTACTCGATGGAAAACGTGACCCTGTTCGAACAGAACACGACTGATGCACAGCGCGCAACAGCGGGCTACCAAGTGACGGGCGATGTGGTGACACTGCCGTACTCGTCGGTCGCACTGGTGACGCAACCGTATGCTTCACGCACGGAGAATGTGAACCCGTTCGCGGTCTATGCATTCGTTGGTACGACTGATCTGAACCCGTCTTCGGACGAATGGTTTGACACGTATCAATTGCCTGACATCGTGACGAACGTGGACGGCAACTTCAATGCGGTGTATGCATTGGCGGCATCGACGGGTGTTCTGGGTACGGTGTGGAATGCTTGGCAGACCCAATGGTCGGGCGTGACGGCATCGTCAACGACTGTGATTGACTATGGTGTCCATACGCAGACATACACGGTAAATGGTGTTACCTACCAACGTGCGGCCACGGATGATCAATACGGTTATGCGGGTGGTGCAGCGCGCGGTGTCGGTATGGCCCGTACTATCGTGCTGGAAACGGATGCAACGACGACTGGTTATTCACGCACCGGTATCAACACGCAGATCGTGCCTCAGATCACCAACACGGTGACGGACGACAAGGTTGTGGCGCAAGCTGTGATCCCGTATATCCGTAGTCGCAATGTGTCGGTGGTTGCACGCGGTCTGAAGCCGAACAGCACGTTCTATCCGTTCTTTGACGGTACGAATGTTTCGGCCTATCTGACGCCTTCAATGGCAATCAGCTACACGGCAATCAACGGTTACACATCAACGTTTGATTGGGAATCCAATGTGGGCGGATTGTCGGATGAAAGTTCGCGCACTATCGCGGGTAATTCGGACAACGCACTGGATCGTGGTGACGTGATCTATGTGGCACAACGCGGTTCGAACAATTACACCCTGACGACTTCACCGGCTACGGCAGTGGTGGGTCTGCAATCGGTGCATGGCGATGGTTCGTTGCAAATCCAAGTCCAGAATGCGAAGGGTACGTTCCAAGCTGGTGATGTGATTGCGGGTACGCTGTCTGGTTCGCGTGGCACGATCAGCGTGACGCCTACGGTTCCGGTCAAGGGCGGCGCACTGGTGACGACCTTCAATGGCGATCTGGTTGCACTGTTCCAGATTCCGAACACGTCTGCGCTTCAGTTCCGTACTGGTACGCGTGTGTTCAAGCTGACGGATGATTCGGCCAATACTACGGATGCAACATCATCTTCATCAGTTTCATATTCGGCAACGGGTATTCTGCAAACCAAGCAAGCCTACGTGACCTCGACACGTAACGCCCAAGTGGTGCAGACCCAAGTGTCGGATACGAAGACGGTGACGACGACTGCAACGCGTACTGTGTCGGATACTGGCTGGTGGGATCCATTGGCCCAGACGTTCCTTGTGCAGTCCACGGATGGCGCATTCCTCACTGAAGTTGATCTGTTCTTCCAATCAAAGGACGCCAACATTCCGGTGCAGGTTGAAATCCGTGAAGTGGTCAATGGTTATCCGGGTGCAACGGTTCTGCCGTTCTCGCGGACGGTGCTGACCCCGGACAAGGTGAACATCTCGCAAGACGGTTCGGCGGCTACTACGTTCAAGTTCTCGGCCCCTGTGTACGTTCAGGACGCCACATCATATGCGCTGGTCGTGATGTCGGATTCGAACGGCTACAACGTGTGGATTTCGCAGCTTGGCGACAAGATGGTGAACTCCGACCGCTTCATCAGCGAACAGCCCTACGCGGGTGTGTTGTTCAAGTCACAGAATGCATCGACTTGGACTGCTGATCAGACGCAAGACTTGAAGTTCAATATCCGCCGCGCCTCGTTCGTGACGGGTCAGTACGGTGAAGTGGTGTTCCAGAATGATACCGTGACGTTGGATAACCTCCCGGCATCGGCATTCCAGACGACTTCAGGTTCCAAGATTGTGCGTGTGTTCCATGCCAACCACGGTCTGCCGGTCAATTCGACGGTGGTGATCGCGGGTGTGACAGCGGCAGTCAACGGAATCCCGGCTGCACAGTTGAACGGTTCGTTCGTTGTAACCAATGTGGACTTTGATAGCTACACCATCACGGTCGCAACTACGGCGGCAACCTCGACGGGTTATGGCGGTAATGCGGGTGTCACGGCATCGGGCAACATTGGTTACGATTCGATCCAACCGGTGGTGCAGCAACAGACGTTTACGGATACGACCACATCGTGGTTCATCAAGACGACTAGCGGTAAGTCGCCGGAAGGTGCGGAAACCCCGTATCTCTTGGATACGACATACAGCCCGGTCACGGTGAATGACACGAACACGTTGTCCCGCACCTGTCTGGTCGCAACCCCGGCTAACCAGTCTGCATCGGTTCTCGCGGGTAGCAAATCGTTGTTCCTGAAAGGTCGGTTGTACTCAACGAATGATGCAGTATCCCCGTTCATTGACATGCATCGACTGTCGGCAATTCTGGTCCGTAACCGGGTCAATGCGCCGACCAGTGCTTCAACGAACGTCGCAGTGGTGGATGATCGTGTCGTGGCCTCGGCTAAGACGACGATTGCCTTCAGTGGCAACACGATCACGACAGCGGATTCAACGACCCAAGCGTTGTTCCAGACTGTGGTGGTTGGTCACTACCTGAATGTGGCGGGTTCGGTAGCAGCGAACAATGGTGACTGGCTGGTGACGGCAGTGGCAAGCGATGGTTCAAGCATCACGACGAACGCAGCGTTTACCACGGCAGCAACGGGTGCAAGCATCACGTTGACTTCTCGCGAAATGTTTGTGGACGAGATTGCCCCTGTAAATAGCACGACGATCAGTAAGTATGTGTCCAAGAAGGTCAACTTCGCCAACACATCCACTTACCTGCGTGTGCAACTGGCGGCAGCGGTTCCCCCGACTGCGAAGCTTTCGGTGTACTACAAGGCAAACCCGGCTGGATCGACAGCATCATTCGATTCACTTCCGTACACCTTGCTGGCCCCGGATTCGACTATCCCGTCAACGACGAGTAACACATTCACGGATGTGACCTATTCGTTGACCGGTATGGCGGCATTCGACGCGATCCAAGTCAAGCTGGTGATGCAATCTTCGGATACCTCACAAGTTCCGATGGTGAAAGACCTCCGCATCATTGCTTGTGCGTAATCAACCCTAAAGGAACCATCGTGACCGACTACGTAAAAGTCGAAGGTCACGATGGCCTTGTTCGAGACAGAAACAGCAAGGCCATCGTGAACATGAATCAAGCGGGCTATCAAGCCTACGTCGCCCAACGTGATGCCCTGATGCGTCGCCAGTCCCAGATTGACGAGAACACTCAGGACATTCGGGAACTGAAGCAAGACCTATCTGAAATTAAGCAATTGCTACAGATTCTTGTCCAAAAAGCGTGAGTAGTCACGAAACGTGGACAAGGTACATTTTTGGACAGAAATAGTAAGGAGTACAAATGAAGTTTGCATTCCACAAGGCACAGGACACACTGTTTGCCAAGCTGTGTAGCTGGAAGATGGAAGGCCCGTACACGCACGTTGAGGCGATGTTTGGTCCCGATCCGGTCGATCCCAAGCTGACGGTGTGTGGTAGTTCCAAGTTCACGGAAGGTGGTGTACGTCTCAAATCGTTGGACCTGTCGGATACGGTCAATACGTGGGACATCGTTGAAGTGCCGGGTATTGATGAAGAAAAGGCGCTGCAATGGTTCAAGGATCATGCGGGCGAACCGTATGACACGCGTGGCCTGATTCAATTCATTACGTTCTTCCCGGTTGGTCACAATCCGAAGGGTTGGTTCTGTGATGAAGCGGTGCTGGCCTCAATTGGCATGGAAGATTCGTACCGGTTCGATCCGAACGGTATGGCACAAATCCTGAAGTTCCTCACCAAGTATCAGGCGGGCAACCTTCAGGCGGCAGTGGCAGTGATCGACAAGGGCGAACTGGACACAGTTGCTAAACCGGTCAACCCGATTGATGCGATCCAAGCTGAAGTCAACAAGGTGCTTCCGGCCATCGAGCAAGTCGCGCACACGGTTCAACTGGCTGCACCCTTGGCTGCGGTCATTCCCGGTGCTGCACCGGTTGTAGCGGCTGTGGAAGGCATTGCAACGGCAGTCGATAAGATTGCTGACAGTGCTCCCCAGATCAACGCGACCATTGATGCACTACAAGCCCTGAAAGCTGCACAGAAGTAACTCTCACCCGGCCATGTGATTTCACTCGGCCATGATAGCCCTACCAAGTGTAGGGCTTTTTCATTTGTGGGGATTCTTTCTTCGTCAAGCTAAATAATCGAATAACTGTCACTTTACAACGGGACCATCATGGCACGTCCAAATTCATTTGACACACTCTCAACTTACTGTCTGCAACAGTTGGGCGCACCGGTCATTCAGATTCACGTCGCACCTGAACAGATCGAAAACCGAATCGAAGATGCATTCGACTTCATGCGCGAATTCCACGGTGATGCCGTTGAGCGCACCTACCTGAAGCATCAGGTGACACAGGACGACATTGACAACGGTTGGTTGCCAGTGGCCGATGGCGTGACGGCAGTGCTGAACGTGTTCCCGATTACGGCGGGCGCGAACAGCAATAGTCAGTTCTCCGCTTCATATCAGATCAAGGTCAATGACATCTACTCGCTTCAGTATGCGTCTGGATCGTTGGCAACGGGTGGACTTTCCTATTATGAGGAAACCAAACAATATCTGAACATGATGGACGATATGTTCCTTGGTCAGCAACAGTTCCGCTTCAATGCCAAGGTCGGCAAGCTGTATATCGATATGGACTGGTCCGAGAACGTCAACGTTGGTGACTACATTCTGGTCGAATGTACGGTCGTACTGGACGAGACGGTCTACACGGCGATCTACAACGACCGGATGCTGAAGAAGCTGGCCGTCGCCTATGTGAAGAAGCAATGGGGTAGCAACATGAAGCTGCATGGCAACATCGTGCTTCCCGGTGGTATCACGATTCAGGGCCAACAGATTTACGATGAAGCGATGGAAGAAATCGAGAAGATCGAAGACCAGATTCGCGACACGTATCAAGCGCCGCCGATGTTCCTTGTGGGGTAATCAATAATGGCAGTCAATCAATATTTCCAAGCCGGTATCCCGGAAGCATTCAGTGCAACACAGGATTTGATCGAATCCCTGACCATTGAAGCCATTCAGATCGGTGGGATGAACGTTTATTATGTGCCGCGAACAATCGTCCAAGAGGACATCAATCCGGTCCTGACTGAAGACGTTCTGGCATCGTATGAGAATGCGTACCAGATTGAAGCCTATCTGGAAAACGCCACTGGATTCGAAGGTGATGGCGCGATGTTGTCAAAGTTCGGCATCGAGATTTCGGATTCCTGCACATTCGTCATGTCTCGCGCACGGTGGACACAGGAAGTCGGTAGTAAGCCCGGTTCCCGTCTGCCCCGTCCGATTGAAGGCGACATCATCTATTTGCCACTGACCAAATCGTTCTTTGAAATCAAGCGGGTGAATGCCCAAAATCCGTTCTTCCAACTTGGCAAGCTGTACACCTATCGTCTCGAATGCGAACTGTTCAACTTCTCGCATGAAGACTTCCTGACTGGTGTTGACGAAGTGGACGAGATTGCGCACGAAATCAACCTGCATGATTTGGACGCTGGTTCCCAGAATGAAGTGTTTGATACCAAGAAGACCACGGTCCTCGATTTTGACGAATCGAATCCGTTCGGAGACATCCAGTAATGCTGAACAGTAGCCCCTACTACAACGGCACGACAGAGAAGGCCATTGTCGCCTTTGCCAACATGCTGAAGGATGTGTACATCATCCGCCAGAAGCAGGACGGCACGATTGAGAAGACTGTTCGGGTTCCGGTGTCCTATGCTCCCAAGGAAAAGTTCTTGGCGCGGGAACAACAGCAACCGAACATCGACAACAGTACGGAAGAACTGACGTTGCCCCGTCTGTCGTTCGAAATCACTGGTTTCCAACCGGATGCCAGTCGGCGTATGAACCCGATGCAGCAGCGCAAGGCGGTCGTGAGTGGACAGACCAACAGTGTGTTCAACCCGGCCCCTTGGAACCTGACAGTGAGCCTGTACGCCATTGCCAAGTACCAGACTGATGCATTGCAGATGTTCGAACAGATCGTGACCATCTTCAACCCGTCCTACATCGTGACGATGAAGGCCATGCCGCAACTGAACCTCACGGACGATGTACCGATCATTCTGGACACCGTGCAACATGAGGACAACTATGACCAGAAGTTCCAAGAACGTCGCGTGGTGGTCTTCACGTTCAACTTCACGATCCAGTTGAACTACTTTGGTGGTGTGCAGCAGAACCGTGCCGTCATCAAACAGACTGAAGTCGATATTGTTAGTGGTACGACCGATCCTAGCCTCAGTCTGCCCTCACTGGAACTTATTAAGAACACGGTGTCACCATCCTCGGCAAATGCAGGGGACACTTACACCGTGATTACAGAAATTGATGGATTCAACTAATCATGACTGACACTGCTGACAAGATGGTCAATGCGTTCCGCAATCTGGACGAAACATTTGGCCTTGAAAATGAAAACCAGTTGCCCGCCGTCCGGGAACCGCGTCAAGTGATCGTGGCCCCGGTGGTGGAAGATCGTCCTGTCAATACAGAAGATCAGGACAACGACATTGCGATTGCGCGTGAGACGTATCACCGTCTGATGACCAAGGCTGAAGATGCGCTGGATGACATCATGCATCTGGCAAAACAGTCGGAACATCCGCGTGCCTTTGAAGTGGCGGGACAGATGATTGACAAGGTGACTAGCCTTGCCGACAAGCTTCTGGATATGCACAAGAAGGTGAAGGACATCAAGAAGCTGGACGAATCACCGCGTGAAGCTGCATTGAATGGTGCGAATGGTACAGGTACAACCAACATTGTGTTTACTGGTACGCCACAGCAACTACTGGAAGCGATGACGGCGAAGGTGCCTCTGAAGGATGTGACAGACGTGTAAGGTTAGTGAAAGATCGATCATGTATAAATAGATGTATAACTCCACAAAAGTATATTCATCTATGTTCTCGATCTACAAAATCATTAATACAATCAACGATCTAGTCTACATCGGCTTCACTTCGAAGTCCCCGGCCAGTCGGTGGAACGACCACAAGGCGGTGTCCCGCAATCCAACCCGCCATGATCATCAGCTTCTACATCGAGCAATGCGGAAGCATGGTATCGACAAGTTCAAGTTTGAAGTTATTTACCAGTCTAAGGACAGTGACCATTGTGTCAACGAGATGGAACCGTACTTCATTGCACATTACAACTCGTTTGGTGATGGTGGTTACAACCTCACTCCCGGTGGTGAGGCTTCGATGCTTGGTCGCAAGTTCACAGAGGAACACAAGGCCGCTATCGCCGCCGCATTGACCGGTAAGGTCAAACCGTATATGCAGATCGTCAACCGCGATCCTGAGAAGATCAGGAAGACGGCAGAGAAGCATCGTGGAACTAAGCGGTCGGATGAAACCAAGGCGAAGATGTCCGCTATCCACAAGGGTAAGGTCATCTCCGAAGAACAGAAAGTGAAGTTGTCCAAAACGTGGATCGTCGTGTTTCCTGATGGTCACGAACAAACAGTCGTCAATCTGAACGCGTTCTGCAAAGAACATGGCCTCGATGTCGGCAACCTCAGTAACGTCGCGTATGGTCGCGCCAAATCACATAAGGGATTCCGTTGTAGGAAGTCAGAATAATAAATGGTCGCAAAACTCCAACTGCGTGACCA